TTAGCATACCAAACACCTGCCTGTGCTGCTTGAACAGCAAATGTTCCATTGTTAGTAACAGCAGGCATACTGTAGATTGACAAGTTACCACTTGTGATAGTTGTGCTGGTGGGGAAATTGTTGATATTAGCATACCAAACGCCACTCTGTGCCACTGCTGGTAAACTGTAGATTCCAATATTACCGCTTGTTATAGTTGTGCTTGTTGGGAAGTTATTGATATTAGCATACCAAACTCCACTCTGTGCTGCTTGAACAGCAAATGCGCCATTATTAGTAACAGCAGGCATACTATAGATTGCCAAATTGCCACTGCTAACAGTAATGCTGGGTATAGTACTAATGTTAACATTGCCAGTTATTGTTTGTGTTGCAGGAAAATTATTAACTTGCACCGTACCTTGAACGGGCATGAATAATTTTAGATTGCCATATGTTCCAAGTTCAGTAACGTGAACATGAACCGGATCTTCAGGACTACTATAAACTTGAACATTACCAGGAACATTAATATTACCAGCAACATTAATGTTGCCTTGAATACCTGTTCTGATAGCAACATCATCTGTTCCTGTAATATACAGTGCATTTGTAAGATTCTTTAAACGATAATCTGCTGATTCTAATTTGTTTGAGCCGCTCATGATAGGGGTTCTTTCCAGGGTCTACCGTCTTGTAACGGTGCTGGGTTGTCTTGCACGTTATTGTCAACATACTTGGAAGGTAATAAATCGATATCTAACGTGTTTAGATATCTCCAATATGGTTTCGATGAATTGTATGATCCAGAAATAGTACCATCAGCAGCCACAGTTTTGCCTTGTCGTTTGGCTTCGGCTATGGTTAACCTACCCACTTGCTTTAACTGTTTAGTTGCTCTATGTGCGATACCGTTAGCAGACATAATGTTATTTATCGTTGATTAAGTATCTATCTTAATCCCGCCGCCAATAGTTATTCCAGATCCAACTACAATTGCCATACTAATATTTACCCAAAATAACTGGTTGACAATATCTCACGTTCTGCTATTATATAAACATAGCAAAGGAGCCAAATATGTCTACGCCAATGCCCAAAAACGCTAAAAAGTCCCGTATTGTTGAGAAAATGGATCCAATTTTGGACGAAAAGGCCAAGCAGCAGATTTTGGCTGCTCGTGTAGCACTGGTCCTCCGACATGGTTTCTTTGGTAATCTTGCCATGCGCCTCAAGCTTGTCAATGCTGACACTTGGTGCGAGACTGCTGCTACTGATGGTCGTCACTTCTATTACAATTCAAAGTTCATCAATATGCTGGACACTGGACAGATGATGTTCCTGTTCTGCCACGAACTTCTACATTGTGCTTATGACCATATGAGCCGTACTGGTAGCCGTGACCGTCGCATTTCCAACATCGCAATGGACTATGTTGTTAACGCAGACTGTATCAATAACAACCTCGGTAAGAAAATTACCGTTGTGCCTGTGCTCTATGATCGCAAGTATGAGGGCTGGACATGGGAAGCCGTGTACGATGATCTCATGAAGAATGTTCAGAAGATCTCGCTGGACGAACTTGCTGAGATGATGCTGGACGATCACCTTGACGGCGAAGGTGATGGCGATGATGAAGAGAAGGATGGTAAGGGCAATGGTCGTCCTAAACTGAGCGATGCTGAACGTCAACAGATTAAAGACGAGTTTAAAGAAGCACTGCTCAGTGCTGCTCAGGCATCGGGTGCAGGTAACTTGCCCAGCGGTCTGAAGCGTATGATCAAAGATTTGACTGAGCCTAAGATCGACTGGCGTGAATTCATTCGTCAGCAGATCCAAAGCACTGTTAAGAATGATTATACATATGCTGTACCTAGCAAGAAGAACTTCCAAACTGGTTTTTCACTGCCTTCAATGCTAAAACAGACACAAATTGATGTTTGTATTGGTCTTGACACTTCAGGTTCCATCACTGACGAAATGGCACGTGACTTCTTCAGTGAGGTTAAGGCTATTATGGATACGTTTGAAGATCATCGTATTCACTTGTGGTGCTGGGATACGCAGGTACATAATCCTCAGGAATTTACTGCTCATGGCAGTGATGACATTATGGATTATGAGATTAAGGGTTTTGGCGGAACAGATCCCACTGTCTGCTGGAACTTTATGAAGGGCGAAGGTATCGAACCTAAGTTACTGCTAATGTTTACTGATGGTGAAATTTGGGGTGACTGGGGAGATCCAGATTATTGTGACACTGTTTGGATTATTAACAATCGTCATAATAAGAATATTGAACCCGCATTTGGTCGTTTCGCTTATTACGATAACGACTAATACAATATGCTTCCGTGCTCGTGGAGAGCTAGCAGACTCTAAAACTGCAAGTGGGGGTTCAATTCCCCCCGGAAGCGCCAACACTAAATAACTGGTGATCAAATCTAGAATAGCACTATTTCAACATCACCCAGAATGCTCAACGCAATGTTGCGATGGCATGATACAAGCATTATCTTCAAAATATTCTATTGATATTATGTCAGTTGACGATATCAAGAATGAAAAATTCCGTTCATATGACTGTGTTGCGTTTCCAGGAGGTATTGGAGACTATTCAACATATGATAATTTCTTTAGAAGACGAGCAGAGAATGCCATAGCAGATTATGTTGCAAATGGCGGACACTATCTCGGTATATGTATGGGTGCGTATTGGGCAGGTAGTCGATGGTTTGATATATTAGATAGCGTTGATACTGTGCAATATATAACACAACCCAACGCAGATATAAGACGTTCATATGGTACAGTTGCACCAGTAATATGGAATAATCAAAAAGAAAATATGTTCTTTTATGATGGTTGTGCTTTTGTCGGTGATGAAACTAAATTTAAAACTGTAGCACGTTATGCCAATCAAGATCCCATGGCAATCATACAGAATCATATTGGATTAATTGGTTGTCATCCAGAAAGCATGGATTTTTGGTATGATAAGCCCTATGCTTATATTAAATCACATTGGCATGCAGGGCACCATCATAAATTATTATTAGACTTTGTAGATGAATTGATGCTAAATTAAATAATAAGGAGAAAACAAAATGGCTTAGATTGAACTTGCATGTAAAGATATTGTATTTCATTTTAATAAAAAGCATTTAGAAGACAGTTCCATCCCAATGTGGATCATAATGGCTAAGGGCAAGACGTATTACGTTGATCACGTCGAAGCAAACATCCCTTGGACCACAAAAGAAACTCCCCTCAATGTCCGCACAAAAGGTGCATTAAAGTTCAAGAACGCATTACTACGACTTGAAAACGGTAATGCCTCAATTGACATTCTAACACCTGAAGATGAGGAACGATTAAAAGCAGCATTACCAATTAGAATTCATTTCCGTTACAAGAATGAGTTCCTTTGGTTACTGCAACACAATGACATTAAACATGGCCCTTGTATGCAGTATGCAGGCGGTTGTGGAAGAAATAGTTATGTCATTGAGATCGCCAAAGATGATCTTACTGTGCTTGCATTAGTCTATTCCAATCAGTTTGAAATATTATCTGAAGACAATGCTTATTATCAATGGTACGGCGACGGCAGAAATGGCAAAGAAGTCTTTCTTAATCCTGACTTTGAAGGAACAGTTGTGGACTCTAAGACAATGGATACATGGGAAGATCTATATGAGGATTAACTTTTATTCGAAGGTAATCCAAAATTTAATGAGTATGTAATTGGAATAGCAGGCATGGGTTTTTTATCTAAAAAGTTATTATCCTCATTGCCTGCTATATCATATTGCAGAAAAACTTGTGCTTGATTCACTCCTTTAAATTCTTCACGCCAATGAGGTACTTCACGACCTTTATAGACTAACATATCTCCAGGTTCTAACAAAATAGGACCTGTATAGTTTTCGCTTTCTATAAACAGCGGCCAATTCTCTCCTTCATACCCAATACACAAAGTAACAGAGATTTCACAGCCAGGTCTATCGGAATGTTTAATTAGAACATCCCCTTCTTGATAAAATCTCCAGTAACTAAAGTTAGGAACAATTGATAAGCCTGTGCAATGTTCTAATGGTTTAACACTGGATAATAACAAACTTTCCCACAGGGGATCTGCATATCTAGCATATGTATTTGCCACAAGTGAATCACCAAAACGTCCATCCCAATCTGGATTATAAGATTCAGAATTCATTTTTTTAAATCCTGCACTGTTTACTTGTAATTTACAATACTGATAAAATAAATCCATTATGGGAGGATCAATATAACCACGTACAATAGCAAATTTATTTTCTAAAAAACTCATCAGATATTCCCACTCTTTCTACATTACTTAATAATTAATTTTGACAACCACAAATTAATTGTGCTATTCTAATTTACAGTAAATATTTTCGCGAAAAGGAATTTAATATGACTGAAGAAAACACCGCATCAACTGATACTACTGAAACACCAGGTTTTGGCATTCAAGACTTGATTTTCTCGCTTCAAGTTTATGAAGCATGTGCTCAGCGTGGAGCATTTAGAGCAGATGAGATGTCAAATGTTGGGCAAGTTTATGATAGACTCAAGGCTTTTCTAATTGCAAATGGAGCAATTCCTGATCCAACTGCTGCTACAACTACTTCAACTGAAACTACAACCGGAGAACAGTAATGACATTTTTTAAACATGTAGGCGTTGCAAATGGTAAGAAAGTTATCATTGTACAGCGTCAACTAACTGGAGACGATGCACATATGGCTGCTGTTCTCTATAGTGATATTTTGCCCAGTAGATATCACGATGATGTCATGCAGGTTCTTGAATCACCTGAAGGGCAGCAGGCATACGAATTTAGAGATATTCTACAGCGTCGTATGATGGCAAATGGCGATAATATGCTACAGGCTTTAAGTAGTGAAAACTTCATCAAGCGTGTTTCTCAGAATGCAGTTCTTGTCAAGCCAAATAGCAAGAGTTCAATTCGTCTAGATGAACTTAACAAGTTGCTAAATGAAGCAGGCAGGGGCGAGCAGGCTGTTAAGCGTTTGGAAGAAATGGATCGACAGTTGGGGCTGAATGATGATCCAACTAAGAGTGTTGCATCACGTAATAAGGCTAAGTTGTCTGAAGAAGTTGAAATCCAGTATGGTGATGACGATGGCGGAGCACCAGTAGTTGCTGCAACTCCTGCTGAGACATCTCAGAATGAAATGACTTCAATGATGATGCAGATGATGCAACAGATGCAGGCAATGCAGAAGGAAATCATCGACATGAAAAAGACAGCCAAGAAAACTGCTGCTAAGAATAAGACAGTTGTTTAAGTTTGAGATTTAAGTGACTGATGAAATTCCACTTGGATCGGACCTTCATAGTCGTTGGGAAAGTATTTTAGCAGAGTTAGACATACAAAGTGTGCCAATACATCTGCTAAAATCCATAACAATTACTATGATGGATGGAAGTGAGAAAATTTTCGAAGTAGAAGAGTATATTAAAAAAGGTTTGTCCTCAAAAGAAGTCGAAACTTTACTTGAAGATTTTGTCGAAGAAAATGATGAAGAAATAGATACACTAGATTTTCATTTAAACATCGAAGCATTAGCCGAAGAAGTAGGCGAAAAAACAAAAAGGCTTTTAGGATGATAAAGGCAATATTTGCCACTGATCTCCAGGGCGGCATGGGCTATCAAGGCTCGCTGCCCTGGCCCCACGATAAAGAAGATTTACGGCATTTTAAAGAAATTACATCAGGCCATATTGTTGTAATGGGATCTAATACTTGGCTAGATCCAATGATGCCTAAACCTTTACCAAATAGAACTTGCGTTGTTGTTACAAATCAAAATGTAAAACAGTTCAGTCAAGCACATGAAGTTATAGCAGGATCTTGGCTTAAAGAAAGTTTAGAAATGCTAGAACAACACAATCCAGATAAAATTATTTGGATCATTGGCGGTGCTAAACTGCTAATGAGTTGTAGTTCATACATTAAAGAAATTAATCTTACAACTTTCATGACAGAATATAATTGTGATGTTAAACTAAACATGGCAATATTCCTTGAAGGATTTGGTAAGAACACAGAAGCGTTTGGACGCAACAAAATATATTCTACATGGGTAAGATTATGACAGAGTTAAATTATTTAGATTTATGCGAACGTATATTAGAAACAGGTATCTCTACAACTGATCGCACAGGGGTAGGAACGCTAAGTCTCTTTGGAGAGCAACTGCGTTTCGATTTGGCAGCAGGCTTCCCTGCTATCACAACAAAGAAATTAGCGTGGAGATCAGTTGTAGCAGAACTAATTTGGTTTATAGAAGGATCAGGTGATGAAAGAAGACTTGCTGAAATTCAGTTTGGAACCCGAGACAAGTCTAAGAAGACTATATGGACTGCCAATGCAGAGGCAGATTACTGGCTTCCCAAGGCACGATTTGACGGAGACCTCGGTAGAATCTACGGTGTGCAATGGCGTAACTGGCGTAGTCCCATCTTCAACGGTACATACAGTTACACCGAAACAGACCAACTTAAAAATCTCATCGAAGGATTAAATAAAGATCCCAATAGTAGAAGACACATCATTTCAGCCTGGAACCCAGGGGACCTTGAGAAAATGGCGCTTCCACCATGCCATGCTTTCATGCAGTTTTACCTTAGAAACAATGTTCTAAGTTGTCAGATGTATCAACGTAGCGCCGATGTATTTTTAGGAGTGCCATTTAACATTGCATCATACGCATTGTTTACACATCTCATTGCTAAAGAGATCGGCGCTACTGTTGGTGAACTTATCCTTACATTTGGAGATGTTCATATCTACAAGAATCATATCGATGCAGTTGAAACGCAATTAACAAGGCAACCATATGACTTTCCAACTCTTGATATTAGTAATGTTAATAGTTTGTATTCTGTCACTGTAGATGATTGCAATCTTGTCAATTATCAGTCACACCCAACTATTAAAGCAGAGATGGCAGTATGAGCAAACATGTTCTAATTACAGGCGGCATGGGCTTTATCGGCCATGTACTAACACGTCAGTACTTAGATGAAGGGTTCAAAGTTACTATTGTTGATAATTTAAACAAACATCATCAACATCCTGCTCTTACAAAATATCGAATGGAATATGTCGATCATAAGAAATTATCATTTATTCAATCTAACTGTAGTTTAACTTTTTCTATTAGGGATAAACTAGACGGATTGAAACCACGTAGCATAATTCATCTTGCCAGCCATCCTAATCAACGAGCAGTAATGGAAGAAAAATTTATTGCCACAAGTCAAATGAACAGTAACACATTTACCGTTGCTGAATTTGCTGAAGAGATTGGCGCACGAATGGTTTACGTCAGCAGCAGTATGGCCTATGGTAATTTTACTCGTATGCCAATGCCTGAGAATGAGCCACTTAAACCTATTAACTTATATGGAATGTTGAAGGCACATGGCGAAGATCTTGCTAAATTAGCCTGCGATAATACTGTTATTGTTAGACCCAGTGCTGTATATGGTCCAGGTGATAATATCAATCGTGTACTGGGAACTTGGATCAATGCACTATTAAACAATAAAGATATTGCTGTTTTAAATCCTGCAAGTCTATTGGACTTTACACATGTCAATGATCTTGCTCGAGGTATTAGACAAGCAGAAGAACATGGTGTTGCTGGAGAAGTATATAATTTAACAAGAGGTGAAGCACGTAGTTTAGCAGAAGCAGCATATCTTGTTCATAAAACTATTGGAAGTTTAGGACTTGTACATATAAGTGAACAAAAGCCATCCGACGAACCACAAAGAGGTGCGTTGGATATTTCAAAGGCTCAAGAACATTTAGGCTATAGACCAAAAATAGATTTTACTAACGGCGTAAAGCAATATGTAGATTGGATGCGTAATTACAGTCATGTCTATTAAATTTTATAATTTAAAAGAGCAATACGAAGATCAACGCAATCAAATTCAAAATGCAATAATGACTGTGTCCACAAGCGGACAATATTTTGCTAACGAAGCAGTTGATGAATTTGAAAGTTTAGTCAGTCGTTTGTATAACAATGCCAGTTGCGTTGCTACAAATTCAGGTACTAATGCTCTTATTACTGCTTTACAAATTGCCAATTTACCCAAAGGTAGTACAGTACTTGTTCCTGCAATGACATATGTAGCAACTGCTAATGCGGTTGTTGCCGCAGGACTTATTCCTGCTTTTGTCGATATCGATAAATGCTGGCTTATGGATTTTACACGGCTAGCAGAATATCTTGATAGACTTAAAAATGTCAGCGCAGTAGTTGTAGTTGATCTATATGGGCAAGGCGTTGATCTAACAAGATTTAAAAGATTGTGCGATCATTATAAAGTTAAACTTATAGTTGATGCGGCACAGAGTTTTGAATTGTTTTATGATTACTTTCATCAAATTGATTACTGCGATAGTCTTGCTCTTAGTTTTAATCCTCTTAAGAATCTTGGGGCAATGGGTAACGCAGGTGCCATTGTCAGTAAAAACTATACAGTTGAACAACTAAAAACATTCTGTGTGCAAGGTAAACACAACGGAGATGTTATACAGCCAGGACTTAATTGTCGTATTGACGCTGTACAAGCAGCAGTTTTAAATGTCAAATATCAAAACTTTGATGATAATATGCGTCGCAAAAGTGAAATATCTTGGTACTATCGTTTAGAACTTGAAGATAAAATTGAAATGCCAAATCGCAATTATTGCTGCACTCATACAAATTATGTTTTTGAAATTGCTCCTACCAACCCTGAAGTATTAAAAACTTTCCTATCATTACATAATATTGAATTTGCAAGTCATTACGATAAACCTCTGCATCATTATACTGCATATAAAACAAAAGTTGATTATTGTCCAAATGCATCTAATCTAAAAGGTAGATGCATTAGTTTGCCTAATCATTGGCATATGACTGATGCAGAAGTTGAGAAAGTTGTTGAAGTAGTTAAGTTTGCTGTGTAGGATATAGTGCATTAAATCGCTTACGCAGCCAATCCCATTCGTTTGTAACCATAATCCATCCCCAATCGCCATCAACACTATCAAAGAAATCCTTTGCATCTTTTGATCCATATTGATACCATGGATTGTGTTTAGACCATTGCTCTTCAGCATTAAGCCACTTGTGTAATCTATATTTTAATTCAATGCTGTCGTCAGTCTTTGAATAGTAAAGCAACTTAACAGTTTCGCGGAAAGCAGTACGCCAAGTATCCCATGGATCAGTAAGTTGTGTCTCACTTAGAACAATTGGTATAACAGCATGTTCCTGAGCCAGTGTCATGTCAAGACCGCCTTTATTCTCAAGCATTAACTTTTTATTATATGCAATTGGTGCCATGTGTCCGTACGTTAGATCAAGATCAACATTATGATTATGGAAGATATAATGCTTGGGTTTCTGCCAATAGTCAGGACGCCATGAGAAAGATCTAAATGATTCCGTCATATGACACTTGGCAAATACAGCAAGGAACCAATCTGTACTGCTTAATTCAGCAGCAGTTTGGTATGCTTTAAGTCTGCCATTTACACCACTGCTTATTCTCAAATTCATATTGCTGGGCATAGTTAAATTGCATCTAGTTAGATTTACGCCTGAATCTTTTTCACCATTATGAATAAAGACAACATCCAATTCACTATTTCTAGCCATATTTGCATGTCGTTTAAGATAAGGGTACTCGTATATTTCTTCTTTTACCACACAATCTCGCGGAACAAGACTTACACTGTTGCATAGATTTAATCCAACAACAGGTCGTTTATCCCATAAGCAAGGTGATGGGAATCTATTAATAACTGAATTCTGTTTATAGTAGGCAACATACAAACTTGACATACGCGGATGATTGTTCAATGCTTCTGCTAAACTATCTTCATTATATACAAAAGGAGGCCATGGTACTCTAAGTACACTTTCGTGATCAAAATTAAATTCAAATTTACCAGTGCGTAGATAAGTTGGGATATGAATTAGAAAAGTATCGCCCTTCTCTTGATCATTACTGGGCCAGCATTGTGTATATTCAACTTGATCTAAGTCTGGTAACCATGTAAAGTCAAACATCATATAATCGCAACATGTACTGATTACGTGCAACCATTCATTAGTTGCACGTTTAACAGCACTGGATAACATTGCTTCCATTGTGCCGGTAAAACGTAGTTTCTTTTGATAATGTACGAAATTATTATTGTTAAAGCCCATATCTAATACAACAGTATCAGCATGTGGTTTGAGAAATTTAAGATTGCTTTTAATAAATTTGTATTGTCTATCTCGCAAACTGTTAGTGTTCACTAGCCATGTATAACTTAATTTTTCATGCCCTTGCATACTAAAACAATGTATGTAAGGTAATCCATCACGATCAGGTAACCAGTTAAAATCAAACTTTGTATAATCAATTCTACTGTCAACAACCCACACCCATTCTTGTTGGATGTTTTGCTGTACTACCCAATTAACTAAACAATCAAACCAATCATCTCCAGTAAGCATTGCTTCAGCAAAGTTAGGCCATTCAATGATAGTTGTTGGCTGCGTAAATTTTAAATCGGCAGCATAAAACTTATTCTTATCTTTTTCATTATGCTTTGTATTAATTAAGCGTGTATAACTTAACTGTTCTTTATCCTGCATACAGAACCAATGAGAATATTCCTTTTCCCATGCATCAGGTAACCAGTCAAAATTGAAATTAGTATAATCAATCCGTCGATCAATTTCCCAAATCCATTCGGGCAAGTCTCTAATATGTTCAATTTCTTCGCGGGTAAACTTAGATGTTTTATCGATGAACTGTAAATTAGATTCATAAAACTTGTTCTTACCCTGCACATTATGTTTAATATTAATTAACTTAGTGTAACTTAACTGCTCCTTGCCTTGTATACAGAAGCAGTGTGCATATTCTTTTTCCCATGCATCAGGAAGCCAAGTAAAGTCAAAGCCTGTATAATCAATACGTTCATCTTTTTCCCACACCCATTCGTCATTAGCAGCACCAGGGTTAAATTCAAGGGTTGACATATGAAATTTTGCAGTTGTCTGTTTGAATTTAGAGTTGTATAAGCGAGTATAACTTAATTGTTCTAGACCACGCATACAGAAATAGTGATCTTTATCTCTGTCCCATGCGTCAGGCAACCAAGTAAAGTCAAACTTGCTGTAATCAATACGACTATCAGTTTCCCACACCCATTCGTCTTTGGCTGCACCCGGAATAAAATCTAAATCAGCAGAATGAAACTTTGATTCAATTTGTTTACACTTAGCATTATACAATCGTGTGTAACTAAGTTGTTCCTTTCCCCGCATACAAAATTCATGCACTTTATCACAGTCAAATGCATCTGGAAGCCAAGTAAAATCAAAGTTTGTGTAATCAATACGACTATCAGTTTCCCATATCCATTCTTCTGCGGCGGCCTTAGGCTTAAACTTGAGCGTTGATTTATGAAACTTCTTACTTACACGTTCTTTCTTTTTATTATACAAGCGAGTATAACTTAATTGCGTTAATCCGTTCATGCAAAAAAGATGATCTTTATTCATATCCCATTCATCTGGGAGCCAAGTAAAATCAAAGTTTGTGTAATCAATACGACTGTCAGTTTCCCATACCCATTCGTCTGCGGCAGCACCGGGTTTAAACATAAGATCAGCAGAATGATATTTGTTACCCTTGCTTTTATGCTTTAAGTTAATTAAACGTGTATAACTTAACTGTTTACATCCACGCATACAGAAGTAATGAACTTTATCCTTATCCCATTCGTTAGGTAACCAATTAAAATCAAAGTTTGAATAATCAATACGACTGTCAGTTTCCCATACCCATTCGTCAGTAGCAGATCCTGGAAGGAATCTTAAATTAGATTTATGATATTTTGATTCAGTTCGTTCGTGCTTTGTATTATAAAGTCGTGTATAACTTAACTGTTCACAGCCATCCATACAAAAATAATGATCTTTATCGAGATCAAATGCGTCAGGTAGCCAAGTAAAGTCAAAATTTGTATAATCAATACGACTATCAGTTTCCCATACCCATTCGTCTGCGGCAGCATTAGGCTTAAATGTCAATGAAGACTTATGATATTTTGTTTCAACAATAGTCGCTTTTGCATTGTATAAACGAGTATAACTTAGTTGAGTTGTACCCTGCATGACAAAACAATGTTCCTTGTTTATGTCCCATGCATCAGGTAGCCAAATAAAGTCAAAATTTGTATAATCAATACGACTATCAGTTTCCCATACCCATTCGTCTGCGGCAGCATTAGGCTTAAATTTTAGATTAGTAGCATGAAATTTTGATTCAGTTTGCTTGTGCTTGCTGTTGTATAAACGTGTATAATTTAATTGTTCTAGCCCTTGCATACAGAAACAGTGTACTTTGTCTATGTCCCATGCATCAGGTAGCCAAGTAAAGTCAAAATTTGTATAATCAATACGACTATCAGTTTCCCATACCCATTCATCATCAACTATGTCAGACATAAACTCTAATTCTGCAGGATGATAAACTGTTTCTACTGCACCTTCTTTTTGCAAGAATGTATAAGATAACTTTGTTGTGCCTTTCATAGTAAAGGCATGGTTCTTATCCCAATCCCACTCATCAGGAAGCCAATTGAAATTGAAATTGGTATAATCTATTCTTTTATCAGTGATCCACTGCCATCCTAAAATATTTTTTGCTGGCAGTACAATATCGTGTTGTTCAATTTCAACTGATTGATTTTTTCTAATTTGTTCTATGGGTAATAGCCAAGTTGTATGACTATTTTGATTATTATGACTTCCCCAAGTATGTGCATAAGATTTCTTAAATTTACTTGGAACAAATCGCAAGTCAAAGTTGCTGTAGTCTACACCTTTGTATAATACCCAAGCATATTCGGTTTGACTTTCCATAATGGCCTGTTGTTTAGCCCTATCTAAATCTTTATCAAAGTAAAAAGTATCATACATGCGATTTGTAGCCAGGAATTAAAAATTCAATTTGCTTTTCTTCGTGATCATCATCAGCCCAACTGTAATCATAATAAGCAGTATTACCCATACATTCAATACTGTAGATATCAAGCCTGTTATTCATAATTTCCCAAATCTTAAACATATCTGTTGTGCCAAAACTACGCTTTAAATCAATGTGCCCAATTTCTAAATAGCCAAGACTTAGATTAGGATCCTTAGGATTAAATCTATTACGAATTAACCATTCATTGAATGCATTCATTTCTTTAGTATGCCAAGGCTGATCGTTATTATATGTGACATCTTTGCCCCATTCAATGTCAAACTCACCACTGTAGTATTCAAGATGAGTTATTGCATCACATACTGCCTGATCTATGTCTGCACCATTTTCATCACGAAATACTTCGTAAAGAGTTTTACCAATCTGTGCCCAGTGCATGTAGATATAACCAAAACGTCTATCATAACTGTTAGTTAGGAACCCCTGTCTATGAATATCATTCAATCTAAATCGCTGTGCATTTAGAAAAGTTACAATGCTACTGGGTCTAATCCATTCAGGTGTATAAAACTTCTTACGAATACTCAAGCAGAGAGTTTCAATTTCATGACATAGATTGTTAAGTTGTCTAATGCTATATTTTGTCTTAGGATTGGCTTCCTTATACCAATGACTCATATTGCCAACAGTTCCCTGTAAAATTTCAAAATGATTATGAACTAGATTCATAACATCGTGATTTACACTGCCGCCACGTTTACCATCTTCATTAATGCCAGTTAATGGCAGCATGATTGTAGATGGATCAATAAGATCAATTGTCTTATATCCTTTTAGATTTTCATTTAATCTTTTAATATGTTTGTTAAGTTCAGCACATAAAAATTCTAAATTACGCTGACTATCGGGCCATCCATGCCAACAATAATTTTTCTCAATTGGACTTTTCTTCTGTAATTCTCTTGCAAGAGCCAATTGCCAATCCTGTGCCAATTCTGAACTATTTGGCTCAATATAGAGTTGTAAATAATCTGATTTAGTTACAGGATTTCTAACAGTGACAATTACAGTCATATACTTTTCCACCAATCTAGTGCTGGCTGATACTCGCTTAGAATATCTTCCATGTTTAATTTAGCATCTTTTCTAATAGATTCCAACTTTAATATATGGGCTTTACCTTTTTTCCTGCCACTAACAGCAGATTCCATTCCATATTCTTCTTCAAAAGTTGCTCTTGTTTTAAGTTGCTCTAATGTATCCCATGCTGACTGAGTACGTGCAGTGATATGCGGTCGTATATCTTCCTGTATCTTTTCAATCCATAGAATTAATATATCTCGTGGTAATGCTAGAGGACTAAAAAGTATATCGTTTGAAAAAGAGAATATAAGCTTTGAAAGCAAGTTAACCCTAAGGCTATTAGCCAAACATACAATACGTACCAATTCAACCATGCCAGGTAAAGTGAGAGTGAAGTCAATACGCATCTGACGATGATGTTTTTGCGATTCCACGCCCAATTGAAAATTAGCCAACCAGTCGTCAAAAACAAGACCAGTGCGAATGTATTCACCAACGCTTCCAGTCCCATCGAGACTAGCACATATTTCCCAGTTATTAAATTTTCCCAATAGATCATATAAATTCTTACCTTTATAATTAATTTGACTTAAGTTAGTATTATAGCGCACACGCACTTGGTCTGCGTAGTTTAATTCAACAATGCGATTCATTGCACGCCAATGCTCCGGATATAATAAAGGTTCGCCACCTACCCAATATATTTCGCGAATGCTTTTATTTTCAACAGCATCCATAAACTCTGGAACAACTGTATTACTGACAAATTCTTTTATAAGTTGTCTATTATCTTGTCGTAACCAATTATTTTTAGGATTGTTCAAATCAACCATTTGGTTGTTTAGTACTTCACTTTCCCAACTGCTACTAAGCATGTCTCCACACATACGACATTTGAAATTGCAAATGTTACTGTAACGATAGTCCCAACTGATAGGTTCCATAGTTGTATAACCAGTAGAATCTGTTGAATCTATTGCCTGTTGTCTAAGATGTTTAAACAAGTGTCCAAAATAATCTTTGTAGACATCAGTGTTTAGCAACTTCTTATCACATACTTCACAAGCACTGGGAATTTCACCCGCAAGCCACTTACTGCGTATTGTTCTAACATGTTCACTATTCCACCATGACTTAAGACTCAGTGGTGTAAACTGACCAGTACCTGCATCAGTGTCTATGTACTGACGAAAGTTCTGTGCAGGTTCTCTACTGGCGCAACAAAGTCTGCGTTCACCTTGAGGACTTATGTAAGTATGTGTCCACGGCGCAAGACAGAAATCATTCATAACCAATTGCCAATGCCATTTCAGGATGATGATCTGAGAATTTTTGATTACGCTGTTGATCACTTTGTTTTAAAATTTTAATTAACTTGGCGCAATCAGTACCTTCACCTTGATTCATAAAAGTAACTAAACGATCAAACTCTTCTTGATGAGGAAGACTAAGGTTAGCGTACTTTTCAGTGACCATATCTTTAGCACGTTGAGTTAGATTCTTAATGTTAAAGTACCAAATATCATGTAGCATATTAAAATAGATATAATCAAACTTCTGCATCACAGCCCAATTGATTAATTCATCTAGATAGTAAACATTTTGAATGTTTATGGTTAAACAAATTTGTAATTTGATATTTCGAGATTCTTTTCTTAGTTGTCTAAATATTTCCAAATTCTTTTGAGCAATGTCCCACTTTGCACCATAACGCTGGTATTCAAATCGCTCACCAATGTCATCTATACTGAATGCGATTTCAACTATCTTAAAATGTGGCCATAACTCTAACCCGCGTTTAGGTACTGTAGTTGTATTAGTATTATAATGTATTTCAATGTTGCTGGCATATCCCAATTCAACTGCCTTAGCCAGTAAATCAAAATGCTCATCAATTAAGAATGGTTCGCCGCCTGTGAATTCCATGTAGCGAATATTTGGCAACATATCTATTAGATCTTGCCAAAATTCTTTTGATTCGCGTGGCCAGCGGCCTTGTACAAGATTAGAACGTGCAACTTCGTTACCTGGATGAATATCCATTTCTTCCTGTGCCCATTTGCTGCTGCTGTAACTACCGCATATGCGACATTTTAAATTGCAAATGTTTCCAAGTTTAAGATCAAGGAATATTAAATTACTGCTGTTGACATCTGTAAAATCAACATCTTGTACAAGATTCTTAAGGCGATTTAAACTGTGCATACGCTTGCTTGTACGGCCTGAATCTTCTTCTTCCCAGCAACGCTTGCAGGTCTCTGGAGTTTCACCGTTTAAGAAACTCTGTCTGAGATCACGCATATAATTACTGTTATATGCTTCAGTTAATGTACTGTTGGCAAGTTTTAAAATTTTACCATCGTTATCAACAACTGGATCAATAGCAAGACAGCAGGGTTTAATTTCTCCTAATGGACTAGTTTCAACACTAACCCATGGTAGAATGCATAATTTGCTCATGATATAACTCCGGTATTGCGCCTAGTAGCGACTCATTACGTATCTTATCTAATTTATTAGTGCGATCCCAAAATTTTGGAAGTAAATGGCTCTTGTCATCTGCCATCATAAAATTAATTGCACTTTCAAATCCTGTAGTGGCACGTGTCAACCCATCTAAAGGTCGTAACCATGTGAGATGATCTTCCCACTTTGCTTTTATCTCTTCTTTAAACTTCTGAGATAATACATCAATTCTAAAATATGCAGGATCCTGCAATATGTTAATGTTTAAATCTTGCGGCTTTAGTAAGCCCATATCAACCCATGCACGATGAAAATCACTGACATGCCATGCATTCATAATACTGACAGTGGGACTGATATAAAAATCTACATTGGGACATATCTGCAACATTTCTTCTCTGTTATGTTCAATTTGGCTCCAATTACAATTCTTACGAATGTATTCTGCTCTCATGCCCATAGCATCTAAACTGGCACCAACACTAACACTTTTGAATTCTTTCCATAAATTCAGCACATTAGTTTTCTTGTAAGCAAGTTCAGTAAAGTTAGTGTTGTATATAAGTCTAACATCAGTACGACCACGTTTAATTAATTCATTTAGAAGACGATAATGCTCTTCCATAATAAGAGGTTCGCCACCTGCAAAATAAACTTGTTCAAGATTATCAATTTGATCTTTGAGTTGATCCCACATATCATCTTCACTGCGCCCAGCAAAGTACAAACGCTGATGTCTACTTTTCCAACCCTCTCCACTGCCATGTTCCATTTCAACTAATTTGGCTTGATCATCATACCAATTACTGCTGAAGATATGTCCACAACTACGACAACGTAAATTACACAAATTGCTAAAACGAATATCCCAATAGACAAGTTTCATGTCAGGTGTGGGATTATCTGTTAATGCAATATGATGTCCAAAGTGTTTGTTACTGCTGAGTCTCATACTGAAGAACCCAGAATCTTCTTGCTCATAACAACGACTACAACCTTCTACTTTTTCGCCTGCAAGCATACGTTTTCTAACGTCTTGCATTTCAGTTCCATCCCAAATTTCTTTAATGCTTTGTTGATTGGTGTTACCAACTTTGTATTTCATTTCTGTATTACAACAGGGATATGCTTCCCCTGTTGGAAAACTATGCAGATGAATCCATGGCAGCATACAGAATGTTTTATTTTCAAAAATGAGATCCTTGTGCTTGTCACTTAGATCATCAACTGCTATTTTAATTGGCTCTTTACCATTATAATTATATGCCATTATACCATGCCTTTAATTCAGGAAATGTCTTTTCAAAGTTCTTATTGCGACGTTGATCGTACTGTGTATAGAAATGTTTAAAATCTTTCTGTAAATCCTCAATGGCACTTGCACCAGCATGTGGACTTTCAACAGATTCAAGATAAGTTATCAGTCGTAGAATATGTTCACGTTCCATCTCATGCAGTAAAGGACTTTCTCCATTCTTCATATACCACTTACGCAATTTTGTAATTACTGTTTGTCTATATTCAACTGGCAATACAAGAGGACTTTGAAAACTGGGAAAGCGAAGAATGTTTAATGTCACAGTGGGCCAATTACGACCATACTGTTCTTTGCTTAACATAATAAGATCTAAGAAGTCTGTTATTGTTGGCAAACAAAGTCCGTTAATCGTAGCCATGACATGTAGGGCTTTAAAGTTCCCTTCTTCGACCAACCTGTTGACATTGTCAATCCAGTCTCGCCACACCATACCGTCACGAATATATTCAGCAGATAATCCTGTTGCTTCGCAGCTGGTATAGAGTTCTACGTGTGGGATGTCATGACTTGCTGCAATTAGACGATCAATTAAATCTTGCTTTGCACCAAGATTACTATTGATTGCAAGTTTCACATTACTTTTATTATCTTTGAACCAATCAATCAAGCGCCAAAAGTCTGCGCTCATAGTTGGTTCGCCGCCAGTTATCCGAAGCTCTTGGAGGGTGTCTTTAAGATCTGATTCCCACCATTTGAAGAAGGCTTCCACGTACGGATTTTCTTCGCCCACGCGATAAAGCTGGCTACTACCATGCTCATGAGTAAAATGGTTACGACCATCGCTAGTAAGATTGTTGTAAGGTCCATTCTGTTTTATATCCTTTGCCCAAGTTGTTGAGAAAGCAGGGTTGCAATAACTACAAGCAAAGTTACATGTACGATCAAATGCTATCTCTAAAGTTCTTAAATTAATATCTGTGTCACTGGGAATCGCATTGGCAAACCACAGTTCATGTTCTGTATATATCATTGACTTATAAGGTCTGTCGCTGATGGCTTCTGGACTACTGTCTTCAATTTTCCAACAGTATTCACATCCACTGGGACGTTGCCCTTTCTGCATCATAAGACGTTCCATTTTCTTCTGAGGCGTATTATGTAATGCACGAGGATTTGCAACAACTTCTTCTACAGAGACTTTATGAGGTAGAGGATGGTGACAACTTGTAGTCATGCCACTACCAAGCCAAATAGTTGCATTGTACCATTTTGCTCCGCAGAAACTTGCACTCTTAGTATCAAGTACACGTCTTTTATATTCTAGAAAAGTTTCGTCCTTAAGTTTACTTTTTGTCATTTTTCTGCCCAATATTTGCACTCGTCATACCACTCACTCATTTCAGGAAATGTCTTGAGGAAATTAGTGCCACGGCGCTTATCATGTTCGTTAAAAAATTTATAGAAATCTGCTTTGACCCAATCAGCAAATTGATGCTGTTGCGGATTCATTTGATCTACTACACGCTGTAGACGTTGTACTTCATAATCTTTAAAACCTTTAAAACGTGTATCAGAAGTTTCTAATGAAGTCTTCATCCAATCGACTGTTTGCTGAAGTTTAAATTGATATGCAGCAGGCATGCCACGCGGAGTCTGCCATAATGGTTCACGAAGAATTGGAGTATCAAACCATATACGTTGATATGTTGTGCTATGCTTTTGTCTAAGTTCTAAAATATGTTCCAATAACTTATGCACATTGGGAATGGCTAAATTACTCATTGTAATAATAAAAGTAAGACTATTGCGATAAGGTACTTCTGTTAAAAATCTTTCTACGTTCGCAATAACAAGATCAAAGTCCATCCCATCACGAATATATTCTGCTTGCTTACCCCATGTATCCAAACTGACGAATTGCATAAAGTGTTCTATGTTCTCACCTTCGCATAGTCGCTTTATATAGTCCATGTACTTGTCAAATACAGCAGGCTGCTGACTGAAGTTACTGGTTGTATTAAGATGTAGATCAGGCTTTGGATTTGCCAACACATAATCAAATACCCTGTAGGTATTCTTATCCATAGTTGGCTCGCCGCCAGTCATACGGAAATGTTTTAGTTGAGGATATAGTTCGGGCCACCAACGCCAAAAAGCATCAACATATGGATTAGTGTCACGATTAGGAATAACACTGCGTTCGCCCACAAAGTGACGAGGGTCATTGTGTCTACTACTGGTAGGATACGCTCCCAGTCGATTGATTTCCTGTGCCCATGTGCTACTAAATTGAGGACTGCAATAACTACATCTAAGATTACAAATATTACTAAAATTGACTTCAACATAAGCAGGATTCACATTCCATGTTAAGGGATCTTGAACCAAAATCTCATCAAATCTCTCAGCCGCCCAGGGCTCCCCTGACCTGTAATGTCTATCTGATAAGTTTCCAGTGGCTTCAGCACGCCAGCAATATGAACATTCTTCTGGCTTCTCTCCCCGTAACATCCTGTGTCTTTGGGTCTTCTTGTAAGGGGTGTTATGGAGCGCACTGGGGTTATTCTCAAGTTCAGTTACCTCTATCTTGTGTAAGGGTGGATGATAACAACTGTTGGTATGACCTGTAGTTAGATGTAGACTGGTCTGCTGCCACTTAGCAAGACACAGTGCTGGTCCTAACTTTTCTTTCATCTGTTCAGCGGACGACATAAACCCGCTGTTTAGTGTTCCGTCTGAATTTACTGTATTCTTATCGCCAGAGTTGTCTAGCGGTTTCGTTGATGACTCTGACATAATCTCTTTCTGGCAGCATGATATCAATGTTCTTCCAAGGCTGGTTGTGCTTTTTAATCCACGAACTTTGATCGGCTGTTACTTCTACTATATTTAAACCAAGACGATTTGTCAAGATACTAGCGTGGTATTCGCTGTTCTTTTCTGCTTCGCTAGGTAAAATATTTTGATATATTTCATTCAATTTGTCAAAATCTCTTACTTCAGTATAATCCCAACTGTCCTCGAACATACACTTATATGCACCATATCTAGCACCATATATCGCCCATTCGCCATACTCAACATCTCTGCCTAGAGTACACCAAACTTCCAGACTAAACTTGTTGCCATACCAAACCGCAGTGTCAAATTCTTCGGGTGTTGGTCTGCGTCCTTGATCCAAACACATTTTAACACCCTCTCTAAATCCTGCACGCCAAGCATGATACTGACTTTGATTTGGATATGTGTAACTCCAAACATCATGCATTGCCCAGTAACGATTATCAAAACAGAATTCAACTACTGTGTCATCGCTGCCATCAGTTGATTCATGTGTACGCATCGTGTTGATGAAGTCACGAGTCCAACAACTAATGCCACCATTACCATAAGTGAGACCATTAATTTCGTTAATGGCTCTCCAACGGAATACACTTTCCTTGTTTATTTCAGTTATGCGTAACTGTTGATTAAAGAATTCCCAATTTGGTAAGTTATCACCGTCGATAAGAATAAAGCGTTCGGTATCACTGGCAGCGGCAGCGGCTTTATGAGCAGCATCGCTACCTTTTACATTGTGTACACGTTTAGCCCACGGTACTTGACTCTGTATCTTTGCCCAAAACTCATCAGCACGTGGTTCATCATAACTTAGATAAACACAATCAATTTCACTTATGTCAATTGTATCACTCATTTAAATTCCAAATATCAGTTGGGTTAGTATATTCACTATCTACTGCAAATTGTTTATCATTCTTAATAGATGCAAATGTTCTAATTGAATTCTTAAACTCTTCTTTCTGCACCTGTAGTTTGTTTTGTATGTAGATGTCTTTTCTAACTAATTTTCCGTCTTCAACAATAAAAATTTCTGTATTAAAATTCATATATTCTTGTTCAGTAACTAGAATATAATCACCCGCTAAGTCTTCTTGACTATAGCATATAATGCTACCAGTATCTTTATTGTAATAGATTCTGTATTCTATAGGTTTGGATTCTAATAGAACAACATGTTTGAAAATTTCATTTAAAAATTCTTCTTCAGTCATTTGTTAGTTTATCCAAAAATGTTTTATCATGATAATGCAATGGATATAGTTGATTAAAATATCCAATAGATGTATTGCTATTACGTTGTTCAAAGTCTACATAACGATACCAACTGTCATCTTTTGGGATCTTTTGTAGTGTATTCTTCATATGAACAAATGTAGGAATACTTGCTTTATTTAAAGTACACCGTTCAACACCATATATCTTTGCAGCAATAGCAAATACTTCATCTGTAACAGGCTGCTCATATCTACAATTCTTCAGATAATGATCTCTAAACCATAGCCAGTTCTTAAAGATTGCTGTGACAATATCAAAAAATCTATGCGATTCTTCGTTTGGTCTAACGTAATATAAGCCGCTATAAACATCTGGCAAATCATTGTCGTCAAATATCTTACGCTGACTTCTATCAGTTACAACCTCACCCCAGTAAGTCATTACTTTATCAGTTAATACAATGTCTTTCTCATCTAATATTGGCCACCAATGATCAATATTAGAAGTCAGTATCATGTCAGATTCAATTTTGATAGTCTGTTCATATGGAGTGAGGAAACAAACTTTATATTCAGGACTGTAGGTCTTACGTAGATTTAACTTGCCTGTAAAGACTGGAATGATCTTATCAAATATCTTTGTATGTCTATCTTCAATCAATGCAGTTGCACTGTCATTGACAATAACTGAAATGTCAGTGACTTGTTTCTGTGTATCTTTAATACTAACAGCAAGTTGATATGCATGTTCGAGATAGTTAATATCTACTGTGTTACAAGCAATAGTAACGAATCCCTGTGTCATGATAAACATCCAAACAAACTTGCTTTATTTTGTACGTGAACATCTGTCTTTATACGTTGAACAAAAGTTTTAGGCTGTGTGTTCACTATCTTATCGTAAGATATTAAAATATTTTCCATGTTCAGTTGATTTATTCGTGTGTTGAAATCACAATTAGGCATTGTATAATTTGATATGTCAAAATCTGTAGTACCATATCCGCCTAACAAGTGACAAGCAATAGTAAATGCATAATCATTTCTATATGGGGCAAAGTTAAAGTTATAAAGTTTATGATAGTAATACCAATGATCAAACACATGCTTTGCCATTTCAAATATTGATTTAGCAACTGTAGACTTATTAAAGATCATTACAGTAGCCCACCGCTGATCAATTTGGCTTTTTCCCAGTTTCAAAACATAATCGTTACCAGTTGTTGGATCATATAACTTTCTTGCAATGGCAAAGTCTGCTGTAGATAGCAGATGATTTTTCAATGCATCAGTATGCACAAAGAAATCTGCATCTATCAGCAGTGTTCTATCCCAAGGAGTTAGATCATAAACAGCAGTTCTATCCATGTTAAGCCATGAAACATGTCCTGCATATTCTCTAATGTATCTTTTATTAGTTTCTTTTGGATCAAGTTGAATGATCTTATCAAATATATCAGATTCAATATCAGAACCTGTTATTAAAGCAACTGGAATACCTAGATTTATTTTAATTTTAGTTGCTGCAACTTCTGCTAGTTTGATATAGTCAAAGTTATCTGTATTATTAGCAATAATAACAGCGCCTGTATTAGACATTCTTTGCAGACCTAACTTTCTTTAGTTCTTCCCATTCAAAAAGCCATTCATTCATAATTTCATGATAACGTGCAAACATAATTTTCAGTAATTCAAATGCATTTACTTTTACGGGAGTTTGATAATCATCAAGTAATACTACTTCTTGAGAACCAAGTAGATCAAGAAAGTTTATCTGTTCTTTTGTTACTGTAAAGAAGCCGCCATTGTATGCAACATTAAGTCGTGATTCCATTCGTTGCTGTAGGTTTTTCTTACCTACAGCATGATCATAACTTAGTTGTGCTTGATTTTTAAGTTCGTCAATGTCCATACTATTATGTTAGCAGAACGATGTAATAATGTCAAAATTAACTTTGTGACAATGTTCCAGCAGTAACAGTCGGAGTGCCCCAAGTATTTGTTAAGTAAGTTGTTTCTGGAGGAGTATAAGAATTATAAGAACCTGTTGTCCCGTCAACAGTATCATTGATAATATCAGCAGCAATATCGTATAATGTAAATCTCATATAAACAACATTGGAACCTGCGCCTCCCAATGCACCGCCTAATTTTGCTTCAATTACTGCATAGTTGTTTCCATAGTCAGCAGTAGCACTTGTTGATCCAATATTGAAAAGTGTTTGATAAGTAGAAGTTAAATTATAGTAGCCAGTACTGGTATTTTGAGTTAAATTATCGCCACCAGTTCCAGTACGTGAGCAAAGGTTACTGCCTAATGAGATTGTTCCAATTTGATTAGTTAAAAAACTGTCCCAATCAGTAGATTTTGTAGTTGTACCAGAAAGGACTCTCATATACATGTTAAGTAACCCACCAGCATTAAAGAAATATCGAACAGTATTAAGATCTGAAAAAGTCCAATAATATTCTCTAGTACAACTGGTAGTCCAAGCAAATGAAGAAATCGAACCAGATCCACCTACAAGTGACCCTCTAGTTGCAGCAGAAAATTTATTAGTAACAATTGCTGCTAACTTAGTATCCAGTGTGGATAAAAATGTAACAGTTGATCCAGAAGTTGGAGCACTAATGCCGGTAGTTACGCCAGTTTGATGTTGTGTAATAGATTCTAAACGATTAACGAGTGTGGCCCATTGTGTAGCAGTAACAGTACCTGCACTTGCTACAGTTGATAAAGTAGTACTCTGTCCATATCCATTAGAGCCGGATCCAACACCCCAAATATCATTGATATTGGATGCTCTTGTATTGTAATCCGTTGCTTGAATTAATCCACCTGACGAATATGTCATTTCTTCTACGTCCCACTTTATCTAGTTGTATTTATCAATTAAAAACGTCCTACAACAACATCAACGACACCGTCGCCATCAGCGTTAGTTTGTACTGCTTTACCAATAATAGTACCAGCAACTGCATCGTTATCTACCATTGCATAACCTTCGCCTGCTGATACAAGTAAGTCACCCTTTGCAACAGGACCACGTACCTTACAAGGTACACGACCAGTTAGCGCAACAGCAACTACAAACTCGCCTTTTGCTTGGCTATTCATCAAATATGCTGGCTGAGTTGATACAACGCCTGCAACTCTCTTGCTGCGAACATTTGAACTAACTGTTACTTCTTCAGCACCGCCAAAGTCTAGAACAGTACCAGGCTCATAAGTAGCATCTGCCACGTACATTTCTGCCAAGTCAGCATATGCAGCAGTTGATGCTTTAGCGTAGATAGTGTTAAATGACTTAACATTAGTACCAATATCACCAATGCCGTTAGTTCCGCCATTAACAATTGCTACAGCAGCACTATTTGTATTAACAGTGAGTACAGTAAATCCACCAGTTGAAGGAGTCACGTCACCAATTGGAGTGTTATTAATTCTATTAACTGTGATACTACCACTTACAGTACCGTAAATTGTACCTGCACAGTAGATATCGCCTGCAATACCTGCACCACCTCTAACTACCAATGAACCAGTTGTTGCACTAGTTGATGATGTAGTTGCCAATGCAACAATATTACCAGTTGAAGCAATAGTTCCTGAAGTTACTAGCGTAGTAAATGAACCTGTGTTAGCAACAGTTGCACCAACTGTACCATTATGATCGCCACTTGTTGCGCCCTGATAACCGCTAGTTGCTGTCAGTGTTGTAAATGCGCCTGTGTTTGGAGTAGTTGCACCAACTGTACCGTTATGTGGACCTAGCAATGTTCCTGTTGCGCCGCTTGACTGGCCAGAAATTGTAGCACCTGTAATAGTATTATTACCAGCCCATAATTGTATAGTACCTGCTGAGATACTAGTGGATGCAGTAAGTGTAGTAAATGCGCCAGTATTAGGTGTAATACCACCAACTGTACCATTATGTGGACCATTCAATACGCCAGTTGCACCAGCAGATACGCCAGATAGTGTAACGCCAGTAATTGTTGCGTTACCTGCCCAAATGCCCAATGTACCAACTACAATGCTATTTGTTGCTGATAGTGTAGTAAATGCACCAGTGTTAGGAGTAGTTGCACCAACTGTACCGTTAAATGGACCGTTGACTGGGCCGTTCAATGTACCAGTAAATGTTGCGCCAGTATTACCAATGTTCAATGCGTTTACAGTAGCAGCATTTAATGTACCTGCAAAATTGGAAGTACCAGTTGCTGTTAGTGTTGTAAATGCGCCTGTGTTTGGAGTAGTTGCGCCAACTGTACCGTTATGTGGACCTAAGAGAGGACCAGTTGCACCTGCTGAGACGCCAGATAGTGTAACGCCAGTAATTGTTGCATTACCTGCCCAGATACCAATAGTACCTGCTGTAATGCTAGTAGATGCTGATAGTGTAGTAAATGCGCCAGTATTAGGAGTAGTAGCACCAACAGTACCATTTAGTGGTCCGTTTGCTGCGCCCTGATATCCTGTAGTAGCAGTAAGAGTAGTAAATGTGCCGCTTGTACCTGTTAGTGTTGTGAAAGCACCAGTGTTTGGCGTAATTGCGCCAACTGTGCCATTAAACGGACCAGCCAAAGCACCGCGTACATTAGTGATATTTGCTGTTCCATTAACAGTAAGACCTGATAGTGCAGGTAAAGTAACCGCACCGTAGAATGTAGCATTTCCACTAACTGTTAAATCACCATTTAATGAGATGTTTGTAGCAGTAAGTGATGAACCACTAATTGCACTAAAACTAGTACCGTTATAAACCTTAACTGCTTGGTTAAGGCTATCGTACCAAAGTTGTCCTTTAATGGGCTTTGCTGGAGCAGTAGCACCACTAAAATTTTCAAGCAATTGAAGGAAATTTCGATTAATCGTAGGACCATATCCTAGGTAACCCTTACCTACAAGCCCAAGATCAGTATCTATGTTTACTGTTCCATCGGTAATTGTATATGTTGCACTACTTGACGTGTTATATATAGAATAAGTCATTGCTGATTCTCTCGTTTAATGTATTTATATAATTGATTCATAATATTTTATCCTACCATTTCTATTTGGTAAGTGCTATAAGCATTGCTAATATATACGTTTGTATTATCTGTAGCATACACCAATTGAATTGTGTCACCAGTGGTTGCACTTATAAAACCACTGCATGTTAGTTGACTTACTCCTGTAACATTGTTTCTGGCGGTGATATGTGTAGCAACTTGATTCTTTTGCCACAATAATCTAACTTCTGCACCACCTAATGTAGTTACACTTGCTGAAACTCTATATATACCTGACGAATTAGCAGTAAAGACGCCTGCACTAAAATTGCTTGTTCTATCAATTGATTCAATTGGAACCCATGTGTTATAACTAGTCAATGACAAACTGTATAAATTAGAACTGGATGTATTATCATATCCAAACATACAAGGGGTATATGCTTTTTTAATTGCTCCATAAAGATCAATTTCAAATGACGTATTACCATTTACTTGAAGTTGAAAATTATTTGTACCCAATACATTTATTCTACCATTATTGGTAGTTTGAGGTCCAATTGTTTGCCAATCTGCAAAGTTTGTGTCGTATATTTTCAATTGGCTGTTGACAGTATCCCACCACAAATCTCCCATTCTTGGATCAGTAGGTGCAGTGGCGCTTTCAATTGTTGTGGCTATCTTCTGCCAAGTGTTAGTTGTTGATCCTTCTCTATAAAAATTTATAGTTTTGTTAGTGCTGTCATACCATAGTTGACCAAGTAATGCAGGATCGGGATTAGTTGAATTTGCAAAATTTTCTAGAATGCTAACTAGATTTTGATTAAATGTTTGACCGTAAGTTGGGAAATTTTTACCAACTAAAGTAATGCTAGTTGAAGTAGAATCTACTGTACCGTCTTCTACAGTAACAAGATTGGTTCCATCAGTATGTTTAATATAATATGGCATAATTCTACTTTTCAACCTTCATTTAAATATTTATTGCGTTAGGTTAGGGTGGTTAATGTTTGTATTCTTACAGTATAATCAATTTGAATTAGTCTATTAAGTGACTTTTGTACAGGGTGAAAAATTACGTGAGTTAGCAATTTACCCATATCAATACCATTTAATGAAAAACTCTTGAGCCCAAGTTCATCAAAAACATAACTGTCGCCGTAAGTTGTACTGTTATCAAATGCTGCTTGATCAGCAGGCTCGCCGTAATCTAATAAGCAAGTAACTAAAACGTCAGTGTAAACTGTTCCTGGAATATGACGAACTTCAATTTTATTTCTGGTGGGATCTGTATTGTATGTGCTATTTGAATCGATAACTTTGTTATAAGTTTGATTGTATAAAGTTGAATTACTGCCTGTTGTATTAGTTGGCAAATAAGTTATAACACCAGTTGGGTCAACGCTTGTACCGCCATTACCAAAAACCATTTCGTGTATCCAGGCTTCTCCCTGATTTCCAATGCTCATTGCTAGTGCTTCACTGAAGTTTTCGTAATGAATTGCATTTCTTTTATTAATAAACTCCTCGCCAGTACCAGGATCCCATATTTTGATATGTCCTTCAATTCTGACTCCGGTATTCTCATCAGGTTTAGTCATTGGTTTTTTCTCTTGCTGTTCTTTATTTATTACAATAGATTTCGACTGATTTTTGTCTTCCATTATATTGCCTTTAAGAATTTTGCTTGTATTGTATTTGAATTCAATATACCGGTTCCATTAGCAGGCGTAGTTTTTCCAGGATCTAACCAAAGTTTACCACGACGATAAATCTGTCCATTTTGTACCAAATGCTCGTTGCCTTTCTTACTAATTAAGATAATATCTTGATCAGCAACAGTATATTGATCTCTCGATTCTGGAATTTCAGTGTGTGATCCGCCATCGTATACTCTTAAGCCAGCATCATGAACAACTGGAGTACCTGTTCCCTGTGTACCACGACGCAACTGACCCAATCTCTTGTTCATAATATCCAGTATATAGAAAGTAATTCTTTCACCGTTTATATAAACAATACCAGGCTTTGACTGTGCAGGATCTGGATTACTGAATATACTGATGTCGGTTACATATATCCACTCATCAGTTTGATATAGATCTTGGCTTAGTGTTGTTGTAGTTGTATCTCCAATTGCCAAGTATTCGTAAGTGTCAGCAATACCTTTGAAGATTCTAAATTCAATATTTTGTATTCTTGAATCTTCGCTGATATGTGAAACTAGTACTATATCATTTGCTGTAATTGACAAATCAGGATTCAATCTTAACAGTGTTGGAGTAGTTAATACATAATCATAATATGCATTCAAATCTACACCGTTTAGTGCAACTGTGATATTGTTAATATTATTAACAGGTCTACTTAAGGTGTAAGTTGGAGCCGCAATAGTATTAGTTCTTTCATTATCCCATACACTCTTGTCCCAACCATTGAGATCAAATCCTAGACTTACAACAGTACCAGCAGGTTCAATTGTAATAGTATATTCATCATCCCATCCAAAACTTGCAGCAGGATCAGCAACAGTAGTTTGTGAGAATACTTGCAAGTAAGCAGATGGTAAGATTTGAACTGTTGCTGTATTAAAGTTAATTTGATATGCAGATGTTAGTGTATAATCAACATTTCTAATCAACTGAATGTTATCAACCATTATGTTAAGAGCATTGATATCAATTGCAGTTGTTGTTGTAAACTTAGAAACTACTGAAATCAATGTATCATACTGATCAACAATTGTAATAGTGTCAGTTGTTAATACTTTTGATAAGAAGTGAATAGTTGCAACATCTGGAACAGTATAATCTGTTAAGAAGGATTTAATTACTCCATTTATCTTAACTTCAGCAGTACCTTGTAGAGGAAGATCCAAGTGATAATCAGTTACATAGGTAACTTGATTTGTGTCCCAAGTTAAAGTGTCAAATCCAACTGTGGCGCCATCAGCAAAGCCATAATCAGTTACAGCAGTTGATGTTGTTCCAGTTATCACATCACGATGATGTACTGCAAAAGGACTAATAGTAGGTGTACCATCTACTAATCCTTGCTCGACATAATTCACTGAATCATAAGCAATTGAATCCCATCCTGAGAAATTTTGAACTTGAACCGAAGTTTCATTATTATTAACAGCACTGAATACTTGAGATCTTGTGTCATACTGATCATGATTACTATAAATCTTAATCTTTATCTTATCATTGGGAAATAATGGGTAAGATGGTTTAATTAAGATAGAGTCTTCGTTATACACATAATAGTTTGAAGTGCTCTTATTGCTAATAATAATTTTTGATCCCTCTGCTGGAGCAGTATTAAACTGTACAACAGGAACATCAATGCCATTTCTAAAGACAGTGTATTCAGATGGATTTAGTTTAACTACTCCGTCTACAATTGCAACAATATCAGAATTTGTTATTACATTAACATCCACGTTTCTAGTTTTAGGTAAAGAGTAATTCTTTGTTTTACCATTGCCAGAATAGTATGCTTGATTAGTAGGTTCTAAGTATAGACCGTTTACTGTAACATCAATTCTTGCTTCCCATGGTTGCAAATATTGAACAGGCTCTTGAAGTTTAATTTCAAATCCTGCTGTTCCCTGTTGGAAATCACTGGGCAATACAACTTCTTGATTTACAATTTCACTATATGCCTTAATGGCTAGATTTAAATCAAACAAGTGAATTTGAATTACAGAATCTTTAGCGGGTGGACGTAGGAATCTGATAAATGTTCTACTTGCACTTATTAGATTATCTGTGTCAAATTCATATTTGCTTGTAAATGGACGCACAACTCTGAAAGTTGCAGCACCATAACTGACAAATTCATCAGTGAAATAATCATGTAATGGTTGCCAAGTTAACGCAACTGGGAATCTATTTTGATCCCAGTATTGATCTTCAAATCCAGTGTTTCCAAATCCTAAGGCCAAGTAGTCCTGACTGCCGTAACTTGCAGATGCCAGTGACCAGTTAGTGACTTTTTCACCATCAACCTTAACATATGCCTGCTGAACATTTTCAAGAACAGAATCAACGATTTCAAATTCTGTAGTTTCACCATCGCCAATGAATTTTGCATCTGCAATTATTTTTTGACCACTTGCGCCAATTATAACAATGAAAACTGCACTGGGAATAGCGGGAGCATGGAAGAATGTAATTGATTGATTTTTCCAATCAACGGTATAATCAACACCTTCAATTTGTAGACCTGCTATATCGTTTACAACAGTTAATTCTTCAATTCCACCAACTGGTAATTTAGTGTCAGTGATCTTAGGATCAAAACTAAAAGTTGAAGTAATATCATCTGCATACTTTGAAACAACAACAATGTCTGGTGATTTGAAACTTTGAATATCTGTTAGAGTCTTAACTCTGATATCCAAACTATCCATCATCAAACCTGGAACAAATTCTTCAGGTGCATAACTGTTGTATGTGTCAACATAACTAGCACCATCAGTAATCATGTCTTCTGGTCTAATACCCAGTTGATTGTCTTTAAATGTGCTGTATAGATTAGTATCAATTGCTTGATCGCCTAAGATGTTCAAGAAACCATTTTCATCAAATGTTCTGTCATCATAAGCAATTCTTTCGTAGAGTTCAAATCCAAATCCTAATTTTTGATCAAAGGTAGGACCAATTACATTGACACCAGGATATTCTACCCCAGACATAACCTGTGCTAAATCTTTACCTGGCATACCACTCTTTGGATTATAATAACTCCATACTCTTGAAGCAGCATCGTCAAAGTATCCGCCTGGATATTTGGCAATATCGTAAACTGTCAGTAAATTATCAAGTGTAAATGAATTAGGGCTTGTAAAATTACTAATAACTTTATATGCAACACCATTATAACTAACCACAGTATTAACAGCATAGTAAGTGGCAGGTTGCCATGAAATGCTATTAGTTACAGTGACATCAGTGTTATATTCAAAATATCTACCACTTGTAAAATCAGTTAATGCAACATAAGGAACATGATTGTAAACAATGATTGTATCCTTAGCATATTTCTTGTGGGGTTCCCATACCTTAACTACAAGTTCAATTAAATTATCAAATGAGAACTTGTCGCCAGTTGTGATACCAGTTGACTGTAAGTCTATTAGATTAGTGTCAGTTGCTAATCTGTATACACTACCATTATAAGTGATTAGGTCTGTCAACGAATAAGAAGTATTTGGTGCCCACTCTTTTGTAGATGTTTGATATGTAAATCTATCAAATTTTATTGTGGTACTAAATGTTCTTGCTTTGCCGTTTCCAAGTTTAGCATATGCAGTTGCACCTGTGCCGCTACCTAAAATTTCAATAGTTGCATAGGTATAATTGTAACCTGTATTAGTTACGTTAATTGCATAAATGCTGCCGTTCTTAACAAATGCTTCAGCAGTTGCTCCTCTGCCATCACCTCTGATTACAACAGTAGTATCGTTTTGCTTATATCCTGTTCCAGCATTATCAAGATCAACATAAAGAATTTGATACTTGTGATTGTCAATCCATGGTTGATACACTGCTTTAGTGTTCTGTAATGTTTGAGTTGGATCTAATGGATCTATGTACCATATACCAGTGTCAACAACATTTGGTGTATCAACCCATCTGCCAAGTTCTTCATTATAAACTTTTTTAAGTTGAGGTTGTCTATATCTCTGAGTATTCTTATTAAAGTATGAAGGAAGATCAAAGTCAGTTGTGTCAAACCCTGCTAAGTCAAGTTGATTATATGAATTAATATATTCCTTAACTTTAGTATGGAATGGCTTTACTTCTTCAATGAAGTTTAATACTGTGTCTGCATTTTCTTTGACATAAACAGGAATTTGATTTAATGATCTTACTTCATTCTTAACATTAACCAAACTAGTTTTCATCAACCAATCATTTTGTTTAAATTGAGTTGTGATGTCGTCAAACATTGCAGTCATTATTGATTTGAACTCAGCACGTAGTTCTTTGTTCAATAATTTGTTTACTGTTATATCAAAAATCTTTCTAAATTCTAGTGCATTGTCTTTTGCAAAGCCTTTGATTTCAAAACTTTGATTGTCAATGCCAAATCCAGCAGAAATATTATCGTAAAGTGATTTAGTCAGTTGAATAGTTGAATTTTGTTGTGCAACTAATTCTAAACTATTAGCACGAACAAGAACAAGTTTCCAGTTGCCGCCTGTGCCATTCTTAACTTTAATTATTTGTCCAACTAGTGGATTAATGTCTGCAATTTCATAATCATAATCTACAATTTTATCAACTGCAACAGTTCTACTGATATTAGGACTATACCAATCTGAATAAGTCCAGTAATCTCTAAGATCATATGATTTAACTTTTACAATTTTCCACTCTAGCACTGTACTATCAAATGAACTAGGTGCTAATTCTCTCAGTGACCATCCGCCAACAGTTGAATCATTGGCAATTAAAATTTTATCGCCGATATTATAAAATGACTTATTTAGATAAGTTAATTCTATTTCAGTACTGACTTCTAATTTAATAGATGTTCCATCTACTTCAGGTGGTAGATCATATGATTCAAGTATGCTGGTTTCACGCAATAATACCATTGGGTATCTAGCAAACACTGCATTTACGTTGCTTATCCATGTATTTCTTGCACTGAAATTATCAACAAAAGTTGTTTGTCTTGGACGTATCTCAAGTCCATAACGCTGTTTCTCACTTAGGCTTAGATCGGGAACAATTTTTCCTGCATTATCAATTCCTGCTAGACTATCATTTAGACGATCTAAGAATTCAGATGCAATGCCCAAATCAGATCCATCATCAAACATAGTCCATTCAGTGTGAACAGGATTGACATACTGATTCTTATGCATTGTGATATGCAAGCGTGTATCGTTATCAACCAAGTCCTGACAATTGAATAATGCAATTGCATTTGTACCAATTACAGAAATAAATGGCTGGTTGTCATTCTTTCTTGGATTTGCAATTAGATCCTGTAGCATGATTGCAGAATCTCTGCGTTCCATGCCATAATTTGCATTGCTATTTGCAACCCAGAAATAATACTTGTTTGTTGGGGCCAATGTAACAGGATCAATTACGACTCTAATAGAGTAAACTTCACCAGCGGTATACAGACTGGGAGTTGTTGGATTTGCAACATTCCATTCTGAAGGAGTCATGCTGCTTTCAATCCATTCGTAAACACTAGCAAAACTATTAGGAACACTCAATCCCCAGTTACTAAATCTAGTAATCAAATCACCTTGATTCCATTCAGCATACTTTATCTGATTAGTATCCCACCATAGTTGTCCCACATGTTCTTCGGCCCAACTGCTTCTCACATCAACAGCAAAAGTAAATGTATTAGGAGAATTAGTGTAAACAGCAGGATCGTAGTTTACAATATATTTCAATTGTTCAGCAGCCTCTGGTACAGGAATACCATGCTCTGGATCAATAACAGGCAAGTCTGCAATTAATTCTTTGGTGTTATCATTATAAAGATATGCTCGTGCAATCTTTCTGGAATCAACAGGATCTAATTTAGAACGCTCAACATTCCAGTTGTATGCGCCTGTCTTATTTTGATATGTGTATACTGTGCCTGCTTTAGTGCCATCACCTAGTGCAGTGACAATTGCCCAATTTTTAGTAAGTGCAATTCCAGTTCCAAAATAATCATTTGTAGACATTTTGCTTGTGTTAAATGTCTGAGCATAAGCAAAATTACCATGAGTAGATGGTGTTTCGTATTCGTCCCCTTGATATTCATACAAGTATGCACTGCCACTTCTATATGTAGCAGTGTACACTCGTGTGCTCTTAGCATCAAAAGTAGTGTTACCTTTATCAAAGGTAGTAACTTTGATATTATCAGTTTGAGTTGCACTGATTAGCAAACGATTGCCGCTGGCGTCTAATGTAAATTGATTACCAAAGTTTGTATATGATTGATTTGATTGTGCGCCGATAAATTGATAATATTTGAATACAGTTAAACCAAGATCATCTAATGCTGTGCCAAGATCAGTTGTATTAATGATGATCTTATTATGTGCCAACATTGAATCTGAACTAATGGTTATCATGTTCTTAACCTTAGTTGCAGTTATTCCTGGAATTTTTACAGCATTAATATCTGCTACAATTTCATCAATGGTTAATCGATAAGGTGTTAGGTATGTACTGCTGAAACTCGACCCACTGGTAAAGTTTTGAGTTGGCTTATAAATGATAGAATTATATCTGACAAAATTAGTTGTTAGATAAGATGTATTTGCAGTCCAATTAATTATTGTTCTGCCATCTCCCATATTAGTACCAGTGAATGTAATCTTCATTCCGTTGATTCTAATACTATGACCGCCAGTGACTGTGGGAATATTTTTCTGTGTTGTTATAGTTCCATATGATCTTGCTTCGTTAACATAACGAACAACTGCACCATTATTCAAGAACTGTGATTTTTCTTGTATTACATTGTAGCCTTTTGCACCAACGTATAAACTACAACTGGTTGGGCAGATCTTAACCTTAGAACCATAATATAAGTTTGCTTGATCTGTACCAAATCTCTTTGTCTCGAGTAATCTAAAAGTATTTGATTCAACAGTCACAATAGAATCATATCCAACTGATCTAGTAAGATTGCCATTGGTAAATGTAACAACTTTTCCATTAATGGAATGTGAAGTATCTAATTCACCATTTACATACACTACAGGTTCCACTGGAGTGTTTTCTAAGGTAACTGAAGAAACACTAGCAAATTCAGCAGAACTTAATGTTGTTTTATCGTAACTTGGAGTTATAAATGTTTCAATTGTACGCTCAAAAAGATAAACTGCACCAAAGTTAGTTGAGTTTGAATTAGCAGGGTTGACAAGATATGGTGCGCCAATTGCTAACTCAGTGCCGTCTTTGTTGAAATCAATACTATATCCAAATGATCCTGCTGCTTCAGTATTTGAGAAACTGGTGATCAGTTTATAATAATCTTCATAAACAATGTTAACAACATCATTATTATTAGTTGATATACTAAGTTCAACATTGTTACCGCTGATTGAATATTCAACACTTGGAATTAAAATTCTTTCATTTAGATAAACTTTAACTGCATCTGCGGCAATACCTGTTCCCAGTAATATGCTAGGCAATTCAAATTCAGTTGCACTTTCTGCAACATAAGAATACAAAGCAGGTGTTGAAATTTTATTGAATTTATAGATATAAACAGTATTGTCGCTAGGTGCAGACACTGCAACCCAAGTTCCATCTTGACTGCTGGTTACATCATATCCAAATTGATCGCCCGAATTTAGACCTGCTGGATTCAATACTTGGAATAATACATTAGAATCAACATTGTTGACTTTTAGTACATAAGCCAATCCTTTATTACTGTTACTAGCAGGAGCGCCAGTAATTACTAGATTTTTGTCATTACAGTTTACACTGAATCCAAAATCATTGGCAACAGTATTCTCAGGAATAATACTTTGACTTACTGACCACACACCATAATAATTTTTATTGTATATGTAAACAGCACCTGAATCTTTTCCAGGAGCGCCAACTGCCATGACATCTTCAGTTGACTTCATTGAAATTCCGTTACCAAAATTATCACTGTCGCCTGAGAAGATAGGAGTTAATGTTTGACTCAAGAAATAATTAGTTTGTAGATTTAATAATTCCCAATTTCCTTCAGAACCATTGATCCAAGCCTTATCACCTGTCTTCCACCCACCAGGAGGTAAATCACTAGAAAATGCTGTTCTATCTTGATATCTAACTGACTTGAGTTTATACAACATGGCATTCATCTTGCCTGATGTTGTCACTGCTCCAGTATAAATCGGAGTTCTAAATACAGTTGGGCCAACAGAATTTATTCTATAAAAACCACTCATGTTAACTGAGATTTTTCCTGTGGCAATTCCCTTTTTAATTAAGATATTATCGTTAAACTTTAACCCATGTGGTCTATCGGTTGTAAATTCTAATTCATTTGTATTGTTGATAACACTAACACTTGTTATTACAATATTCTCATTGCCACAAAGTCTATAAACATTCCATTTGTTTTCTAAATCACTTGCAACCCATATTCTGCTGCCTTCACCATAGCCTTCAGTCATATCAAAACCTAAGCCACCCATGCTTAAGTTATAGATTTTCTGAATATCAAAAACAGAAGTGTCAACATCCTGAGGTAGAACAGGACCGCCTGTGCCAACTTGTAATGGATATGACTCAGTTAATGAGAAGAAGTTTTTATCATAATTTGCAGGCTTAATTAAAAGATCTTTGGGTCTATAACTATTCCACAATGTGGACTTAGTTTCGTTATTGTCAATAAACTCAACAACAATTGATCCATTTAATTTTGTTGAATTTGCTAAACTTAATTCAACATCACTGACATCATTGATACCGCCATATGATGCCAGTCTAACTGCATATTGTTCAGTTACTGAAACATTATTATCCACATAAGGTAACTTAGCACGTAAGAATGCATTAAGAACAGCATTGGTACCCTTTTCCCTAATCATGCCAAGATAGAATTTATGTTGACTGATTGTGTTTAATCCAAGATCATCTAAATAATTACGTGGCACAAAGCCTGTAGAATTTCTTGCTTGCATGTCAGCGGTACTGTTGACGTCAAAAGTATCAACATCATAAAAATTCTCAAATTGCTGAGCATTAAATGCCATATTTGGAATTAGTTTCTTACCCAGTAATTCACTGTTGACTGGTAGCCAATCCATTTCTTTAAATTTTGGAGCACCAGGTATGAAATATTTTGCAGTAAAGAATGCATTTTTATGTTCTACAATGTCGCCTTTATAGTAATCTGTTATGGGTTGCCATAGTTCAACATCTCTATGATTTACTAAGAATCCAGGAGCATATAAACTGCCATCCCAGTCTCTAGTTTTAAATCCATTAACTTTCATACGATACTGTCTATTACCAAGATTTGGCTGATAGATGATATCATTGAAAACAGTTACGTTATCAAATACTAAAGTATGTTCATAAGCAACTGTATAAAGATCAACTAGATGAATTCCTTTAGTTTGATCTCTTACAACAAGATTAAAGTTGGTGCCTTCTCTAAATGTTGAGTATTCTTTAGTCTGCAGGATTCTGTCGTCCGAATTAGATAATCTAACTCCGCTGTAACTGTTAGTTAAATCATCAACAACGCCAAAGCCGCTATTGAAATTAATCTGTGTTCCTGCAGGAGTTAAACTGATAACAACGCTATCGTCCCAACCCTGTTCAGTCCAGTATAAGAATTGTTTAGAAGAATTTGCCCAATCACGAGTACTGTTACTGAACTGTATTTCTGTTTCATTTGGATTAATAGTTCCAAATGTAAAGCCAATACTTTGTAGGTAAGCACCATAACTGATTAGGAAATCAACAATTTGTTGCTTAGAAGTAAATTGCTGACCATATGGAATAATGTCAATGGTTTCTTCATCGTCTACTCTTACAATTGCAGTAGATTGACTTACTTTAATATTGTAGAAGTTACCATTGAATTTTCTAGGTATAATAGTAAAATATGGTTTGTTGTTGTCTGATCCATAAACAGAAAAGACACCGCCTGACTTCTTAATAATAACTGCACTGTAGGTCGAAAGTCCAACTGGAGCACTTTTAGTTAATACAATGTCATAGTTTTCTTTAGGAACAATGATGCCACTGTTAGTACTATTTGGACTTGCTTGTTCTGCAATTACTTCGATATAATTCTTATCTGTGTAACTGCTCATCTTATAAACAAGATTAATTCCTAGATTTTCAAAAATCTCAACAAAATTAGTTTGAACATCTATATTCAATCCTGCCAAACGATCTCTTAACCAAATGTTAGATCCTGGAATATATTTGTCTTCGTCGCTAATTGCTAAAGTTATATTTCTCTTACCAGTAGTAGGATTAATAATTTGATCTAATGCATCAACTCTAATAAGATCGTGTCTGTTCAATGACCAAGTACAAAATTGTGCAGGCTTGGCGAGAGCCCATGCTTCGATGATTGAATAGGGATAATCACTACTACGACGCCAAGCAGTTTCTTGTGGGCTTTGATCGCCAAAACGCCAACTGGATGATGCTGTTTGAGTTTTAAGATTAATAACAACAGATGAAATAGGTGCTAATAGTGTACCATGCTCGTCAACCGGAATAATCTTAGTGGCACCTGGTCTTGCATATCTAGAATCGATATATGCATCATAGCCATGTTGATATATCAATCCAACTTCAGCATCTTTCCATAAAATTTCATTACCTGATGTATAAGGAGCAGCACCATATCTTGCTTCCCACCAAGCAGGCTTCTGACTGAATCCAAACATTTCCCAAGGATGAGTATGTGGTCTGTCTGTGTCAAAGAAGTACTTGTAGATACCTCTCCAGTATCCAGGTACACCTTCATTATAAATTGCATCAACACCCTGCGAGTAATTGAAACTAAATGGATCATTTGATCGAGCATTGTTAGTAAACAAGTTATTGAACACATCAACACTGTTACTACCTGCCCACTCTAAGAAAGAGCCACTTAGTAGTCTAGTCCACTCATCCATACTGTATTCAGTATTTCTAAAAGCACCAGGCTCAACACCATTGAAACTTATTGCAGGATCGTTAATATACTCAACATTTAAGTTGTTATAAACACGCTGTTCAAACTCTACAATGATAGCATCTCTAAAATCATTGAAGGCTGCAATTTTACTGCCATCATGACCTTGAATCATTGGACGTGGGAATCTAGTATAAGTCCCATCCTGTTCTTGTCTACCTAAGTACGTGTCATCTAAATAAAGTCCAGGAGTAAACTTAGGATAAAGTCCTAACTTTGTAGGTGTTGCAGGAACCATGCAACCTTTGGTGCTTTCATATTCATAAATTATGATGTTATCATTAATATCCAATGTTGTTAATATATCAATTTGATAACCATCAAAAGTATAATCTGTATCCTTAAGTAACTGAACTCCATAATTGCTGTTTGACTTTTTTTGATAGACCAATACAGATCTATAGTTGGGATTTTGAATGTCAAATGTGTTTATGACATTAAACTTTTTATAGTTTGTGTCTGCAATTAGATATTCATTGAATGTAAAACTATTAGAACCAACAGGCAACATATCAGTATAATAGAAACTCTGATCCATTGTTGCATTGAAAGATATCTCATCAAACAGTTGATCTAAGCAAGCACGTGGGTCATCAAAGTTATCGAATTCCATCGAAGACAATAAACTAAAGAATTGATTCTTAAAGTTTCTATATGCTTTTCTGCTATATTCAATTGCTTTTACAATATTTGTTGTTTCATTATTGAAGAACAACTGTGCAATATGCACACCTGCACTATGCTGTAGAATTCTACCAGGTACTCTTTTATAATCAATATCTCTAAAGTTGTTGACACCTGCTGCTTCACCTTTGAATAACAAACTATTGTCTGCAATTTCTACTAAGTGATTTCTAATCTGTCCTAATGTCAATGAAGTAAATGTTTCATTTAAACTGTTATCAGTTAAATTCTTAGGTAGTGTATAAATTTCTTTTGACGAATTTGGAGTCCCAAAGATTCTAACAACTAGTACATCGCCCGTTGTTAAGTCACTGTTCAATGAAACATAAACATGATTCTTTTGACCTAATAGTGTATAATCCTGAGAATAAGTTAATTCAGTGCCGTTTACATAAACAAACAGGCTTTTTTCATTTTGACTGTTTTGATTAAATTTTACATCAATTAGGAAATTATTCTTATGTGCATCCGAAGCAATAAACTTCTTCTGAATATATTGCTTACTGAAGTCTTTAATCTTAATCCAGTTGTTTCTAAGTTTAAAAGTCAAATCAGCAGGATTGTTTTCATGTGCATAACCTGTGCTTACATCAACAATTTGATCAGTTTGATTTAGACTATAGTGAAACTGTTCAGTATCATAATAATTTTCAAAAACAATATCACCAATATTACCAATTGATCTGAAAGACAGAGGAAATCCAAGTTCGCTATCTCTAGTACCTGTGCCTTCACGATATCCAAATAGTTTGCTACCAGCAAAAGTAGTGGAAGGATAATAATCTCCATTGCCAAAACTAATTCCGTCTAAAGTAAAAATATCAAATAAGGGTGCTTGATTTAAACTAGTCTTTTGCTGTGCATATTGCCAATTACCATTGTGCCACCAATAGACATAATTCTGTCTTTTTGCTCCACTGACAGCAACAACAGTTTCACCCTCAACCATGTCATGTACAGGAATCAAATGAACTTGTTTGTTGTTTGAATCAAAAGTAATCGTTGTTCCGCGGGTGACATCAACAACAGGTTGACTTAATGTCACAATGCTGTTTATACTGTCGATTGATTTAATTACAGTATTTGGCAAAATACCTGTACCAGAAACTTTCATATTGATGTAGAGATATGAAACATCATTGAGATGTAGTAAAGTTGTGTTGTTAGGTGCAAACTGAGTAGTTAGTTTTGTTCTCTGCGCAGGAACATGAGGAATTATGTTTGAAACTTGATAAATTCTGCCTTTGGTATTTTCATATCTTTCCTGTGTGAAAATAACATACGTTCCGTTTTCCAAAGCAACATTATCACTGAAATAATTGCCGTTGCTGTCGATCAATACGTAAGGGCTATATCCCTCAACTTGATTAGCAATATCAGTAACTGTAGTGTCAATTGCTGTAACTTGGCCAGCAAATTTATTACCATGATTGAACAATTGTAAGTTGGCGTCAAACTCAATAATTGGTCTGATACCTCTAAAGGCATTGTCTAATACTACAGCAGCAGTTGGATTATTAAAAGTTGAAGCATAACGTATTACGTCTTCATGGAACCAACGATTAGTACGACTCCATGCATTACCATCAATGCTGGCACGATTGATAACAACATAGTCTTTTCTAAGTGGTGCATTAAGAGCAAGATCATAATTTATAGTATCATATGCTTCAGTTTCTGCATCATATCCGTCGCCTAAATTAGGATTGTTAGGATCAGGAGTAATTAAATTATCCCATGGAATTAACTTAATGCCTGTTCCTACGCCTTCAACAACATATTCTTTGCCAGCGTATTCTGTAGGCTGAACATATCCTCTGAAAACAACTTTCAATCCATTTGTAAATTCAACATTATTAGGACTAGTATAACTTGACTGATTTAGAACTCTTGTTTCGATGTTGATTGTTGCTTGTTCTGGATCAATATTAATAAGACGAATTTCCCCAAAAACTGATGCATCAACACCATCTTGATAATATAAAGTATCGAGTTTAGCAGTGATATAAGGTTCTTTAAAAATTATACCCTGGCTATTTTTAACTACATTCACATTACCATACTGACGACCTTCCTTAACAAAGATCTTAGTGCCAGTTGGCCAAGCCGAAACAAATGCAAGATTTAATATGCCATTATTGTTTTGTAGTTGCCAAATGCCATAACGCTGATCTTCAACTACATCACCCCAAGAAGCAGGATCTTTATTGATCATAACTATCTTCTTAGTTGTAAGAGAACGTGTGCCGTCAATGGTGTTTGTCTTAATAAATTCTTCGTAAGAAACACCTTGGATGTCAGTGTAAGCAATATCAGTGACTAAATCAACATCAGTGAATTTACTAAGTGTTTCTATGCCATATTGTTCGTCTGAGAAAGGAACACGGAATGTAACTTTTCCAATTTCAGCACCATTGTTATCAACACCATAAACTTCTCTTTTGAAGATATTTTCTTGATACCCAATACCTTCGCCTAACCCAGGTTCTGTTTGAATCCAAAAACTATGACCCAATTGATCAACATCAAATGTATAAGTTCTACCTCTGACAAGATTTAGTGTTGGATTTACTTTGTTTGATATTTGATCAAATTGATAACCAATTAATCCAACAGGCTTATTGGCAATTGCATTTCCTGTTGTGTTTGGTTCAACGGGACGACGCACAGTTAAATTCTCAAGGAAGATAACTTCAGTCTTATTTTGATCTGCATTGTAGCCATTAACTTCTAATGTCTTAGGACCAGTTGGTACCCAATAGTACTTGCTATAATTAATTAACTTGTCTAGATCAACAAAGCCTTCATAATTGTAATATTCGTTGGAAAATAGACGACTATGATCTGTATTGATGCCGCCCTGTAAAGCGATACCATTCAATAGATCAACATAATTGTACGCATTAGTTTTCTTAAATCTATTTGTCCCGGCAATACGTTGGTTAATAACAAGACCAGGTTCAAGTTGATAAAACTGACTGTAACTTTCAGTTTCTCTTACATAGGCATCTTCAGGTTTATAATTGGGACTGATATCTTGTCTGCCAATATAACCATATATGCTAGTCATACGTGGTTCTTGAATTAATTGATCTACAGTTGCATTTAAAAATCTACGATTTGTATTTGTTCTGAATACTGTAGGTAGAAATTCATTTGATAACTTTTTATTCTTTGTAGACTGATTAATCTTAGGAACATTATCTAAGGATTTTTTGACCATTTTTAATACCTATTAACCTGTTATTAAACTGTTTTGAGTTAACCCAACATAGATGCCTGTTACAACTTCAATATTGTCAACGGTTGCTGCACTTATTAATATCTCATTTGGCTGACTTCTAATTTCGTAGAGATCACCAAATACACTGTCTGGGTAAGTTGGTATTAGTACAACACTGTTTAGATATTGTCCCAACTGACTATGTAAGTAAGCACTGAGTTCTGAGAAGTAAAATGTTTTACCAAAGTCCCAATTCTCAATTGCAAAGTATGCATTAATTTTATCAATTACTCTACTTTTTAATTCATTCGCACTAATATTGCTATTTGGATTCTTAATAACTTGAATTGTTGCTTGTAAAGGACCCGCTGCTTTAGATCCAAATAAAGGCTTATAAACCCCTGAATTTAAAATCATTTCATCACTGATCATTTTTAACTGAAGTAATTCATAATATGAAGTTCTCATTGTCACTGAATCAACAGGGTCAGGCATCTGTACTTTGCCTGTCATGTCAGTAATATAATTTCTATAGGCTTCATCATAACTGCGTGTTAAGATGAAGGTGTCAATCAAATTAGTTGCAGCAGGATCAATACGACGACGATCACTTGCATTGTGCTTATACTGGAATATTAATCCCTGTCTGCCGATGTAAGACATATATTCTGAACTCACATCAACTACAGTATTTGCAGTTCCATTGTATACAATTTTGTAAAATTTCTGCTCGCTAGTAGCATAGAATAATTTGCCATTAGAAAAGTTATTTCTTACATTTTCAATTGCAGTTCTAGTTGCATAAACATAATTTATTGTGCCACTGTCTAACAATTGATATCTAACTAGATTATCATAATCAATATATTTTTGATAGAAAACATAAGTGTTATCATTTGATCCTACAACTGTTGAGAATATAGTTGGATCAGCAGGTAAATCACTATGTGCAGCAGTTGGAAAAGTAACCTTTACTTTAGTGCTGTCAACATAGCCATCAGTTTCTGTAATGTTTTCTAGTAACTCTAAAATAACCTGTCTTGGAATCTTTGCAGTATTGGCGCTGTTAGTATTGCTTTCTAAAATTTTGATATTGTCTTTAACAACAGTATTTGTCTTAACATCATATACCGATTCAACATTGATATTCAAAAAGCGAATTGCATTGCTTGAATAAATGTAATCTAATCCTCTGTAAGTAATTGTGTACTTTGTGCCATCATTAGTAAACAACAATAACCAACTTGCATCATAGTTAGTTCCGCTGGTAGCAAGATTGAATTTTCCGTTTTGGTCAACATTATTAATTGCAACGATCTTCCATGGCTCACCATATGGTGTCTGTGACCAATCATAACGTAAGGCAAATTCTACATTGTTTAGAATGTACGTTACCATAGTATTAATAAGTGTGTTAGATAACTTAGTTGTAAAAGGCACATAACAGCCTGCTGCTATTGCACCAGTAGGTATATTTTCACTTAAGGTAACGCTACCAATAGTGCGGCCTGCAAGATAAATAGGTGTGCTTCCATCACCAATTTGACTCTTTATTGAGCAATAAATCTCTGTCTTATCACTGGGTAATCTTGGTGTTCCCAATATTAAACTATTACTGCTGTCAAAATAATATCCAGTTGGTGGTACAAATTTAATCAAACTGTTGATAAGCAAGTAACGCAGATTGTTAGTTACACCTGCACTGTTTCCAATTGGCTGATATGTTCCAATACTATATGAATAAGCAAAGAATCCTGTTGATGTATTTGTATCATCAGTTTGTCTAATCCAATTTAACGAAGGTAATGTTTGAATATTATACTTTTCAAAAAAGAAATGCTGAGTTGCTTTACTTTTAACAATGGGCTGAATGACATTGTTAACAGTTCTAATTACGTCGTTACGACTAGTGAAACTAAAATTAGTTGTTTCCTGTATTTCTTTCTTGTAAAATGATCCATCACTGCCATAAAGATCAGTGCTGCTATACTTGCCAGTTGGATCAATGATGTCCAAGTAACGACTAATGCCGCTGCTATATCTGTTAACGCTCTTGACCTTAATAATATCACTGTACATAGTGTATGGTAAAATATTATAATCTTCACCATTTACCATACGACCTTGAGTATAGAAATTTTGAGGAGCCTTATCTTTAATTTCCTGTATAAGATCTCTTCTGCTGCTGTTGGCAACAGTATACTGTAGTGCTGCTTGAATAGTTAGACGTTCTGGACGACCTGCTTTACTAATATAAGGAATTGTAATGCCAACGCCATTCATATCAGCAGGGCTAATTCTATAAGTTAAACCATTGCTGACTCTAAAATAGGTTCTATAATTTCCAATTGGAGTATCACCAAATGTGTCGTCACCAAAAACCAAGTCAATTTGATCATTTGCTCTGCTGTTGACACTGAATAACTTTCTGTTGCCACGTGCAACACTATTGTAAACGGCATTGCTGCCAACAATGTTTGGAATCTTAGTCCATTGATCACCAATTGTACCGTTGTTTAAATCATAAAACCAAACGTCTTCATTGTTAATATTTTCTAAATTAATACTCAAAACGCGATTGGGCACACGATCAGGAAATGCTTGATCTAAGTTGTTTAATACACCCTGTTTGAAGTGCATAAAATAACCAGTGTTGATACTTGCATTACCTCTGCTGTCGTTTTGATAGATTATACCAAAGTTACCAAATGAGCCCGGATCATTTTCTACAACTGCATCGCTGTCAGTAATACTTGCACTGACAATTTCAAAAGGAGTAAATGTATCGGCTATGTTGACATTGAAAGGGAATACTGGTTGAATAGTAGTTGGAACAGCAACATTATATTGTTCTGTTTTAATACCATTAATATTCTTACTGGCAAATGGCTTGCCAACTCGTTGCCCATTTGTTAGCGCAGCATTAATAATCAAGTTAAACTGACTAAGCCACTCTGAGTTTGATGGATCATTCCAGTTGATAGTAACTTTACTTAAATTTCTACTGCTGTAATCTAATACATTTTCAGTTGTGGTAATGCTTTTTATTTTAATTAACCCACTAGCTGCTTTGTTACGATTGGGGTTATAATTTAACTGCTTGACAAGTTTTAGTACACTGTCTTTACGTTCAGCAGTAGCAAGGAAATTCTCACGAGCATTAAGATCAGTACGAAATGCAAGGCTTTGTGCTTGGAAAGCAATAAGATCTAGTAGTGCAATAAACTCACTTGATTCAATAAAATCGTTAAAATCTTCTGCATAATAAGTGCGAAGATAGTCAACCATAACTTTACGAATAGTTTCGAAATCATATGATTGGAAGTCTGCTTCACTGAATGCAGTGTATAATTTCTTCCAATCTTCAACAGCAAATAGATTTGTCTGTTTGTTATTTGACGGTGTGGCCATTGTAATCTAAACCTCTAACATTATTTATATGCATTATAATATGCGTATTTTAATAAGAGACTGTGCTATTCAATTGACCAGTTGTGCCGTCGAAACCTAAATTTAAACTTACTAATTCATTAGTTGATTTAAGAACAATTTGTATACTTAGATAAAGTCCCTGCCCTTTGGGAGATTCGGTAACAGTAATTGAGTCTATCAATGAGATGCGAGGATCCTGTGCAATAATTTCACTTACATTATTGACAATTTCGTTTTTTAATGTTGTAGTCAGTGGATCGAATAACTTGTCCCAAACTAAACATCCAAAGTCGGGGTTCATTAATTTTTCACCTTTTCTAATGTGAAAATGATTCAGCAGATCTGTTATTATCAAATTTTTATCAGTAACTGAATAAGGTCCAAAGAAATTTTCACCCAGTCCAACGATTGTATTGGGGTCTTGATTTAAAAATTGTTTGGTGCTGAAACCCTTGTATAACGTCATACTATATTTAACATCCGCCTAACATGCTGGCAGCAGTTGATGCTGCTGCTGGTGCTGCTCCTGCACCGCCACCACCGCCTCCAGCAGCGCCAACTTCAACTGGTGCTCCCAATCCATTATTATCTAATTTTGTTGCTTGCTCGTCTGCTGAAATTTGAAGTTTTGCAGCATTACCAGTTTCACTAAGTGCTTGATTAAGATCATTTTGTGTTACTGTCATTAAACTGCCATCACCCGCAGTAAGTTTACCTGTAACAACATCATCGCCACCTGTTGGATTAGGAGCATAAATTGTTCCTTTATCAGGCCCATCCAATGCAACAGATTTATAAGCAGCATCTGGATTTTGAGGATCATGCCAAGTAGCATAAGTTACGCCATCTTGTTTTTCAACGGTTCGTTCCCAACCATCTGGTATATCAGCAGGTTTAATAATGCCTTCATAGTTGTCTAGTGTTGTATTAAGATTTGCATTGGCATCATTAAGAGTTTGCTTTGCTTGTTCAAGTTGAGCAGCATTTGCTTCAATTTGTGCTTGTACTGATGCTGGTCTAGTACCTGCAACTGCAACAGTACTACCTGCTGTTGTTACTGGTTGGCCGTCACTTCTAACAACATTACCATCTTCAGTTTGTTTATAAGTTAGATTACTACCTTCTTTACTGTAAGTAAACACATCCTTACCGTTTGCATCCTGTGTAACTTCTACTTGTGTAAAACTAGGGTCAATGCCATTAGGTGGCTTAATTAACTTGTCTCCGCTAGAATCATAAACTGAACCGTCATTATATTTTCTATATTCCGTGCCATCTGCTGCTTTTAGAACTCTGTAATCATAGCCGTTTTCATCAACAATAGTTGGACTTACTTTATAATCACCTGCTGGAAGCCCATCTGGATTAGTTGTTGTAACTGGGCTATCGCCTGCTTTTGTTTGATAAACATTACCCCATTTACCAGTATATGCTGCCAGTTGCGCAGGAGTTACATTTGGATTCTCGCCGCGAGCATTACCAGTATACCAAACAACAGGAACTTTTGTCACATCATTACCATTTGCCGCAAGTATCTTTTGAACTTGATTGGCTGCAACTGTATCCTGTACTTCTGGCGGAGCCATATATGCACGAGGATATTGATTTACGTCAACTCCTGCTTCTTTTGCTGCTGAACGCCAAGTACTATCAATGAATTGGTAAGCACCTGATGCAGACGATGTAGGATTTTGTGCAGAATAATCTCCACCAGATTCAACTGTTTTAATGGTATTCAAAATTGGACTGTAATTACCATCAGTATTTGCATAGATGGGACTGGTGGGAGTAGTTGAACCTACAACGCCAGTAACGCCTCCAGGACCATAAACACTGGTACCAGGTGTTACACCACTGTAATTTAGATAGTTAAAGGAACCTTGAATTCCCAATTGTATATACTGACTAAGTTGCATAGTTGGTAAACTGCTACCTCCTAGTTTAATAGTGTATGATGAAGGACTTACGAAATTTGATATTCCCGTTGTATTATTTTGTATTGCTAAACTAGTTGGATTAACTTCAGAATCAAATGTATCAGGATCAATGCCTGCGCTCATTGCACAGCCTTTAATATATTGATCGTAACTATAAAGATCTCGCCCTTGCTCAATACTTGCAATTACCATAGTCATGACTAACTTAGTCATTGGATCATTCATGTCTATTGTTTGACCAGGGTCCATGCCCCAATCTGATTGCATTTTAGTAAGGAACGCTTGGGCTCGCGGATCTAAAGGAATAGCCATTTTTATCCTCCTTTTCTTGCAATATATTCTTTAATAAAGTCTGACAATGTGCTTGCACCATCACTTTGAATTATATCAAGTAAAGTGCTTAATGCAGCAATGCCGTCTTCGGGTGTTTTGTAAGAATTTAATCCATTAACTTGACCAATTGCAAACGGATCAGTTTTTAAATCAGTGAGATCACCAGGATTATTAAGTGCTTCACCTGGCTTTAGGTTCTTGTTAGTTGTTGCAGTTGGATCACTAATATTAACAGCAAAGCCTGAGTTAGACACAGGTAAAGGCAAGTTAACATTAGTATAAAGTGCAGCGTTTTCATCATAAACATTTAATGTTCCAGCATCGCCTAAGTTTGCACCCTGCCCTGCATAACTGCCTTGTAATCCAGGATTAAACTTAATTGGGCCACTTGCATTAGTTAATACACCATAATAAGAAGGAACATCTTTTGTTGTGCCAAAACTACTTGCTGCACCATAACTACCAGATGCGCCTGCACCGCTAGGTAAACCATTTGCTGCTGCTTGACTAGGGCTACTTGCAGGACTATTAGTCTTTACATTTTGATGACCGCCATATGGTTCATGTGTTGGCCCTGGTTGCCCCATTGCCATACCTGGAGGACTTGCATTTTTAACTTTTTTACTGTTTAAGGTTATACAACCTGCTTTTTGATCAATATGCTGACCACCAGATATGCTTACGCACATCAAGCCACTTAAAAATGCCGACTTGCCTGACAAATGTATGTCACCCATGCCGCCAACTTTTACACCACCAAGTCCCATAATATCAACAGTTGCACCTTTGAGTTTCAATGGACCACTGGCAGCAATATCAATAGTTGAACCATTTAAATTTATAGGGCCAGGTGTTTCAAATACGAAACCAGCAGTGGCGTGCATTTCAACTTTTGCCTGACTATAAACTCTAACATTGCCTGCGCCGTCCATTTCAAACCACGCAGATCCTGCTGCGTTAATCAAATAAACAATGCCAGCACTGTCATTTAATAACAGCATGTTGCCGTTACTAGTGCGTAGTTTAATTAACTGACTGTTGCCATTAACATCGCCATCATCCATAATAAACTGATGACCGCCTTGTCTAGCAGGAGGACTTGTGTTCACATATCCTTCATCGTTGGCACCACCAGGCAATACTAAGTCAGGACCAGGTGTACTGATACCAAATACTCTGCTGGGAGTTTCGCGGAATGCACTACTGATACCAGGACCTCTAACAGGGTCTTGTAATATACCTTGTCTCTCATATACTTTTTTCTGATAGTCATGAGACGTTGTAGCACGTTTAAAGAATTCGCCTTCATTATCATGAGTTGCAGGATCATTATCATTGAATTCAACTAAGGGATCTGGGGGACCACCATGAAACATGCCACTACTAATACCTGGAACCATGTGTAAATTTGGCCAATCTGGAATACATCCAAACCAATAGCCTCTAAATGGGTCACCGTTAACGAATGTGCATAAAACTTTTACACCTAGATCAGGTGGAACAAACCACATGCCATATGAATGTGGACTGCTGCCAAAATCTTGTCCTGTTCCGCGCTGTGCAGGATCTGTTTGGCCATAGAATGGAGTACAGTAATGCACTGTTCTCCAACTGGATTCATTTAATGGATCTCCTCCTAATTCAGGAATGTAAACTTGCAATCTGCCTGAACGCATACTATCAATGTTATTTTTTACAACACCAACGAAAGGACCTGGATTAATTCTAATACCAGCCGCATCTTCGTGTCTGCTATGTTTCGGTGCTTTGCTGCCTTGTGTATTACTAATTTCCATTTAATTTTCCAAACTTTCAGGTATTATTCTTATTGATTCTCTGTTTCGGAACTGTTTTGAATTCTAATTCTATAGTTGTCTAATTTTTGAGTAAACCGTCCTTTTCTAAAACTACTTACAACTCTTGTTACAAGATAGTACCCACTGAATACTGATGTTGTTGCATTTCCTAAACCAAAGATGCCAGTTACTGGATCATAGTCTGTTGCATAAGGAGTTTTAAATTTAAACAAAAATGCAGTTGTACTATTTTGAAAATTAATAGTACCATCAGTTAATGTTTTAGTTGATGAATCAACATTGGTAGAATATAATATATTATCTTGTTGTAACCAATCAGGATCGCCTACAATTTCAATATCTAAAGTAACCATATCTCCAACACTGTCAAACATCTTAGACATCATTTCACCAACAACTGTTCTTTGTTCTGTTGAAGTAGAATCACCGCTATTCTGTTGATTTGCAAGACCGTTAGTTAATAAGATGCCAGGTTTAATTATTCTTAGATCCTTATTATTATCTTCTATTTGAACATCATTGGGATTTTCCCCAACATATGTACTTTTTACTGCATTTCTAGGTTCATAAAATGATGCCTTAAAATCAATTGCTGCTTTAATAACATCCCTGTTATTACCAGTATAAATGTATTCATAATTTTTAACAACTGTTGCATTGCTCATTGGTGCTTGGCCCATGTTAGGGTGATCTTCACCATAATGCTCATAAGAGACAACTGTATAAGTTGTTCTACGTGCAGTGGTTGCTGTCAAATCATCGTAACCTAATATTTCAACTTTAGGTATAATTTTCCACATGATAACAGGTTTATCTTTAGGAGCATTTTTTTGAACTTGATTCTGCATGAAATCAGTTTGAGTCAATACACGACCTATCAAATCAGTGATCTTAGTTCCTGCTTGAATCTTAAGTGTTCCATATTGTGTGTCTTGTTGAAGTGTTCCTTGTTGTCCTGCTTGTAGATTTTTTTGACCTTCAGCACCTTTGGAACTGGGGTAAGTTTTTGCTAGATCATTGGGTGTCTTTGTATTAAGAATACTTGCATTGGCAAGATCTTTTGTAAATTCAAACAAATATTCATTTGCAATTTTTTGAGAACCATTATCCACTTTTAATTTTTCATTATCTGCTAATGCTTGTGCAAGTCCTTTAGTGACAACTGTATTATTTTGATTAGAAGGTTGAGGGGTTGTGTCTGATCTGGCATTACCTGATGCTTTTGTTGGTTCAATTTCTTTAGCATTAAAAAGATCTTTGACCTTCTCACCTACCAATTCTAGATGCATAGGAATTTGATTATCTAAGATCGTCAAAGCAAGATTTTGTACAGGTATTGCCTCACAAGAATATAACGCACCTTTATGTGTTACGCTAAAATGAATACTAGTTAATGTAAATGGAAAGTATTTTGTTGCATCTATAACTTTGGGATTTCCTAAATCATCATATCCAAAAAATTGTATTTTAAGTACATAGATAAGTTGTTTAAAATCTGCACCCAATGCTTGACTTTTTGCAAGTTCATATAATCTATCTAATAATGTGACGCTATAAGGTTCAATTATTTCAAATTTAAATTTTACAGCATCAGTACCGCGAGCCTGAGGACCTTTATTTCCTACTACTGTTTCAATTTCAAGATTGTCAATGGCCATGTCATTGCCAAATGCACTACTTCTACTATTTTTGTCAACATCATTAAACCCGCCGTTAGATATTAATAATTTTCCGTTTTTTATAATACTTCCAGCAGAATCAGGACCAATGCTTCCCTGCGCAATTTTGTTAAAGTCATCTTTGCCAATTGACCACAATTGCAAATTGTAAGTGTAATTTGCATAATCATGTAATACATTAGTTCTTGCTTTTGCAGTAGGTGTTGCCATTTACAGTGCCAATATTCTAGTCAACGTATCTTTTTTAGGAATGTAGATATATTTGTCAGCAGTGAAATCCCAAATTGGATCAACTATAACATCTCTATTTCTCATCATGAAAACCCACCAATAGTCAGTGGTGTCATAAACCCACCAACTTAATAGATCAGGTCTATACTGAAATTGAGAACCAATTTGTTTATAAAGATCATCTGCTTGTGCAGGAAATTCTCGCGGAGTTAAAATATCTAAAAACTTACCTTCAATGAAAGGAGTTTCTCTGTAGGGACTATTGGTATTATACTTGGTATTAATTGCCATTAGATCCATCCTCCTGTCTTAGGTCCACTTGATGTAGTGCCAGCAGTTAACAAACTACCTTTGGCAAATGATTGTAAATCAAAATTATTACTAATTTTGTTTCTACTGTAAACCGGCATAGTATCTAATGTGATATTAAGATCAACAGGTACTTTACATACCTTATCCATAAAAGTAACTGTCATATAGTTAACATCGTTTGGTAGCGTATAGTTAAAATCTTTAACAACAATTGGAATATGATCAAACATATATTGTCCATAAGCATCCAGATACAGTACAGGCGGAGGTGTTCCTCTATTATCTTTTCCTGCATAAAACATCTTAGTCACAGTTCTAAAAAAATGAATCATTGACAGGATATATTTTGCATCGTCTTCGGTCTGTGCTGTAAATCTTCCTTGAATATTAATACTGTCTACGCTACTGTGTGTATAGTAAGGAGTTGTGTAGTTACTATGCAGTAGATTTTCCATATCATAATTTGCTTTATGTCCAACTGATATTGTTGGAGGATACGGAAATAATACTCCTGAATTTGGTTTTAATTGATCAAATACTGTGCTTGCATTAACAAAAAGCCCTGTTTGATCTACAATTATAACTCTATCATCTACTCCATCATCTGGACTTGAAATATTCGATTGACTAGTACTAGGCACAAAGGTGCTTAATCCAGGATCAAACACACCACCCTTAGGAATAAAATTTGCACTGGCAGGATCAGTTGCACTACCACCAACAGGACCTTTATATGTTGATCCTGGATGTGTTAGTGCTGTTCTAGTTGATCCTGGATTAGAGTTTTGGTAATTTGAAGCAGCATCTGGTTTAGTAGTTGCTCTCTTAACTGCGTTTGCAATCTCAGATGCTGGGCCGCCAGTTGACGGATTTGTTACAGGAGACTTAGCAGTAAATTTAGTTTGAGTGGCTGCTCCAGGATCAAGTTGAGTGACACCTGATCTATATCCCATTGTAGGACCAAAAGAAATTGCTGAAGAACTAGGCCCAGTTCTACCAGATGTTCCTGCTGCGCCACCCGCTACTGCACCAGTGCCAACGCCTGTACCTGCACCACCTGCTGCTGCGCCTGCGCCGGTACCAGCAGCACCAGCAGCGCCTGTAGTACCTAATATGCCAGACTGTCCAGTTGGAGTCAATGAGTCGGGAGTTGTGCCGATAGCACCTACGCCAACAGCGTTTAATGATGTGCCCGCTGCCAATCCGCCTGGGTTAGATAAACCAGTGGCATAAAATTCTAAGTTAGTACTAGATAATCCAGAAGCACCTGAGTTTGCCGAAGATCTAGTATAAAAATTAGGTTTTTGTGGTTTAAATGTAGGCATTTTTCTACTTCTTTTGAATAATAAATATTTACCAAATTATAATATGGCTATATAATAATACAATGACAGTAACAAAACGTACTCCTTATCTTACTAACAAAGATCTACTAAGAGAGATTCATAAGAGCAAGAATACTTACTGTAGTTTTTTAACTCCTGAAGACAATCACTATGATCTTATTTTACCAAGTTTAAGTAAAATTAATCAACGAACAGTAGCAGAAGCAAAACGTGCTCGTGCTACTTTCTTAGCCAAGCAAGCATGGGAAGCATCTCAGTTGCAGGGTGTTAAGACAAAACTTGATGATCATATGATAGATTGGCATAAGATTAAAAAAACTGAAGTTGTATTTCGTATTATGACATGGGACCATATTCCTTTGGCCCCGGGTCGCAAGAAGACTCCAAAAACTGCAAGCGATCATCACGCTAAAATTAATTTCCCTCCTTTCCAACATTTTCGTTATAACGATGATGACGAACTTATTTGTGTTGGAAAAAGTCACTGGGAAGGTGGTTTAAGCAATGGTGCATTTAATAAAGATCACGGAGCAATGACTAACAGTCTTGCCAGGATGTTTATGAAACTTTGCGAGCGTTTTGGAAGTAAAGGTAACTGGCGTGGATACACATATAATGATGAAATGCGTAGCCAAGCATTGTTACAGTTAAGTCAAGTTGGACTACAGTTTGATGAATCAAAATCAAATAATCCATTTGCTTACTATACTGCAACGATGGCTAATAGTTTTACCCGTGTTTTAAATGTAGAAAAGCGTAATCAACATCTTCGTGATGACATCTTAGAAATGAATAATTTGAATCCCAGTTATACTCGACAGACTGAAAATGCAATTAAGGCAAAGGAAATTGTTCATGCTGATATTGATCCCACAAGTTTGGTAGGCAAAACTTAATATTGATATTGCCAAACTAATGTAATATAATAGCAGTATGTCAAACTTATTCAAACGTGCTGCTATCTTTACCGATCTACATCTTGGAATGAAGAGCAATAGTGCTCAACATAATCAAGACTGCGAACGCTATGTAGATTGGTTCCTTGATCTTGCAAAAAGTAGAGAATGCGATATCATACTATTTCTAGGAGATTTTCACCATAATAGAAACAGTATCAATATCAGCACAATGGACTATAGTCTTAGATGTTTAGATAAGATTGATGCAAGTGGTCTCAGGTGTATGTTTATTCCTGGTAATCATGATCTCTACCATAAAGACAAACGCACCCTCACTTCAATCAAGTACATCAGTAAGTTCAAGAATATTCAATTAATTAATGAACAGTACAGTGAGGGTGACGTTTGCTTTGTGCCTTGGCTAATTGGCGAAGAACATAAAAACATGCGTAAGATCAAAGACAAATATGTCATGGGACATTTTGAACTGCCACGATTCCTTATGAACGCAATGGTAGAAATGCCCGATCATGGTGAACTACGCCGTGAAGATTTTGGTTATGTTGATAAAGTATTCACAGGACATTTTCACAAACGACAAACACAAAATAATATTCATTATATTGGAAATGCATTTCCACATAACTTTGCTGACGCATGGGACAATGATCGCGGCGCTGTTATTTTAGATTGGGGACAGGAACCAGAATTTGTTAATTGGACTCAAGGACCCGAATATCGTGTTATGAGTCTTGCACAACTGATCGATAATCCAGAAACATATCTCAATGATCGAACATATGCTCGTGTTAATTTAGATATTTCCATCAGTTACGAAGAAGCAAACTTCATCAAAGAAACTATGCTGGGTCAGTATGGTGCAAGAGAACTGACACTTATCCCACACAAGTTAGAACTTGATCTAACAGGTACTCCAATTGATACTGCATTTGAATCAGTTGATCAGATTGTCATTAATCAAATTGAAGCAATTGATACATCTCATTATGACAGACAACTGTTAATGCAGATTTACACTGGACTTTAATATAGATTTATCCAATAACTTAATGTAAAGTAATATCAATGTTTAAGATTAAGAACTTAACTGTAAAGAATTTCATGAGCGTGGGCAATGCAACCCAGGCTGTAGAATTTGACCGTAGAGACCTTACACTCGTATTAGGCGAAAACTTAGATTTAGGAGGTGATGATTCTGGTGCTCGTAACGGTACGGGTAAAACCACTATTATAAACGCCTTGAGTTATGCGCTCTACGGTCAAGCCCTAACCAACATCAAACGCGATAATCTAATTAATAAGACTAACGCAAAAAACATGTTGGTTACGGTTGATTTCAATGTTAACAATCAAGACTACAAGATTGAACGAGGACGTAAGCCCAATGTTCTAAAATTATATGTAAACGGCGAAGAAGAACAATACGAAGACGACAGTCAGGGTGACAGTAGAGAAACACAGCAGGATATCGAACGCCTGCTGGGTATGACTCATGATATGTTCAAGCATGTATTAGCATTGAACACATATACCGAACCTTTTCTTAGTATGCGAGCAAATGATCAGCGTACTATTATTGAACAGTTGCTGGGCATTACAATCCTTAGTGAAAAAGCAGAAGCACTTAAGAATCAAATTAAAACAACTAAGGAAGCAATTACTGAGGAAGAGATTCGTATTAAAGCAGTGCAAGATGCCAACAAGCGTATTGCTGAACAGATCGAAAATCTCAAGCGTAGACAAAAGTTATGGGTTAGTAAACATGAAGAAGATGTAATAACTCTTGAACGTGGGCTTATGGATCTTGCTAACGTAGATATCGAAGCAGAAATTCAATCGCATAAAGAGTTATCTGATTATCACGAACGTGTTAAAAAGAAAACAGAATGCGACAAATGGATTCGTAGTCTACGTGCTGATTATGCAAAAGAAGAAAAACTATATCAGAAACTCGAAGGTGAGATAGCAGATCTTAATAATCACACTTGCTATGCATGTGGTTCAACACTGCATGATGCAAACATGGGTATGATACTTGAAACTAAATCAAAGCAATATACTGATTGCCAAAATCATATGCTTACACTACAAGAAAAAGCAAATGAATACCAAGATCAGTTAGATGCACTGGGCGCAATTGGTTCTTCACCCAAGGTAATTTATGATTCGCTTGAAAAGGCATTAAGTCATCGTAGCACACTTGAAAAATTAGTTGAGCAGTTAGATCGCAAGCGTGACGAGCAGGACCCTTATGCAGAACAAATTGTTGATATGGAAACATCAGCAATTGAAGAGATTACATGGGATAAGATCAATGCACTTACTCAAGTTAAAGAGCATCAAGAATTTCTACTCAAGTTGCTGACTAACAAAGACTCATTTGTGCGTAAGCGCATCATTGATCAGAATCTTGCTTATCTTAACACTAGACTGGGTGCATATCTACATGCAATTGGACTACCTCATCAAGTTAAGTTCTTAAATGATCTAACTGTAGAAATTACAGAGTTGGGTCGAGAACTTGACTTTGATAATCTCAGTCGTGGTGAACGCAATCGTCTTATACTTTCGTTAAGTTTTTCGTTTAGAGATGTTTGGGAAAGTCTATACATGCCCATCAACTTACTGTTCATTGATGAGATGATTGACAGCGGCATGGATTCAAGTGGTGTTGAAAATGCGCTGGCTATCTTAAAGAAGATGTCACGTGAACGTAATAAGAGTATTTTCCTTGTAAGCCATAAAGATGAACTGTCAGGTCGTGTTAATAACGTGATGAAGGTCATCAAAGAAAATGGCTTTACATCATATGAGAACTTTTCAGATGATGCGTGACCTATATTGCAGTGCGGTAAATATGCACTGCAATGGATCTAGGACACTGGGAATTTCCGCACGAATTTAATGTTGAAGAATGGTTTGGTTTTATATATCGAATCATCGAACTTAATACTGGCAGAGAATATATTGGAAAGAAACAGTTTTACAGTAACTTAACTAAAGCAGTTAAGGGAAGAAAGAACCGTAAGCATTTCAAAAAAGAATCCAATTGGCGCAAGTATACCAGTTCCAGTGTTGAACTTAACAAATCAATCGAGTTATATGGTAAAGACAATTACAAATTTCAAATTGTAAGTTTACATAAAACTAAAGGTAGTTTGCACTATCGAGAAGTTGAAATTCAAATTATGGAAGATGTGCTTAGATCTAGATTACCTAATGGTTTACGCAAGTATTATAATGGTAATATTTCAGCAGTTAAGTTCTATCCTCCTGCCGAACACTTAGATGAAGTGGCAATGAAAATATAGACATATTGTTAACTTTCTGTTACTATTGTTAAATGAGACTATTATTCTTACTGTTTTTAATATTTCCAATTGCTGCTCAATCTACTGAATTGCGTTTGATTGTGCCTTATGCACCAGGAGGTCCTGCAGATTTAATATCACGTGCAGTACAGTCAAACCTAAACAGTCAAAATATACCAACAGTAATTGAATATAAAACAGGCGCAGGCGGTGCTATTGCTTTCAATTATATTGCAAAATTAAAAACAAATGAAACAGTAATTGCACTTGCTAGTAATGGGTTAACTGATGGTCCTATCATTGATAAAAAAGAAACTTACGATTTAGGTAAAGATTTTATACTTGTTAAACATTTAGGAATTATCCCAAATTTATTAGTTGTATCAAATAAAGTAACTGCAAACACATTATTAGAACTAGTTGAACAGGCAAAATCAAATCCTGTTTATTATGGTTCTAGCGGAGTTGGAAGTGGGCAGCATATTTTGGCTGCATTGATTACTGCCAAGTTCAATAACTTTGTACACGTTCCTTACAAAGGCGGCAGCGAAGCATTGGCAGACTTATTGGGTAATCATATACAGTTCGTAGTTGAATCTAATATGTTAGTTGATCCTTACATTAGATCAAATCTACTTAAACCCTTGGCAGTTTTAAATTCAACTAGATTAGCAGACTATCCTGCTGTTAGTACAGTTAAAGAATATGGAATTAATGATTACAATTATGAGAGATGGTTTGCATTGGTTGCCAATTCAACAGCAGATCCTGCAATTCTAAATGAAGTACAGACAAAACTAATGTCGTTAGATTTGAAATCATTAGGCATATTACCAACATCTTTAAGTATAGATAATTTTCTTGTAAATCAACAACAGCAGTTTCGACAAATTGCAAAGGATGTAAATTTTGAACGAAATTGACAAAAGAGGATTTTATCAAGTTGGTAATCAAAAATTCTATCGAAAAGTAGATGCAATTGTTGAGGATCAAAAAACAAATACTGGGGTACATTGGAACTTCAACGACGATATATTTGAAACATTTGATTGGCAAAGCCCAGTTGAGATGACATTAAAAAGTTTGTATGCACTAAGAGCAAAACAACTTAGAGAAAAATATGATTATCTTGTACTCTGCTATAGTGGCGGCATAGACAGTTATACGATTCTAAGATCGTTTATCGACAACAATATTTTCTTAGATGAAATTTTAATCTTTGGTCCTTTCAAAGGCACGGAATCAACAGCAAACTCTAGCGACGAAGCATGGAATCTACGTAGCGAAATCGAACTGCAAGCAATACCAATACTGAAGAAATTAGATGTAAACTTTAATACTAAAGTTACTTTTTATGATTATACAGATGATTTGCTCAAGTATTATGACAACAAGAATTGGATCTTAGATTTCAATCCTGGTGTTAGATACAATGCATCAATGCCTAAAAACATATTAATTCATAATTCTACAAGAAATTATTTGATGCAGTATGATAAAGGACGTCGTGTAGGATTCATACATGGCATTGATAAACCTCGAGTTACATTTCAAGATGGTAGTTATTACATGTATTTTCTTGATGTGCAACTTAGCATCAGTGTAGGAGATTTTAATCAAGTCAACGATCTATACTGGGAAAACGATGAATTATTCTATTGGTCACCTGACTTGCCAGAACTGTTATCAAAGCAAGCACAAGTTATCAGTGCATGGTTTGATATGAATCCACATCTAAGAAATCTATTAGATTTTCGTTCAGGCAAAGGCCTAGTACCAGAAGAATATTATTCTATAATCAACCCTCTAGTATATCAGGATTACTGTAAAGATATTGTGTTTAAGGTAAAAAAGCCTTATAATCCATTATACCAGGAGAATGAATACTGGTTCAGAAACGAAAACATATTGGCTTATAAAAATTGGAAGATGGGCTTAGACGATTTAAAATCACAGATTGCACCCTCGTGGTGTAATCAAAATACTTTCGAAAAAGGCTTAATTGGCTGTTTTAGTAAATTCTACAAAGTGAAATAACAAAAAGATATATAATTGAACTACTTGGCATCGTAGGCACCTCAGGCTATATAGTCCCTTATCTGTTAAAAATAGAAGGTCTCACGCCCCGATAATCGTGAAAGCGGACAACGCACGGCTTGCGATAGGCTAAATGATTGTGGCTCTGAGAAAAAGCAACCACAGCAGTAATAATGTTTGCTGGTTAAGGCATTACTACTGTACCGTTGGAATTCAGCTGGAATAATAGGGTACCGGCCAACCGCCCTTCTTGTAATAAAGTTTCCTTTTTCTACAGTATGACGGAGAACTCAACAAAAGTTTCTTTGTCACTGATCCCGTAAAGGGATCAGTATGACATCTAATCTAACAAAAAGTATCAAGAGAAAATGTTAACGAACGTAAGTGAGTTAACTGGTTGCTGCAAAGCAACCACACAATGCATATGAATACAATTAGAAGAATGGAGTTCCTGTCTTCTGTGTAATTTCCATGTTTTGTTTAATGATACTGTTAATAATTTCTCGTTCTTGAAAACTTAAGTCAACTGCTTCGTCATAAGTGAGACCGCCACGCATGTACCAACACATACGAAGTGCTTCTTCCTTTAGCCCCTTAACTTGACGTTCATAGTCTTCGATTAACTTAATAATCCCGTCACGATCTAATGTTAAGAGGCGTTGTTGAAAAAACGAGTATAATCAAACTCTACTTCTACAGGATATTCAAATTCACATTCGCTGCATTGAACACGTGGTCTGGGAAGAGCCATACTTTCATTGATCTTATCAAACTGATTACGAACTGCCTTTACGATTCTATTGTCGGCGTTGTCATAAAATTCTTTGATGAAATCAAAGTCGTGTACCCTTGTGCCATCTTCGGTTTCGATGTATTCTGTGCCTGTAGCAATTACCTTCATACTAATTTCAACTAGCTTTTGCATGTGAATAGTATACTTCTCTAACTTTTCTTCTTCGCTCATTTCTTGGCTGTTTACTACTTGTAATAGTCTCTGCTCTTCAAAATTTGCGTTGTTTGTCTTATACCCTTCGAAATAACTCTGTGGTCTAATCTTAATCTTAAGACCTTGAATTTCGATTGGGGTGTCGTAATTAGGGGCTTTAATTCCATCTAATAGGAAAGTAAGATCTAGTGCATGACTATTTTGATGCTTACATGCTGAACTAGGGCATATAGTATCAATGTCCATGCTTTGACCATAACTAGCAATTCTGATAGCAATTAGCACTGCATCAACATCAATGCTGGGCATCTTCCAAGGATCTTTAATTAGTGGGCAGCAACTTCTAATTACGTTAACAATTCCTTCACCATTAAGCAATGCATCAGGTGTACGAATGGTAATTTCGTCTCTGGTAGTCATTGGGTAAACTGGAATTTGTCCGTTAAGAGGTAAATCAATTGATCCATCAGGCCAAAACTTACCGCCACTTGGTAGTGTTAGGTAAATTGAAGGCTGTCGAAAATGCTTGGTTAATGGGTTCATTGATATTGCTGTCATTTTTTGATCCTATAAATAACTAGTGCCATGTATTTAGTGGGACAAAAATGAGGTAAAAATTTTAATATGGCTGACTCACCTGAAGAACTGCAAAAACAATTAGAAGAACTTCTTATTAAATTCAAAGCCGCTTTTCCGGATAAAGAGCTTAGAGTTTTCAATAAAGGAGTCGCTGCGGCTTCGGATACTGTTGAAAGAGTTAGAAAAGATTTAGACAATTATCGTGCTGGTATCAATGCTGCTGGTAATGATACTAAAGAACGAGCATTTCAAGAAAAAAGATATCAAGCAGAAATTAGAAAAACAATTGAAGAAGTTAGAAAGTCTGGTGGATCTTTTAAAGAACAGCAAAAAGCATTGGATGAATTAACAGATTCAATTGAAAAATCAGTTGATTCTCCTGCATTAAGAGAAGCAGTAAAGAAACAAGTTTCTGCAACAATTCAAAATGTTGATGCAACTAATAAGTCAATTGCAAATCAAAAGTTATTTTCGGAATCGGTAACAAAAGTATATGGTAATATGTCTTCATTTGCTAATGGTGCAGGCACATTAGTAAAAGATATATTCAATGCAAGTCAAAATTCTAAACCACTTGCTGCTGCTCAAGGCATGCTCAAAGCAGAAACTGAAGCATTATCTAAGAGTCTCAGTGGTGGCGGATCGCTATTAAAAGAATCTACTAGCGGACTATTACAAAGTCAAAATAAATGGGCTAGAGGCATTGGTATAGCTGGCCAAGTCGTTGGTACTGGTCTTCAGGGTGCTAGTAAGGTTGCAGGTGTCTTTACATCAGCACTGGATACTATTGGTCCAGTTATGCAAAACTGGGAAAATAATTTTTCCAAAGCAAGCAGTGCAGGTGCATTATTTGGGCAGGGATTAGACGAACTTAGAAACACTGCTGGCGCTGCTCATATGAGAATGAGTGATCTAGTAGATGGTATTTCGCAAGGAATGGACTCATTTCATAAAGTTGGATTGAGTTTTGATCAAGCCGCTAAACTAGTTGGAAAAACAAACGGTGCATTAGTTACTGGGCAAGCAGCACAGGAGTTATATGCATTAGGATTAGTTGATGTAAAAGATAGAGTATCGGCAATGGCTGGTGCTATTGATCAGGCTCGTATTACTGGTCACAAATATAGTGAAACTCAAAAAGATTTGGCTGAAATAACTGTAAAATATTCTAAAGATTTAAAAGTTCTGCAGGCAGTAGTAGGCAAAGATGCAGAAAAATCATTACAAAAAGCAAGACTTGAATCTCAAAAAGGCGCAGTAGCACAAACTCTTGGCGGCGACGAAAATAAAATAGATGCTTACACTAAAATTTCATCTACAATGGATGTTTTTGGTGATAAAGCAAACGATATGAAGGAAGCTTTAAATCAAGTTAGATTGGGCGGCCCTGTGATGAATGCCGCCATTGCAACTGATCCGTTATTGATGCAAGCAATTCAACAAGCAAATAAGTTAATTGATCAAGGCGATGAAGAATCTACTGAAAAATTTGCTGCTATTCTTGCAAATCTACAAAATCAAGCTAAACTTGAATCTCAAAATGCTGCAACTGATGCGTCAATAAAGGCAAGGGGCGCTACATTTACTAAAGATAGCCCATATTTGCAATCAGCAAATGATTTTAGAAATGCTTTGATAACAATAGCACCGGGTATAAGGAAAGCAGCAGAGAGTACTGCTTCAACTGTAAAGGATATTACTAATAAAGGCGGACAAATTAGTCCATCAACAACTCAATTTGGGCAATTAAATGCTGAAGCAAATGAAGCACAAGTTAAATTAGAGCAAGCAGCAACTAGTGAAACAAGTGTGAACATGTTTATTGGCAGCATGAAACTTGCTGTTGAATCAATAAACAACATGATTGATGAAATCAATGCTCTTGGTGTCAGATTCAGTAAAACTGGTTTTGAATCAACACTTGGCGAAAAAGCATTAGAAATTGGTAAAGTTGTTGGAGAGGTTGCACTTGGCATTGCTGGATTAGCATTTGGCGCTAGTAGTTTAGGCGCACTTGGTGGTGCAGTTAAAGGTGCGATTGGTTTAATTACAGGAGCAGGATCCGCAGTAGCAGGAACTGCTGTTGCTGCTGAAACAGCATTAGTTGCAGGTGCTGCTGCGGTTGAAGGCGCTGCTGCAATATCTGCAGGATCTATGGTAGCAGGCGCAGCATTAATTGCAGCACCCGTTGTTGCTGGTGTAGCAGCATTTAAAGGGTTAGAAGTAGCGTCAGAAAAAATTGCAGAAGATCCAGGCTTTGCAAAACTTCAACAACGAGATCAAGGTAAATCTGATCTTGATCTAAGAAGAGAAGCCGCAAGTACATTTGCACAACGCAATAATCCTAATCAAGATACAACACTCAGTCGTGCTGAAATTATTAAGAAATATGGCTTAACTGGGCAGCAAGCAGTTGCTCAAGCAATGCCAGGTGAAGATACTTGGACTCTTAAAGACAAGTCAAAACTTAACACTAAGACTGGTGAAAGATTTGATGAGCAGGGTAACTTATTAGAAATAAGAGGCGGTCCTGAACTTACTGATGCACTTAAAGAATTACTAAAGACAAATGTTGATTTAAGATCAACTTACTTAAAGTTAAATGACGAAGGTAAGACAGCAGCAGTTGAAGCAAGTAAAGCAGGATTAGATGCTGCTAGTGGATTCTTAGACGAACAAAAGAGAATGGCTGCTGAAGCATCAAAAGCAGCAGCAACAGCAGCGGCTACACCTGTTAAAGCAACTATGACTCCAACAGTAGATACTACTGCATTGGAGCAAGGATTAAAAGCACAGTACACAGATGCAAATGCAGCAATGATAGAAATGGAAGCAAAGCAGGCTGCATTTATTGCTCAACACGGTGCTCCTGATGTAACACTAAAACCAACTATGGCTGATTTTGCATCAGACACAGTTAGAAAAGGATATTCAGATCCAGAGTTACAGAAGCAAGCAGAAGAAATTCAAAAATCAATTTATCAGTTTAATTCAGATCAAATTGAAATTCAAAAGCAGTTGAGAAATGTTATTGCTGGATTACCATCTGAATTTAATAAGAATAGTGAGTTTGGTACTGGAAGAGGTGGATTAAGACAAGATGAAGCCGCAGTACAAGCACTAATTGATAAGTTTGGATATAGTAAAGAAGCACTTAAACAATTTGGTGGCGGCGCTAATACAAGTAATAGTTTAACAATTGGTGAAGATTCATATTCTTTACGAGTTGTTGGACTTTATAAGAAACTAGTTGATGAAGAACTTAAAAAGAATGCTGAAGAAGGTAGGGCTGCTAAAGCACAAGTTGTAACACAACCTGACAAACAAGGTAGTGCAATTCCTGTTGATGTTCTTAAACAGTTAACACCGGAAGAAAAGCCAGAAGAAAAAGTTGAAAGCAGTTTTTCACCTGAAGAACTGCACAAAGCACTGTTAGATTCGGCAGTAATGCCGAGCAATTATTTGGCTGGGACACAAAGTCCGCGTCAAATGCGAGATGCTTTAGCACCAGAAGATCGCCCAGCAGCAGTTAAAGCAATGCCATCTGCTCAAGGTACTGCAATTCCTCCAGAGATTTTACAAAAGTTGGGATATGATAAAAACGAATCTAATGCAGATATACTAGAAACTATTACACCAATTAGAGACTTTGCTAATAATATCAAAGGCTATATGGGGTTTGATGGTCAAAAAGTAATGTTGGACAAGTTAGAAGAAGTTGTCGCTGTTGCTAAACCAAACAAAGAAGAGCCAAAGCCAGTTCCTCAGCAAGTTAGTGCAAGAGCAGAAGCAACAATTAGTCCTGAAAAACTTGCACTTGAACAAGCAGCAAAGAGTCAATTTGCTGATGCACAAGCAACACGTAAAGATTTAGAAGCAAAGCAAGCAGCATTAATTGCAGAACATGGTAAAGGTGATATACAGTTACCTGCAACTGCTCTTGATTATGCAGCTGATACACGTAGAACAGCATATTCTGATCCTGAAGTACAGAAGCAATCCGAAGCCCTAAAAGCATCAATTGATCAATATAGCAAGGATCAATTAAATGCTCAACTTGCTCTTGCTAATATTATTGCTGGTTTACCTGCTGAATTTAATAAAGGAACACTGTTTGCAACAGGTGATTTTGAAAATAGTTCAGTGCAAATGCAGGGTGCTATCAAAGCACTTATTGATGAGTTTGGATATACAAAGGAAGAACTTAAGAAGTTTGCTGGTGGAGCAAGAGGCGGCAACCGTATACAAATTGGTGAAGATGCATATAACCCACAAGTAATTGGTCTTTACAGAAAGAAAGTTGAAGAAGAATTAAAGAAATCAACAACAGAACAGGCTGCTAAGATAGTCACTCCTGAAAGTCAAATTAAAGATTTAGTGGCTCCAATCATTGATATGAATAGAAATGCTGATCAGACAAAATCTGATCAGAAAGCAATGTTGGAAAAGATGGATGATGTTGCTGCTGTTGCAACTCCAACTAGTGCATCTGCTGATGCAATACAACAGTCAATGGCTGAAATTAGCAACAGTATCAAAGTTGCTCCAAATGAGCCAACTACAGTTATGCCTGACCCATTGCAGATGCAGAAGAGCACTATTGAAGGTTTAACTGAAGCATCTACTCAACGTACTGCTGAACAAGCAGAGCAACAGACCAGACTGTTAACAGCAGCAGCAGAGATGAGAAATACAATGGTAGAAGTTGCTAATCCTGATAAACCTGATATTACAGCAGTATTAGCAAAACAAATGGGACAAATGGTTGCATTATTAGAAGACCTAAATGATGGAATACGAAATGTATCTACAAATACAAGAAATACATATCAGGCGGTATTATAAGTTAAATATACAATAGGAAATTAGTATGTCTTGGAAAAAACATTTTCGTGTCGTAACTGACGGTAGTATGAGTCCAGTGAATGGAAGTACTGCAAACTATAGTTTTGGATATTTAGATAGTCAGGCAAATGCTGCTTTTAGAAATTATCAAAGCATGTTGCCTGATATCTATAGCGGCCATCCAAATCGTGTTGATCGTTATACACAATACGAAAATATGGATCTCGACAGTGAAGTAAATGCAGCATTGGATATTTTAGCAGAGTTCTGTACACAAAATGCTGAAGATACAAAAACAGCATTTGAGTTTCATTTCAATGACGAAGCAACTGAAAATGAAATTACAATTTTAAAAGAGCAACTTACTAGTTGGTATAGTTTAAATGATTTTGATAAGAAAATCTTTAAAATCTTCCGTAATGTTTTGAAGTATGGAGATCAAGTATTCATTCGTGACCCAGAAACTTATAAGTGGTACTGGAGTGAAATGAATCGTGTTAGCAAAATTATTGTTAACGAATCAGCAGGTAAAGTTCCTGAAGTTTATTATGTACGTGATCTTGCTCCTAATCTACAAAACGATACAATTACAAGACCACCTGGTCCCAATGACACTTATGCTCATGCTCCTTACATGGGTGGCAGCAGAAGTTATACAGCAGGCGGTGAACTTTTTAGTCCTAACACACGTTTCGGTGCTGGCAACAATGAATTTCCAGTTGAAGCAGAGCATGTTGTTCATATTAGTTTAACTGAAGGGCTTGATGTTAACTGGCCATTTGGTGTAAGCATACTTGAGGGTATTTTTAAAGTATTCAAACAGAAAGAATTGCTTGAAGATTCATTGCTAATTTACCGTGTACAACGTGCTCCTGAGCGTCGTGTGTTCTACATTGATGTAGGTAACATGCCTGCACACATGCAGATGTCATTCTTAGAGCGTGTTAAGAATGAAATTCATCAGCGTCGTATACCTACACAGAGCGGCGGCGGATCTAATTTAATGGATGCAAGTTATAATCCATTGTCTATCAATGAAGATTATTTCTTCCCGCAAACTGCTGAAGGTCGTGGTAGTAAAGTTGAAGTATTACCAGGTGGTCAGAATTTAGGTGAGATTGACGACTTAAAGTATTTTCAGAACAAGTTATATCGTGGTCTTCGCATTCCTAGCAGTTACTTGCCAACAGGTGCAGAAGACAGTGACCGTGCATTTACAGATGGTAAAGTAACTACAGCATTAATTCAAGAATATCGTTTCAATGAGTATTGCAAGCGATTACAGAAGTATATCAGCAGTAAGTTTGATGAAGAATTCAAGTTATTCTTAAAGTGGCGCGGATTTAATATTGATAGTAGTTTGTTTGAATTACGTTTTAATGAACCACAAAACTTTGCTGCTTATCGTGACATTGAACTTAATGCACAACGTATTCAAGCATTTAGTGGTGTTAAAGATACTGAATTTTTATCCAAGCGTTTTATGCTTAAAAAGTATCTTGGTTTAAGTGAAATTGAAATGACAGAGAACGAGAAGTGGTGGCATGAAGAGCGTGGTACTCCTGAATCTCCCGGAGCAACTGGTGCTGATATGAGAAATGTTGGTATCACTCCTGGTGGCATTACTGGTGATTTAGATACTATTGGCGATCTATCAGCAGAAGCAGGCGCAGAAGCACCTCCAGGTACAGAGCCTGGAATTAGTCAAGGTGGTGCACCTGGATCTCCTGGCGGTGCACCTGCTCCAACAGCACCTGGTGGCTCAGAACCTAGTCTTGCATTATAAATAGATTTGTAGGATTAATAGCAATGTTCTTGTCAGAAATGTTTAACGAATATAAAAAAGGTTATCAAACTCTTTCCAATGACAAGAGCCAGAATAAGATTGAAGATTTGCGTAAGACAAAACTTACTCTTGCGCAAATTAATCAGTTACGCAAAATGAATGATCAGCGTACACTTGAATATAAAGAAAATTTAGAAAAAGTTAAGACAATGTATGGCCAGCCTGCTGCTCCGCCAGCATAATAGACGTATCTTAATCAAATCATTCAAAATAACCCTATTTTACCCTGATATATAAACTACGCTGTAAATAACTTCACAGCATAGAATTAACCTATTAGGAGCGATACATGCGAAATAAGTTTGAACAATTGATTGAGTATATCATCAATGACGAGACTGAAAAGGCAAATGAGCTTTTTCACAGTGTAGTTGTTGAGAAGTCACGTGAAATTTATAACGAATTAGTAGCAGAAGATGAAGAAGACAACATGTCAATGGATCAGACCGATGACATGATGGGTGACATTTCTGCAGACGAAGAAGGCATAGACGGCGAAGACGGCGATGAAGAAGACGCTGAAGGCGACGACATGGATATGGACATGGACGGCGAAGAGGGTGGTGAAGATGGTCTAGAAGATCGTGTAGTTGATCTTGAAGACGCACTTGACGATCTTAAGGCTGAGTTTGAAAAGCTAATGGCAGACGAACAGGGTGAGCCAGAGCATAGCGACATGGGTGACATGGGCGGTATGGGTGACGAGATGCCAGCAGAAGGCATGGGCGTTGGTTTCGTTCGTGAGTATGTTGAAAAGGTTGCAACACCTGGTAACACTGAAGGTCAGGGCGTAGGCGCTGGTTCAATTGGTGGTACAACTAACAGCAAGTCAACTGTTGCTGGTAAGAACGACATGGGCGGTTCTGCAAAGAACATTGCAAATGGCAAAGCTGACAGTGCTCCAGAAGGCGGCGCTTATAAGAAGCCAAGCAATGCTTATAGCAAGGGCGAAGGCAAACTTCCAGGTGCAGGTTCTTTTGAAAATGTTCCTGGTGCAAATGCTGGTAAGACTTTCTCAGGTGCTAAGAAGCCCACTAACAGTGAGCCATCAGGCATTAACAAGACATCAGTAAACATTAAGTAAGGATAAACGATGAAGCCTTTTTTAATTGAGAATCTAAGCTTTGATCAGGCCCAAATTGAAACAGTAAAGGTCAATGAAGGCAAGGATTTGTTTATGAAGGGCATCTTCATTGAAGGTGGGGTACGCAATGCTAATCAGCGTGTTTACCCTGCTAACGAGATCGCCAGAGCAGTGAGCAATCTAAACGAGCAGATTAGTAAAGGTTATTCTGTGCTAGGTGAAGTGGATCATCCCGCTAATCTGCGCATCAACCTTGACCGTGTAAGTCACATGATCACCGAGATGTGGTTAGATGGCGCAAAAGGCTGTGGAAAGATGAAGATATTACCAACACCAATGGGTAATATCGTACGCACCATGTTAGAAAGTGGTGTGAAATTGGGAGTAAGCAGTCGCGGTAGCGGAGATGTTAATGAAGGCTCAGGCACAGTTAGCAACTTCGATATCGTGACTGTAGACATTGTTGCACAGCCAAGCGCACCAAGTGCTTATCCAACAGCAGTTTATGAAGGTCTCATGAATATGCGTGGCGGGCACCGTGTGTTTGAAATGGCAAAAGATCTAAATTCAGATCCAAAAGTACAAAAGTATCTTGCATCGGAAGTTGCAAGATTAATCAACGAATTAAAGATATAATAAGGTTTCAGGAGAATTAAATGTTCGAAGCATTAAAACCATTAATTGAAAGCGGCATCCTGAACGAAGAAACTCGCGAAGTACTAGAAACTGCTTGGAATACCAAGTTAGAAGAGGCTCGCAGTGTAATTCGTGCAGAAATCCGTGAAGAAATGGCTAATCGTTATGCACACGATAAGTCAACAATGGTTGAGGCTCTCGATCGTATGGTATCAGATACACTATCAGCAGAAGTCGAAAAGATTGCTGCTGAACGTGCTACTATTGCTGAAGATCGTGTAAAGTTTACACAGGCAATGATGGCTAAGGCTGCTAAGTTTGAAGATTATCTAAATGAGAGTCTTGCAAGAGAAGTAGCTGAACTTCATGCTGATCGTGCTGCTATTAAGGCAGCAACAGCAAAGTTAGACGAATTTGTAACAGAAGGTCTCCGCAAGGAGATTGTTGAGTTTGCTGAAGATAAGGCAGACTTGGCTCGTGCAAAGGTTCAACTTGTAGTAGAAGGCAAGGCTAAGTTAAAGAAACTAAGTGAAACATTCATTAGTCGTGCTTCAACTCTAGTAGAAAATGTAACTGATCAAACCTTACGTACAGAACTCAAGCAGTTAAGAGAAGACATTCAGGAAGCAAAAGAAAATAATTTTGGACGTAGAATTTTTGAAGCATTTGCAACCGAGTTTACTGCCACACACCTCAATGAGCGTGCAGAGGTAAAGAAGATGCAGACAATACTTGATCGTATTGAAATGCAGCTTTCAGAAGCCCGTCAGGCAGCAGAATTAGCCGAAGCTAAGGCACAGGCTAAAGAAACTGAGATTCGCAGAATCAATGAATCAATGGAGCGTACTCGCAAGATTGATGAATTAATGAAGCCACTCAGCAAAGATAAGGCCAACGTCATGAAGCAACTCTTGGAGTCAACTCCAACTGATCGCTTAGAGGCCGCATTTAAGAAATATCTAACTCCTGTCATGGAAGGACATGCTCCTGTTGCAGCAAAGACTGTTGTAACAGAATCAAAGACTGAAGTAACTGGGGATAGAACAACTAAAACTGAACAGGCTTCGAACAATGTTTTCGACATTCGTCGCTTGGCAGGATTGACAAAATAACTTACAAATAATTGGAGAAAAGGTAAAATGTCACAAGAATTACTAGAAGGACGTTGGGGCGAGACAAAGAATGCATTGCTAGAAGGTCTCACCGGCAATCGTAAGACTACAATGAGCATGGTGCTCGAGAATACTCGTCGTTATCTAACAGAAAATGCATCCGTTGGTGCAACTTCTGCAGGTAATGTCGCAACACTTAACCGTGTTATCCTACCCGTTATTCGACGTGTTATGCCAACTGTTATTGCTAACGAAATCGTTGGCGTACAGCCAATGACAGGTCCAGTAGCACAGATTCATACTCTACGTGTTCGTTATGCTGAAGGTTTCACTAGCAGCGCAAGCGGCCAGGCAGGTACTGATGTTTCAATCGGCGACGAGGCTCTAAGCCCATTCAAGATTGCTTCAGGCTATTCTGGAACAGCATCTGGTGTAACAAGTACTGACGGTCGTGCAGGTACTACAGGTTCAATGGAAGGTGTTCCTGGTCGTAAGCTAAACGTCCAGATCCTAAAGCAGCCTGTTGAAGCAAAGACTCGCAAGCTATCAGCTCGCTGGACTTTCGAAGCCGCACAGGACGCACAGGCAATGCATGGTCTTGACATTGAAGCAGAAATCATGGCAGCTCTTGCCCAGGAAATTACTGCTGAAATCGATCAGGAAATCCTATACAGCCTACGTTCACTTGCTGCTAATGAATTCTCATTCAACCAGGCAACTGTAAGTGGTACTGCAACATTCGTTGGTGACGAACATGCTGCTCTAGCAGTTCTAATCAACCGTGCTGCTAACCTAATTGCCCAGCGCACACGTCGTGGTGCTGGTAACTGGTGCGTTGTATCTCCAACTGTTCTAACAGTTCTACAGAGTGCAACTACTTCAGCATTTGCTCGTACTACTGAAGGTTCATTTGAAGCCCCAACTAACACTAAGTTTGTTGGTACACTAAATGGTTCAATGCGTGTTTATGTTGACTCATATGCTGACGACACAATCCCTGTGCTTGTTGGTTATAAGGGTACTTCAGAAGCAGACGCAGCAGCATTCTACTGCCCATACATTCCTCTAATGTCAAGCGGTGTTGTTCTTGATCCTGCTACTTTCGAACCAGTAGTTGGCTTTATGACACGTTATGGTTACATTGAATTAACTAACGTAGCATCATCATTCGGTAACGCAGGTGACTACCTAAGTGAAATCAACGTAAGCAACTTGGCATTCTCATAATATTTGAGAATACAAATACAAAAAGGGGCGGAAACGCCCCTTTTTTATTGAGTTAAATTCAAACTAAATTATCTAAAACTTTGAGTCTTTACACTATCAAACACAATACGAGGAATATCGTAACGTGCAATGCCAAGATCTTTCAATTCACGATCATTTAATCTATTCAATTCTTCATACGCACGGCGGGCTCTAAATCCCTTATCAATTGAACTAAAAACAGTGTCTATGCTCTGATAAAATGCGTTAACAAAGTAGTTTATATAAGTCATCATCTTTTCCATCCTTACTATTATTATACACTGTATTTATTGCAAAGCAAGTGAAAGATTGCTGCACTGCACACATACCTGCTATGCATCTTGGAGATTGCCCAAAACCGTTAAATACAATATACACTGGGAATAAATCATGCTAAGACGCTATTATGGTAAAATCAGTAAACTTCCAATTGAAGAGTTTGCAGGACATGACGGAGAACTCGTTGTTGACGACGTCACTGGTAAAGTCTATGTTATGGATGGCGTCACTTATGGTGGCATAGAGTTAGTTGGTGCAACACCACGTTTTGGTACAACTCCTCCCAATAATCCAACGCCTGGTACATTATGGTATGATCCAAATATTGGAAGAACATACATTTATTTTCAAGACACTTGGGTAGATTCTTCACCTAGCGCATCATATATATTACCCAAAGCAAGCAGAAATTCTCTAGGCGGTATTAAAGTTGGAGAAGGTCTCTCGATCAATCTTGATGGCGTTCTATCTGCTAATAGTCATACTCCTAATAGTTTAATTAACGGCAGCAAAAGTTTTGTACTTGGTGCAGATGGAAACGTAACATTACCATCAGGTGGATTTATTAATTTTGCTAATGGTAGATCAATTCTTGATGGAATATCTAATACTATTCTAATTACTAATAATTGGTCTAATTCAGAAACATACACAACTGAACTCATTAATCTTTGGGCAAGCAATGTCAATGCAAATATTGAACTATTAAAATCAAATGCAGTATCCCAATCACTTACTATTAATTTACTTAGAAATGATATTAATGCAAATATTGATTTATTGAATTCAAATGCAGCAACTCAATCCAATTATATTACAGCATTACGAAACAGTTTAAATGCAAATGCTGCGTTAATAACTTCAAACTCAGAGGACATTTCTAATTTATATTCTTATGTTTCGGGGCAAACAACTGACATAATTGATTTATATTCAAATGCGGGAACTCAAGCAACTGAGATTAATAGCCTTTGGGCGAATGCAGGGGTACAAGGTGGTGTTCTATTAAGTCTTGTTGCAAATACTGTTGCTCAAGGAAATTTAATATCATCTATTTCTGCAAATGTTGGAAAAATTATAACCTCATCTGTTGCACCAACTGATACTTTTACAGGTAAGTTATGGTATGATACTGTTAGTGGAAAAATATTCATATATTATGATAATTCTTGGATTGATACAACACCTTCAATTGTTTTCAATGATCAAACAACTCAAATCAATTATCTAAGATCAAATATAGCAGCACATACAACTGCAATTGATTCATTAACTGTTAATGCAGGTGTGCAAGGATCGGTATTAACCAGTTTAGTTGCTAATACAGTAGCACAAGGAATATTATTAAATTCATTAAATTCAAACGCAGCAACGCAAGCAACTGCTATTACTGGATTGAGAACAGATGTTAATAGTTTGTTATCTAGTTCAAATGCTGCAATACAAGCAACTGAAATTAATAATCTTTGGTCTAATGCAGCAACACAAGCAAGCACTATAAATCTACTGATAGCAAACGCAGGCGTCCAAGGTAATGTACTTCTCGATTTAGTTGCTAACTCCGTATCACAAGGATTTGCACTTACTGCACTAAATTCAAATGCAGCAACACAAGCAACTGCTATTATCAGTTTGCAAAACAATGTTTCTAATTTATTATCTAATTCAAATGCAGAAATTCAAGCAAATGAAATTAATAATCTCTGGGACAATGCAGCAACACAAGCAAGCACTTTAAATTCATTGGTGGCAAATGCTGGTGTACAAGGAAATGTGTTACTTGATTTAGTTGCTAACTCTGTTGCTCAAGGATTTGTTCTTACAGCACTTAATTCAAATGCAGCAACGCAGGCAACTGCTATTATTGGATTAAGAACTGATGTTAACGAATTATTAACTAGTTCAAATGCAGCAATACAAGCAGATGAAATAAGCAATCTTTGGGATAATGCAGCATTTCAAGCAGATGAAATTCATTTTCTTTGGGCAAACGCTGGTGTACAAGGAAATGTACTACTTGATTTAGTTGCTCATAATGTTATTCAAGATAACAGACTTTCATTGATTGATTCTCAACTAAGTGCTATTGATTCTCTTACTGCAAATGCAGGTGTACAAGGAAGTATATTATTAGATTTAGTAGCCAATACAGTAGCACAAGGATCTTTATTAAACGAACTCAGTACAAATGCAGCAGCACAAGCATATGCAATTAATAGTCTTTTTGCAAATGCAGGTGTACAAGGCGGGGTATTACTAGATTTAGTTGCTAATACAGTAGCACAAGGTTCACTATTAGATTCACTTAATACAAATGCTAATGTTCAAGCAATTGAAATTGATAATTTAAAAAGTAATGTCAATGTATTAATGACTACCCCAGGGTCATCAGCAGATCTTACTGACCTGTGGGATAATGCAGCAGTGCAAGCAACTGCTATTAATGAACTTGCATCCAATGCAGGTGTGCAAGGAAGCATACTATTAGATTTAGTAGCCAATACAGTAGCACAAGGATCTTTATTAAATTCATTAAATTCTAATGCATCGGTTCAAGCAACTGCTATTATTGGATTGCGTACTGATGTGAATGGATTATTAACTAGTTCAAACGCAGCAATACAAGCAACTGAAATTAATAATCTTTGGGCAAACGCAGAAACACAATCGATAGAAATTAATAATCTTTGGGCAAATGCTGGTGTACAAGGTGGAGTATTACTAGACTTGGTTGCTAATACAGTAGCACAAGGTTATCTAATATCAAACTTATCTGTTAAAGCAAGTGATAGTTATGTATCTTCAACATCTACGGCTCCTGTAGATCCAACACATGGACAGTTATGGTATGATACTGTAAGTGGTAGAATCTTTGTGTATTTGACTGATTCTTGGGTTGATACTAGTCCATTAGTACCTCCATTAGCAGGACCTGCGCCAACCTCTGCACATAGTATAGGCAGACCAGGTCAAGTAGCATATGACAATAATTATGTTTACGTTTGTGTAGCATTGAATACATGGAAAAGATCAGAATTAAGCACTTGGTAATAATATCTTTCAGAATAAATATAACTATTAGGAATTAAAATGGCATTAGTATTTCCTTCGCAGCCTCAAACAGTAGGAACTCCCTACGAAGCACCAAATGGTGTAACTTATATTTGGGATGGTGTTAAATGGAACGCAGCAGGAACTCCTGGCACTGGTAATTTCAATCTTGGTAATCTTTACGTTATTGATCAAACTATTGCCGGATTAAATGAAACTCATCCTGTTTTTATTACCGGCAATGTTACAGTAGGTAATTTAACTACTACAGGACTGTCATTGGATAGTCATGAGGTAACAGTTGTTGATGGTAAACTATATGTTGACGGTACATTGTCGGGTGATGGCTCTGGAAGTACTTTTGATCAATCATTAAACACAACTGACGATGTTATGTTTGCTAATATAGCAGCAGGTAATGTATCAGTTGATAGCAATGTTAATATCAATGGTGTTGCACTTACTGCTGATTCTGGTACTTTATATGTGGATGGTATTGCAGTTGGTGGAGCAGAAATTGCTAGTGAACTCATAGCAGGTGATTATACTGTAAGACTTTATCCAAACGGTAATACAGTAATCCCAGGAACAATAAGTTCAACTGCAACGGGTATTCCTGAATTCAATAGTACAACAGACTTAAACTTAAATGCTTTAAATCGTGTTAATATTGTTAACAGTCCATTGAACCTTGCCAGCGTATTTCCTGGAAATGTACTTGGGAAGCCTGGCGACATATTATTAAATCCTGCTCTACAGGAAATTCAAGCATATATTAACGGTGTTTGGGAAACATTACTTAGAACAGCAGAGAATCAAAACGTAAGACTACCACAAGGTGGCGCATTTCAACGTGCTGACGGTGTTAGAGCAGCATGGTTCACTGAAGTTCCAACAGACATCAGTCAGCTAACAGACAACAATAACTTACTAGCAGGGCAGTCAATCACACTACAAAATATTGATATTGATGGCGGCGGCGCATATTCCATCTACGAGGCTGGACTGCTGTTTGCTGATGGTGGATTTGGCAGCAGTAGATTTGGACCATCAGACACTGTATTTGATGGCGCAGGTGCAGGAAGCACTTACACTAATACACTAAACGGTGGCGGAGCATAATATGGCCAATAAGATTCAGTTAAGAAGAGATACAACAGCAAACTGGGAAAGAGTAAATCCTATACTTGCTGACGGCGAGCCTGGGTTAGATATCACAACTAATCAAGTAAAGTATGGTGATGGTGCTAATGTATGGGTTGATTTATCATACTCAGGTGGTATTAGTCTTCCTTACACATTTCCTTCTACAGATGGTGCAGCATATCAAATAATGCAAACTAATGGCAGTGGTAGTTTAACTTGGGTCAATAACGAACATAATTATATTTCCAGTGGAACAAGTGGCGTGACTATTCCTGGTGAAAATGGTGATGTTATTGTTTCCGTAGAAGGTACTACTTTTGCTCAATTTAGTGCTACTGGTGTTGAATTTCCAAATGGTGATGTAACTGTAGCAAATAATATTGCAGGTGTCATTGACAATGATTTAGCAATTAAAACTTCAATTGATTATCAGGTTAGTAAGTTTAACTTTGTTAATTCTAATAACAGTTATATAATATTTGATGGATTCGCAGTTGGCCCAACAAAATATAATTCATTTACAATTGAATTTTTCTTCAAGTTAACTGATGATCCTGCAACTAATCAACATGCTTTCTTAGGAGCAGGAGCAGGCGGCGGCTTAAGCATGTACACAGGTGCAGGAGTTGGAAATCCAAATAATAATACAATAACAGTCGATTGTAACGGTAGTAGCAATCAACAGTTCACTGTTCCTACCATGGACGGTAACTGGCATCATTTAATACTTGTTAGAAAAGGTGCCGAATCAGGTCCCGGAACAATTGGGTCAATGACCATGTGGTATAATGGAGTACAGGTTGGTAGTTTTAATGATGTAACACTGTTTACTGGCATTACAAATGCAATTGGTATGTGGAATGATACTAACTATCATCTTGCAGGATCAATGGCAGGTATACGAATTACTAATACTGCTGCATATGACCCATCAGTAACAACTTATCCAGTTCCTACAAAAGTTGCACCGTTGGTAAATGGCACACATTTATTATTGCGAGTACAAGATGCAGGTGATAATGCTTATGTAGATAGTAGTCCATATCGTTATGCACTAACAGTTGGTAGTGATACGAATGCTGGGGGATATGTAGTTGTTCCAAATCCAGACAATGTTCGTCTACAAGTAGAAATTGATCAGAAATGGAATTTTGGAATTGATGGCGTTTTAACATTACCCAATGGAGCGCATATATCATCCACACCAGTTAAGCCAATGATATCAAATACCTCAGAGGTTTTGTATTATGCTTATGATGCAGGAAATTTAACAGTTAATGCTTTAATGGGAGACACTGTGAAATTTTCAGGTTTTTCTGGACAAATATTAATCAATGATCATGTTGATGGACAAGTTGAACTTTGGTTGTGTGGCGGCGGCGTCGCTACTCGTTTAGGAACCAGCAAAGATTCTGATTCAACAACACAAGATTTAGGAACAATCATTCACGAAGGCGGTATTGGCGGATACATTTGGACCTGCGATAAAGATGGCACATATGTTTTTGTTGCCACCCGTACAAGAAACGAAGCCTAACAATAAATATGCTATAACGGAGTTTTCAGATGGCCACAAAGATACAGTTAAGAAGAGATTTGTCAAGCAACTGGGCAAGCACTAATCCCGTCCTTGCTCAAGGTGAGCCCGGCGTTGAACTTGATACTAACAATATGAAGATTGGTGACGGTGTAAAAGCCTGGAACGATCTTGCTTATACAGTTCAAGAAAGTGGCTTACAGTCAGTATTTGTTAATACTAACGATTATTACGCAAATGCGCCAAGAATCAGTGAAGATGGTATAAATTGGACTTCGGCAGTTAATCAAGGTGGTCCAGGAACATATCACTCAAATCGCTGGAGCGTCAACAGCATTGCTATCGGCAACGGTTTAATTGTATATCGTGGTTATGACGATATAGCAAACAGAGCTGAGATCCGTTATGGCACAAGTCCTTATCAATCAGCAGTAACTCCAGATAGTGATATCACACGTCGTGGGCCAAATGGCGAAGATATTAATTGGAACTCACTGTCATTTGGCGGCGGATACTTTGTTGCTGGTGGTTGGTATTATGATGAAGTTCGTAATAACTATCGCTATCCAATCGCTGCTTACAGCGCAGATGGTGCTACTTGGACACAGATCAACATCGATCTTGATTATGTTAAAGACATTGTTGATGCACAGAACACTGCTCATCCAACCACAGCAGGCGGTATGAGAATAAGCAGTGTTACATATGGCTCATCTGGATGGTTGTTTACACTAAACTATGAACAAGATAATACAAGTTGGAATGGATCAAACAGATTAAATCCAGGTGCTTTCTACATTACAAGCATCACAACTGCTCTTAACAGCGGTAGTTATTTTGCAACTATGCCTGCTACAGATTGGAGCGCATGGTTTGACGGACACGGATGGCTTGCTTACTATAACTCAAATCTAATCTATCGTAACACTGCTGCTGATCCTCGTCAAGGTTCATGGACTGATATTGATTGGCAAGGTGTAACTGGTGGTATTGATTTTGCCTCAGGCTTTGATGGTCCTGGCACAGGTGACTACTATGGTGTTGATGAAATTGCTGCTGGTGATCTTGGCGGTGTCAACTACATGGCCATTAGTGATTACTATGGTGTTGTTTACTACACTGCTGATCAGGGCACAACTTGGAATTATGTAACTCCAGGACCTGCTTATGCTGGTATTACTGAACTTAAGAGAGAAACAAACGGTGGTCTTCAGTTTGGAAACGGAAGCACTAGTAATGTTATTTGGGGAGACAGACCAAAAACAGATTGGAACGGCGAGAAGGTTACTATCAGTGGATCATATGTTGTTGAACTAAATGGCACATGGTGGTTGGATGATTATGCTGGTAACAGTTTCCATCTTTATCACGACAAGTTAAAGACTCAGCCATTGGATACAAGTAATTTTGCAGCATATAATATTGTTGAGAAATATGTGAGTTACGGCGAAAAAGGTGATTCGCACTTAGTTCTTCCTGATACAACTAACATTGTTGTTGGTCAGCGTATCTACGGTCATGATGCAGTTCTTACTTCTGAAGATAGAAATGGTGATTGGAAAGAGCCAAACATCATTACTGCTATCAATACTGATACAAATACTATCACATTACAGTATCCATTATATCAGAGAATCAATAATCAAAATCTATATTTCCAAGCACTTGTCAAGTATACACACGGTGATCCACTCAACAATCTAATCTATGGCGGTGGCAAGTTTGTTGCTACTGGCGATGATTCAAGTCGTGCTTACTTCACAACTAACATGACAGATTGGAAATATACACAGTATGCAAGATACAATTACGGTTGGAACAATGGTGCAAGTGCTTATGGTGCATTAGACATCAATAAGAACGCATTGAGAAATAACAGTGAATTCCTGCCAGGCATTACTAACAGTCTCTCATTAGGTGACGCATTTGATGTTACTGTTGCCAGCATAACTGATGCTGCTCAAGGCCCATATGATTACTATGGCGCAGAAGATTATGGCATTGGTAGAATTAATATTAATCCAGGATCTGGTTTATGGTATCTTGGTGTTCGTGACAATGCTCGCAATCATACAGTTGCTATCTATTCATATAATGGATATCAAAACCCATACGGTAATAATGCCAGCACAGATGATTACTATCATGCAACCAGCGTTCGGATTGAAACTGCTAACAACAATTTCTACTTTGATGATTACTATGGCACATTCATAGCACCAAATATCTCAATTGGTGAGGATCAAAACAATTACTACGATTACTATGGATATAATCACATCGACGATGTTCATTTTGATGGTCAAGATATCTATACTACAGATGGTTACGAACTAACAATCTACAATATGTTTGCTCCAGTCAATCAAGGTGGTGGCGTACATATACATTGGGACGATACCAGTCATGTTTATGTTGACAGCGATGGTGTAACACTTACACAGGGTAGTTTCGATTGGATGTTCACTGACGATAATAGTGGAACAGTATATGCTCCAGACAGCAGTGACATTGACATCGGCGGTTACTGGACCATCGGTCAGGGTAACGGCACTGTTGGTTACCCATACATTGGTCCTGTTGACAATATTGGACCAGATGCATATGACTTCGTGATCCAAGCAGGTTACAGAGATGGCGACACATTTAATAACTACTGGTACTTCAACCGTGATGGCAAATTAACTCTACCGCCAAGCGGCCATATTGATGTTGCTGGGTTCTGGTTAATTGGTAATGATACTGCTCGTATCTATGCTGATGACATTGTAAACAATGGCGAAGTTTATGATCTTGTGCTACAAGCAAATACTACACAATGGCAGTTCCTAAACAATGGTAAGTTCAAACTACCAGCAGGCGGCGACATTGTTAACAGTGACGATGCAAGTGTTCTAAATCAGGACATGCCACAGAATCTACAGAACTCAGGTGATGATTATACATTACAACTAAGTGATCGTGGCAAGCATATCTATAAGATAGACACAAGCGGAGACTTGTTAATTCCAACAAATGCTGCTGTTGCTTTCCCAATTGGAACTTGTGTTACTCTTGTTACTGGAACTAATCGTCCAACACATATTGTTCCAGTTGATAGTGGAACAACCACACTTATCTTAAGCAAGTTTGGTAGTGACAACAACATCAGCGTACCAGCAGACACTTATGTAACAATCCTTAAGATTGAAACAGATAAGTGGATGATTCAGACATAATAAGGATTGAAAAATGATTAGAACTAAACCACCACAGAAGACCGCTATAGTCTGGACTACGTCTGAAAATCAAGATGGAATCAAGGCTGCTAATCTTTTGCGTCGTACAGGCGCAAAAGTTGAAGTAAGAGATATCAATAAAGGCAAGTGGAAAAAGTCAGATGTTGCTGCGGCAGTACCTGGCTACACTACTCTTCCTCAGATTGTTGTTGATAACGAAGTAGTTGGTGATCTTGCAGCAGTAAAAGCACATCCTGCTCTTGGCGCAAGACTTAAGAAGCCAACATTAGACAAAGCAGCAAGAACAGCAAAAGCAGTTGAAAACAAGAGTAACTGGAAAGCAACACGAACATCAGCAGCCGCAGAACGTTCTATTGCTTCGAGCATGACTGTAAGAGGTCGTCAAACTCATCCAACAGCAGAACAGAAAACAGCAGCAGTTGCTCGTGCTGAAACAGCAAAGGCTGCTCGTACAGCACACACTGAAGCAAGAGTAGCAAGAGTTTTAGCAGCAAGAGGTTAATTTAGATGATTAAGAAGACATCAGGTGTAAAATTACGAACAATACCAACTATTCCTACATATAGTGATGGTAAGGAATACATTGTAAGTCTAAACCCTGGTGTTGATTATGATGCTTTTTGGACAGAAATTGAACAGGATTCTAACGGTGACGGACACGTTCCCAGTCGTCCTGTTCGTTTTGTCAACGAGCGTCCACTTAGCCAGCGCAGTTGTCATTATGTGTTAACTGATGCTGAAGCAGATATCTTACGCAAAGACAGCCGTATTGCCAGTGTTGTTATTCCCGCAGCACATCTTGGATTTAAGCCACAGCCTGCTGCAATACGCACTGGCAACTTTGATAAACCAGCAAATGATTCAGTATCAACTGGTAATAAACTAAACTATGGTCTTGTAAGACATAATAGTATTAGTAACAATTATGGCACAACGGTTACTGCTCCTAATGGATATACATACACATTAGATGGTTCTAATGTTGATGTTGTCATTGTAGACACAGGACTTGAAGTAGATCATCCTGAATTTCAAAATTCCAATGGCGCAAGTCGTGTAATGGAAATTAATTGGTATGATGCTGCTAACATAAGTGGGTCAATGCCATCAAACTTTTATACTGACATCGACGGGCATGGCACACATGTTGCTGGTACTGCTGTTGGTAAGACATTTGGATGGGCAAATAACGCAGCAATCTACAGCATGAAGTTAAATGATCTCAGCAGCAATGGCACTGGTATTGAAACATATCAAGCATTAGATCTCATACTTGGCTGGCATAGGAATAAACAGAGTATTGGAGAATCAGTTTATAAGAATCCAACTGTTGTTAATATGAGTTGGGGGCTTGGCGGATCTTATGAAGAATGGCTACCATTCATTAACGGTGGTAGTTATAGAGGAACAGTTTGGACTGATTTAGAAACAGTTCATCCTGAATATGGTATGGGTGAATTTGGAACATTTGGTTTTAGAGACCCAGCATTAGACAGCATCATCGACGAAATGATTGACGCTGGTATTCATATCTGTATTGCTGCTGGTAATGATGGTCTTAAGATTGATGTTCCTGGTGGTCCTGACTATAATAACTACTTTAGATTAATAGGCTCTGGACCTTCTTCTTCGTATCTTACAGTCTTTTATCATCGTGGTTCAAGCCCTTATAGCACAAGAGCATTGAATGTTGGTTGTTTAGATCTAACTCCGTGGAGTACTACTTTAGATCAGAAAGCAGACTTTAGCGAAGGCGGACCTGGTGTTGATCTTTATGCTTGTGGATATGCTATCTACAGCGCAACATCTAACACAAACACATTCACTGATGAAGGCTACAGCGATGCTGCTTACTATCTCGATGGCGATTGGCGTCAAGGTTGTATATCAGGAACAAGCATGGCAAGTCCTCAAGTATGTGGAGCAGTTGCTTTGATATTACAGATCAATCCTGCAAGTAAACCAGCAGAGTTTAAAGATTGGATGTTGAATATGTTTGCTAATAATGTTGGCAATCAGATTTGTTATTTTGGTCAGAACAATGATTACACTGTATTAAATTCTTTGTGGGGCGGCCAGCCAAGAGTATTGTTTAACAAGTTTAACAGCGATACAAGTCTAACAATAAAAACTGTTGAACCAGAACCATTTGTAGGCGAATGCTAATTTTACAATAAATACTTTGTCGTTTAAGACTGCGGTTTTAGCCAGCCGACTGACCTGGAACGTCACAAAGGAGAATAAAATGGCAAAGTTTAAGATTCAGAAATCTGCCACAGTAAACGTAGGTTTTGACAGCACTGCTACTATTGGTGGTACCGGTGGTCTAACCTCAATCAGTGGCAATCAGATACAAGTTAAAGCATATCCATACGGTGGAAGTGCTGCAAACGCAAGCATTATTCGTGCTAAAGGTAAGAGCAAGTTCTTAGTAACTGACGGAACATATACTGATGTTTGTACATTAGTAGACAAGGCTGTAGGCAGTCTTACTGTTCATGAAATGTCAATTACAGCAACTCCTGCTGTTGGTAGCACATTTAGAATTGCACGTTTAACTAATAAGTTTGTTATTGATTTCAACGGTAACAAATATCAATGGAAATTTGGCAGCGCCTCAGGCGATGTAGTTTCAATCCCTGGCGCATAAGGAGTTTATCATGGGACGTCCACTTAATAAGAAATATTTTGGTAACCGTAACGTCGGTTCAGCAAGCACAGTTAATGATAATAAGATTGGCGGCGAAGGTATTGCTAATTTTAGTTTTAGTAATCAAGGCAACTATATCAACCGTCTTCCAACAGTTGCTTCTTTCCCTGCACCTAGCATTCCAACTGGTGTACAAGCAGCAGGTGTACTACACAGTGTAGCACTTAACTGTAATCCCTATAATAGTTCAAAAGGTACTGGATATCAAATTGGTGATATTCTAACTGATCGTAACGGCACAACATGGCAAGTTACAAAACTACGTGTTATTAGTGCTTCACTAAACACAGCAGGTTCTAGTAGTACATGGGATGGTACTGAATGGATCGTTTGGGATCAATTTATTAATAGCCATTGGACCAGTCCAACCATCCTTAAGGGTGTAACAGCAGATGGTGGTCACCATTTAACAGGTTATAATGCTGGTACATCTATATATGGTGTTTGGGATGGAACTGATGGTACTCATGCTCCAACAACAGCACAAACTATTGTTGCTGGTCCAACTGGCGGTAGTTCAACACCTACTGGATATAACACTCGTGCATCTGGTGACTACAATGGCTCAGGTGCCGGTGATAATAATGGCGGCGGCGGCTCGGTAACATTTACTTATGGTGTTGAATCTGCTGTTGTTGTTTCAAGTGCTGATTATTATTATGGTATGAGTCCATTCTATACTGGCACAAATAATACAACAACTGTAGCACCTGCAGGCGGTACTGGTTGTAAATTAGATGTTGGCTATGGTGCAGCATATCTTGCTGCTACTGAAGAAGGTTCGGGTTATATCGGAACTGAATCTGTAACATTTACTTCAACTTCTGGCGGTGGTGAAGTTACTGCTGTTGGTACACTTGTTCTAACAACTGATCAACTTGATGCTAACGGTAATCAATATGCTAGCCAGTCTGGTGATGCAAATCGTAGTGCATACGAAGAAAATGCCATCATTGCTATTGATGTAAGTGATAGTTCAATTGTTGACATTATTAAGCAAGAAGGCGCACGTCGATTTAAGGTTCGAACAGCAACTACTACTAAGTTTTTAAACCTAACTTATCCAACTGATAGCACTGGGTTATTCATTCAAGCAACTGATATTGATGGATATGACTATTGGGTTAAGAAGATTAGTGGTCATAAGGCAACTGTGATTAAGTATCAAGGATCTGGTGGTGCAAGATTTGCTGACAACACCGCAGTACATTGGACATTTGATGATCCAACGGCAACAAGTGTAAAGATTCGTAACGCTTAATTAACTATTTCAAGAGGCTGACTTTGTTCAGCCTCTTGTCATGACATATAAATACATTAAACGGAAACTGATATGGCAAGCACTAAAAGAGTTGACGGTGATTATAATATATACACCAATAGGTTGACAGTTCACGGCGATTTAACAGTTACTGGCACCCAGACTGCTGCAACTACGGTCAACAGTCAAATTACTAACAATATGTTTTTGCTTAATGCTGGTGAATTAGGTTCTGGCGTCACTGCTGGAACTAGCGGATTAAAAGTCAATCGCGGTATATTACCAAATACCTATTGGATGTTTAGTGAAGTAGGATCTTGCTGGTCAGGTACATTAAATGGCGGATTAACTGTTGTAAGAGCAGCATCGCCACTTAGCAATGACGATGTTGTTACTAAAGGTTATCTATCAAGTGGCAGCGCAATTGTTACTAGTAGCAATGATAGAGCAATTCAATTTAATAATGCAGGCGCATTAGGTGGAAATTCACAATTTAATTATTTTTCAAATGGCAATGTTCAAATTGGAAACACGATAATTTCTAACAATGCAACTATTAGCACTACATTAGGCGATATAGTGTTAGATGCTAATGGTGGTAAAACATATCTAAAAGACGGGCTAAAGTTACAGTTTCAAACTGGTGCAACACCTACAAATATAGCAAGTACTATTCAAATTATTGCTAATGCACCAGGCGCAGGCGGCAGCGGTTTATATGTTGTAAATACTTTAGGTTCAGAAGAATTGATAAACAAAAGAAAGGCCACATGGTTAGGCCTTGTGTTTAGTTAAGGATTTAAAATGGCAACGATTACAAGTACTTCATTAACAACAAACCCAACTGCAATTTTTACATCAGATGGTACAAACGTAGTTACTACAATGTATTTTTGCAATGTAGATACTTCTGCTCATATGTTTTCCTTATGGCTTGTTGCTAATGGTGATAATACAACTAATATCAATATGATCTATAATAATGTTTCAGTTGAAGCAAGTGATACATTTGTTATAGATAGAGAAAAAATTGTTTTAAGCAATGGTGATGCAATTTTTGCATCAACAGATGAAAACTATATGATTTCAGCAACAGTTTCAAATTTTAGTCAATAAAGGTTTAATAGAATGGGACGATATTTAAAAAATACAGAGTTGGTAGCAGCATCTAATGCTATCCGTGTGCCTATCGGCCCAACTTCTTCTAGACCTGAAGAAGCAGTAAACGGACAAATTCGTTTTAATACTGATATTGACAGATTTGAAATTTATAATGACAGATGGTATCAACTTGCTGTTACTGGAAATGCAGCAATCGTTAAAGATCAATTTTTAGGTGATGGCACTACAACTGATTTTGCATTAAGTTTAACACCTCCTGGTGAGTTATCCTTGCTTGTTTTCGTAGGTAACGTATTTCAAAATCCAATGGATGCATTTATTATTGTTGGAAATAGTATCAGATTTGTTACTGCACCACCTAGTGGTCAAACAATTGTAGTGCTGCATAATTTTTCAAGCACTGATGCACATTAATCTTTAACCATAAATAATGCATAGGTAGGATTTTACATGAATTTCTTAGGTAAGATTGCTGGTACTATGCTTAAGGACAACTTAGTCCGTAATAGTGTTGATTTAGCAATAGATTCCGATTTAATGTATTTTGATGTGTCTAATCGTCGCATTGGAATCAACACAACATTGCCAAGCAAAACACTTACTATTGTTGGTAATGCAGCCATTGATAATTTAATTTTGGCAAATACATCAATTAGCACAATAGTTGGCAATTTGATGTTAAAACCTACCGGCAATGTTAGCGTTAATAACACTTTCATTAATGATGTTAGAGATCCAAGAAAAGCACAAGATGCTGCAACAAAAAATTATGTTGATACTAGAATCTCAGGACAGGCAACTATATCTGACGGAACTAATACTAGTTCATTATCACTCTATGTAGATCCTTTAAAATTATTAGGTACTCAAAATCAAATTGTAGTTACTGTAGGTAATAAACAAGCAACTTTTAGTTTACCAGAAAATGTAAATGTTTCAAGTTCAGTGACTAGTAAAAGTGTGTTGGCTGATAGATATTATTATGCAAATGGTGAAATATTTACAGGATCTCCTGTTATTGTTAGTGAAGTTACAGGCTATACAACTTCAAATTCATACAGTGCAATTGATTCAATTAGATTTGATAAAAATTCTGGTTTTAAAGTAACAACACAAGGTTTTGGTATTGTTAAAGTTGCTTCAGCAGGATCTTTTAGCAATGTCATTGTACAAGGACAACAAACTTTAACAGCAGATCCAGTTGATACAATTGAATTTGTTGCAGGAAAGGGTATTAATTTAACAACTAATTCAACTGGATCTAAATCAGTAACAGTAGCAGTAACTCAAAAAGAATTTAATAGTGCTGAAATTTTGCAGATTACAAATAATTCAGTTAGCACTAGTACAGTTACAGGTGCTGCAATTATTGCTGGTGGTGTTGGTATTGGCGGAGCACTTAATGTTGGAGATGTTTTAAATGTTACTGGAAACATTAATGGAAACATAAATGGTTATGGGAATTTCGTTTCAGCAACAATTGGAAGTTATGCAAATATAGGAAACATCATAACAACGTCTGGTGTATATTGGGCTAATGGCGCTAGTTTTGACACAGTTTATACTAATGCTAATGTTAGTGCATACCTTCCTTCATACACAGGTGCGTTGAATCCTTATAGAGCATCGATTGGTAATTTGTTAATTACTAACAATCATATAATAGCAACTAATGTGGATGGTAATATTAGTTTAACTGCTCCTGGTAATGGTGTAGTTTCTATTAATTCAACTTCGGCACTGACAATTCCAGTTGGAAATAATTTATCTCGTCCCAATGTACCTGTTAAAGGAATGATCAGATTTAACAGTAACTTGGCAGCACTTGAAATTTATGATGGATTTTCTTGGCAGATGATTTCATCTGCGCCAACTACTACTATTGTTTCAGATTTGTTCACAGGTAATGGTACACAAACTAATTTTACTCTAACGGGTGAAACTACCACTAATGGTGCAATAGTTACTGTTAACGGTGTCAGTCAACTTCCAGGCATAGCATATACTGTTAACGGTCTGACATTAACTTTAAACGAAGCACCGTTATCAACTGATATTATTGAAGTTAGAAGTTTAACAACAACTGCATCAGTAACTGAAATTAATGATAATGGATCATATATTGCTATAGATACTAGTAATTTAAACATTAAATTTGGTGTTAATTATTCTGATGTAGTTTTAGTTGATCAAGCAAATACCTCAGTTTTAAATAATTTAGTTGTTAGTAATGGGTTAATGTTATCAGTTGCTAATGTACCTACTACATCTAAAGGTACATCTGGAGATATGCAAGGTATGGTTGCTGTTGACTCCAATAATATCTATTACTGTATTGCAAATTACACAACAGGTACAGATGATATTTGGGTAAAAACACCGTGGGCAGTTACTGGAAGTTGGCCATAATATGTGTCTGCATTTAATGACAATTTGTCGCTAAATATGCTGTAGGAGCTCTTTAAAGATGGCATATACTATTACTCGAACCAACGGTACAAATTCGATTGTAATACCCGACGGTACTATAAACACTGAAACTACAGTTACATTAGTAGGAAAAAATTATCCTAACTATGGTGCTATTTTAGGTCAGAATTTCATAAGATTGCTTGAGCATTCAGCAAATGGTACTGCGCCTACCTCTCCTATTATAGGTGAACTATGGTGGGATAGTACAAATAAGATCTTAAAAGTTTGGACTGGTCTTGCTTGGAAAAATGTTGGTTCTACTACTGCTAATGCCACTGCTCCTTTAGGTACACATAATGTTGGTGATCTATGGTGGGATACAACAAATGGTCAGTTATGGGCATATGACGGCAATATTCAAGACTATAAATTAGTCGGCCCAATTGGTGGTACTGGCGGTACTGCTTCTGAGGTACTACATGATACTTCAGGTGGTACTCATACTGTTATTTCAATGAGTATTGGTGGCAGTCGTTACCTGATATTATCAAATTCCACTGCTTTTACTCCTAGCCCTGCAATTTCTGGCTTTCAAACTATTAGCCCAGGTTTAAATCTTGCAAATACTGCATTTTTAACTAATGCTAAATTTACAGGTATAGCAAGTAATAGTATACAGTTAAACGGTTATACATCTGATTCTTTTATGCGTACAGATGTGAATACAACAACATCTGGTACTATTAATATTACAAATAATAATGGACTTTATGTTGGATCAACTAATAGTTTAAATCTATCAACTTCAAACCCAAATGTTGCAATCATCAGTAATACTAATGCAGGAACTATGAACTTTAAGGTTCGTAATAGCACTGGCACTCAATTGGCTGCAATGGACATTTACTCAAATGGTAATGTTGTTTGTAACTATGATTTGATTGTAACTGGGCAAACAAAGTTTGGCGGTTCAAATGATTTCGCAATTAGCGGAACTACTGCTAGTATTGATACTACAACTGGCGCCTTAAGAGTTGCAGGTGGTGCGGGTATTGGTGGAAACATTAACACAGGCGGAACTCAGAATAATTTCGTTGGCCAAGTTAGAGCACAAACACTGGTATCAAATTCAACTATTACTGGAACTATTGCTACTGCTGCACAAACAAGCATTACTAGTTTAGGTACATTAACTGGATTAACAGTGGTTGGTACTAGTAATTTAGGTGCTGTCGGATCAGTAAAAATTACTGGTGGCAGTAACGGATATATTTTAACTACTGATGGTTCTGGTAATTTAAGTTGGACTAATCCTAGTAGTATCCCAACTGATACAAGTCAGTTAACTAACGGTGCAGGATACGTTACTAATAATACACTAACATCAACTTTAAGTGGGTACGTTACTTCTTCTAGTTTAACTACTACACTAGGAAGTTATGTAACTTCTTCAAGTTTATCTTCTACTTTAGGTGGTTACGTCACTGCTGCAACTCTGTCATCTACATTAAATTCTTACGAAACTAAAACTGCATTAACTACAACATTAAACGACTACGTTACAAAAGCATATCTCGACGGTTTAGGATTTGGCGCTGGTGATATTACAAGCGCAGAAGTTGCTGCATTATTAGCAGGTTATGTTACTACTAGTTCATTAACTTCAACTTTAAGTGGATATGTTACTAATAGCACATTAACTTCAACTTTAGCAAATTATGTTACTGCAACAACACTTGCTGGTTATCATTATTTGACAGCAGAAAGTTCAACACTTGACAATGTTCTGAATAGAGGTTCTACTTCAACTCATAGTTTATCTACTGGTGCATTAACTGTTAATGGGCAACTACAGGTAACTGGTGCAATTATTGCATCGGGTGGTATTAGTTATGCAACTACTATGAACTCTATTACTGCAAGTGCTATTCTTGCAGGTACAATTGGTAATGCTGGTGCTGTAATATATGGAACACTAAACAGTTCAAGTTCTTCGCAACCTAATATTACAAGTTTGGGTGCATTGACTGGATTAATTGTAGCAGGAACTACTACATTAGGTGCTACTACTGCTAGTACAGTAAGTGCAGGTACAATTGGTAACACTGGTGCATCATTAGTTGGTACATTAACAGGTAGTGCTACTTCGGCAACATATGTAACTGGCTTAACTGCTGCTAACGTACAAAACGTAATTGGTTCCGTATCTACTGGCAGTTTCCCAACACTTAATCAAAATACTACTGGTACTGCTGCAACAGCAACAGCAGCAACTTATGTAACTGGGTTAACTGCTGCTAATGTGCAGGCAGTAATTGGTTCAGTTTCAACTGGCAGTTTTCCAACCCTTAATCAAAATACAAGCGGTACTGCTGCAACGGTAACAGGTGCTGCACAAACTGCTATTACAAGTGTTGGTACTTTGACAGGATTGACTGTAAATGGCGCATTGAGTGTAACTGGTTCTGGTTATATTAGTTGCGTTGGCGACATTACTGCATTTGCATCTGATATGAGACTAAAAACAAACATTGAGTCTATTTCTGATGCATTAGATAAAGTAAATTCATTGAGTGGCTTCACTTATAATTTTAATGAATTGGCATCTACTATTGGTTTCTCAACATCAGATAGACATGTTGGCGTTTCGGCACAGGAAATTCAAGCAGTATTGCCTGAAGCAGTTAAGCCCGCTCCTGCAAATGCTGATTATCTAACAGTTCAGTATGAAAAAATTGTACCACTACTAATTGAAGCAATTAAGGAATTAAAAGCAGAAGTTGAAATGCTAAAAAGCAAAACTGGTTAAATGCAAATTTGATTATGTCCTTTTTCCAATAAATACTAACAAACTCGTAGGTAGTGGATAAAATGACAGGTATTTTAACCAGAATTCGCAATAATCAAGTATACAATAGTGATATACATGCTTCAACTAAAATTGTTCCTGGGTCAATTACCGGTTCATTATTTCCTTCAAACCTAACTTATTCTGGTAATTTAAGTGTTGGCAATTTAACAGTTAACGGTAACACTACAGTACTTGATACTGTTAATATCGTCTCTTCTGACCCAATCATAACTCTAAATAGAAATTTTAGTGGCGTAAACACTAACGATGTTGGGTTTATTTTAGGCAGAGGAAATCAAACAAATTCTGCATTTGTTTGGAATGAATCAAATAAAGAATTTGCATTTTTATATACTTCTGCAACTACTAACACAAGTTATTACGGTGCATTGCCAAACAGTGGATATGCTAACATTCATGCATACGGCGGTTTGTTTAACAACATCACTGTTACAGGGGCAACTATTACTAATGCTAGTTTAAGTAATTTTGCATCGGGAAATATTATAATTACTGGCGGTTATATTGATAATACTGCTATTGGAACTAACACACCTAATACTGTAGTCGCTACTTCAGTTACTACAACAAGTGGCGGGCAGTTAACCGGATATCATACTGGCCCAATTGGCGCCAATACTCCTAATACCGTAGTTGCTACATCAGTTACTACAACTAATGGTGGACAACTAACTGGATACTTAACAGGTCCCGTAGGTGCTAACACTCCTAATACCGTAGTTGCTACATCAGTTACTACAACAAGCGGCGGACAAGTTACAGGTTATATAACTGGCCCAATTGGCGCTAATACAGCAAATACTGGTGTATTCACAACATTAACAGCAACTAGTGGATATCAAGGTGCAGTAAGTGGTCCTCTAAATGGAACACTAGGAGCAACGACACCAAACTCAGTAGTTGCCACATCAGTTACTACAACAAACGGTGGGCAACTAACTGGATATATTACAGGTCCCGTAGGTGCTAACGCTGCTAACACAGGTGTGTTTACTACTCTTACTGCAACTAGTGGATATCAAGGCGCTGTAACAGGACCTTTAAATGGAACATTAGGTGCTACTACGCCAAACTCAGTTGTTGCCACATCAGTTACAACAACTAATGGTGGACAAATAACAGGATACTTAACTGGTATTATTGGCGCGAATACTGCTAATTCAGGGGTATTCACATCATTAACAACTATTGCCGGTGGTCAAATCATTGGGTACATGTCTGGGCCTATAGGTGCAAATACTCCTAATACTGTAGTCGCTACTTCAGTTACTACAACAAATGGCGGCCAATTAACTGGATATCATACTGGTCCAATCGGTGCTAATACAGCAAATACTGCTTCATTTACTTCAGTCAATACTTCATCTAATATCAATACATCTGCTCAATTTGTTTCAACATATACTGGTGATACTGCTACAAACGGCGGACAAATTGTTTTAAATGGGTCTACAATTAATAGAATTGATTTTCCCACAGGTGTAGCGGGTCTAGGTGATCCAAATACAACTGTTAGAAGTCCAGGTACAAAAATTGTATTATGGCCTCTCGTTGATGGTAGTGGAGTTGATTATGCAATTGGATTAACATCGGGTGTTCTTTGGAATAGTGTACACGATGAAGCAAGATCATTTAAGTGGTTCGCTAATACTACTCCAGTTGCAACATTAACTGGTACAGGCAATCTTACTGTTACTAATCAGATGATTGGTTATCATACTGGTGCTATTGGTGCAAACGTGCCAAATACTGGTGTATTCACAAGCGTAACAACAACTAACGGTGGCCAAGTAACTGGATACATTACAGGTTCTATTGGCGCTAATACTGCTAATACTGCTGCATTTACTACTTTAACATCAAGCGGATTAACTACATTCACTAATACTACACAAGCAACTAATTATAATTCTGCAAGTGTAGTATTAAGTGGTGGGCTTGGGGTTGTTAAAGATACTTGGATAAACGGCAATTTAACTGTTGAAGGTAATTTATTAGTTCGTGGTTCCCGTGTTATTTTAGGTGCGGATACTTTTTCAGTACTTGATCCTATTGTTGATTTGCATACCTACGCTAATTTAGCACCTTTAACACTTAATGATACATATGATATTGGTTTTAAATTTCACTACTTTGATATAGCAGATAACGCTGCATTCTTAGGTCGTGCTAATAATACTGGTTATTTAGAATGGTATGATAGTGGAACTGATATTGCCAATGTTTTTAATGGCACAAGTTATGGTACTATTAAAGCAGGTGAAGTTTGTTTAGCAAATACAACTGCATCTACTAGCACTACTACTGGTGTATTGAGATTAGATGGCGGCGCTGGTATACAAGGTAATTTATTTGTTGGTGGCGGTATAAATGGTGTTATTGGAAATGTAACCGCAGCGTCCGGGAGATTCACTTCAGTAACAACAATTAATGGTGGTCAAATAACAGGCTACATGACTGGTCCAATTGGCGCTAACACACCTAACTCTGTAGTTGCCACATCAGTTACTACAACAAATGGCGGGCAGTTAACTGGTTATCATACTGGTCCAATTGGTGCTAATACGCCTAACTCAGTAGTTGCTACATCAGTTATTACAACTAATGGCGGGCAGTTAACTGGTTATCATACTGGTCCAATTGGTGCTAATACGCCTAACTCAGTAGTTGCTACATCAGTTATTACAACTAATGGCGGACAATTAACTGGTTATCATACTGGTCCAATTGGCGCTAATACGCCTAACACGATAGTTGCTACTTCTGTTATTACAACTGATGGTGGTCAGTTAACTGGTTATTTGACAGGTGCTATTGGTGCTAACACTGCTAACACTGGTGTATTCACTAGTGTGACAACTACAAATGGTGGGCAGATAACTGGATACATTACAGGACCACTTGGTGCTAACACTCCTAATACAGTAGTTGCTACTTCTGTTATTACAACCAATGGCGGTCAGTTAACTGGATACTTAACAGGTCCCGTAGGTGCTAACACTGCTAATACTGGTGTGTTTACTACTCTTACTGCAACTAGTGGATATCAAGGCGCCGTAACAGGACCTCTAAATGGAACTATTGGAGCAACTACTCCTAACACTGGTGTGTTTACAACATTAACTGCAACTAGTGGATATCAAGGCGCAGCAAATGGACCTCTTAATGGAACACTAGGTGCAACAACTCCTAACTCAGTAGTTGCCACATCAGTTACAACAACTAATGGTGGGCAAGTAACTGGTTATCATACAGGTCCAATTGGCGCCAATACTGCTAACACTGGAGCATTCACTACACTTACTTCGTCAAGTACATTTATAGCAAGCGGCAATATTGTTGCCAATAGTGGCACAACAAGTACTAATACTACTACAGGATCGTTAGTAGTTGTAGGCGGTACAGGTATTAGTGGTTCAGTAAATGTTGGCAATGGTATTAATTTACAGGGCAATGGATACATCACAACAGATCAAACTACTGCTACTGTATTCAACACAACAGCAACAACAGTAAACTTTGCTGGTAGTGCAACAACAATTTCTGTTGGTGCAGCAACTGGAAATACTACAATTAATAACGGGTTGGTATCTTCCAGCAACGCTTGGATTAATAATAGTGGCACAGCATCTAATTTAGTTGTACAAGGTAATATTGCTGCTGGATATTCTAATTTATTAACAACTAACGGTTCTACTGGACGTGTTGGTATTAAGTATGCGCCCAGTGCGATTCCACAAAATGCATCTTTTGCAATTAATGCATCTGACAGTATTATTATACCTTCAGGATCAACAGGATCTAGACCATCATCTGGTACTGAAGTTGCAGGTATGGTTCGTTTCAACACTAGCACTAAGTTCTTAGAATTTTGGGATGGTACAAAGTGGGCAACTAGTGATGCTGCATTTACTACAGTAACAACAGATTCATTTACAGGTGATGGTGTAACTACGGTATTTACATTAAGTCAAAGTACCACAACTGCTGGTACAATGGTAATGATTAATGGCGTTGTTCAGATACCAATTACTTCTTATAGTGTAAGTGGATACACTTTAACATTTACTGAAGCACCTTTATCAACTGATATTATTGATGCAAGAACAATCTTAACCACAACAGATAATTCTAATATATCAGGTGACTTAACTGTAACAGGCGGCATTCGTAAAAATGCAAGAATTATTTCAACAACTGCATCATTAACAACAGCAGACGCAAGTGGATTCATAGAATTTACTGGTGCAAGTCCTTACACTGTAACATTGCCAGATCCAACTTTGGCTAATAGTTTAGGTATTGGTTATAGAATTTGGCAAAATACTGCACAGAATATCACATTAAGTACTCCTACAGGCGCATTTTATGGACCAAGCGGAAGTTCTGCAAGCACTAAAATACTAGCACAAGCAACAACTCAATATTGGGATGTTTGGAGTGATGGATATAATTGGATAGTGTTTGGTATAAAAATAGCATAATAATAGTGGTTAAATATATAGTAAGGAAAAGTTATGGGTTTAACTAGGGTTGTCACAGATTATAAAGATAGTGTCAAAGCAGCAACTACTGCTGATGTAACATTGTCTGGTGGTGCGCCAAATACTGTAGATGACATCAGTTTATCATTGAACGACAGTGTTTTAGTTAGAAGCCAAGCAAATCCTGCTCAAAACGGAATTTATCGTGTTGCAACTTTAGGCACAGGATCTAATGGAACTTGGGTTCGACGTAGTGATTTTGCGACAAATGCTGCTGTAAGTTCGGGCGCACTAGTTTTTGTTGAACAAGGATCAATAAGCGGTAACATTTATTATTATATTTCGGGCGGATTAGGTTCTGTTAACTTAGACACAACAAACATAAATTTTTCTAATTTAACAACAGCAATAACATCAACATTAAACATTCCTGTTTCTTATAGTAATGCAAATGTTGCTGGGTATCTACTTGCAAATCCGCCTTATAGCAACGCAAATGTTGCAAGTTATCTAGTTGTAAACCCACCCTATAGTAATGCAAATGTTGCAAGTTATTTGTTTGCTAATCCTCCGTATAGCAATGCAAATGTTGCAAGTTATCTAGTTGTAAATCCTCCATATAGCAATGCAAATGTTGCAAGTTACTTGGTTGCAAATCCTCCCACAGGAACATACAGTAATGCAAATGTTGCAAGTTATCTAGTTGTAAATCCACCCTACAGTAATGCAAATGTTGCAAGTTATCTTCCAATTTATAATGGTAATTTTACTGCTAACTTAATTACAACTTTAAATGGCGGTCAAGTATCTGGATACATAACTGGCCCAATTGGTGCTAATACAGCAAATACTGGTGCATTTACTACTGTAACTGCGACAGGAACTGCAAATTTTGCAGGGACTTTAACTGCTGCAACTATCAATGCATTGACTATTGGTAATACAGGCGCAACTATAACAGGTACACATAACGGACCTCTTAATGGTCCATTCAATGGAACAGTTGGTGCAACAACACCAAACACAGTAATTGCCACTTCAATAACTACAACAAGTGGTGGTCAAGTTATTGGATATATTAATGGTCCAGTGGGTGCTAATGCTGCTAATACTGGAATTTTTAGCACATTGACAACAGTTGCTGGTGGCCAAATTATTGGTTATGTTAATGGCCCAGTGGGTGCTAATACCGCTAACACTGGTGTATTCACAACACTAACAGCAACTAGTGGGTATCAAGGCGCAGCAAGTGGTCCATTAAACGGAACAGTTGGAGCAACTACTCCCAATACAGGTGTGTTTACAACATTAACTGCTACAAGCGGATACCAAGGTGCAACTAGTGGAGCACATAATGGTACACTAGGTGCAACTACTCCCAACTCCGTAGTTGCTACTTCAGTAACAACTACAAGTGGCGGTCAAGTAACTGGATACCATACAGGACCAATTGGTGCTAATACTGCTAATACTGGCGCATTCACATCGTTAACTATAAGTGGAGCAAGTACTGCTAATAGTTATACAACATTATATGGTGGGCAAGTAACTGGTTATCATACAGGTCCAATTGGTGCCAACACTGCGAACACAGGCGTGTTTACTACACTGACAGCAACTAGTGGTTATCAAGGCGCAGCAAGCGGACCTATCAACGGAACAGTTGGAGCAACTACTCCTAATACAGGTGCATTTACAACATTAACAGCAACCGGAAATATAGTTACTTCTGGTGCAAATATTGGTATTGGTACAACTACACCATTAAGTCCGTTGCATATTGTTGGCGATCAAAATGCAAATGTTAATATTAAACTTGAACATACTGCTTCCTCTTCAACATCTACGCCAAATATTTCATTTTTTAAAACAAGCAATATTGTTGTGACAAGCGGTGATATTCAAGGTAATATCAATTGGTTTAGGACATTAGGTAATGATACCGTATTAAGAAGTTCCATCTATTCAGGTGGTAATAATAATAACGCATCGGCAGTAATGAACTTAACTTATACAGCAGCAAATGGACATGTATTCCAAGTTCAAGGCTCTAATGCTGCAACAATTGCTACCAGTGTTGCTAATTTTATCGGAACAATAAATGCCGCTACTGTCAATGCTACTGCTATTGGCAATTCAAATTCTGTATTAACTGGCACAAGTGGTACTATTGCTGGTACACTAACCGCAGCAACTTTACAAGCAACTACAATAGGCAATAGTACAACAGCACTAAGTGGAACAAGTCTCGCAGTAGCGGGAACAATAACAGCAGCAACTTTACAAGCAACTACAATAGGTAATTCAGCAACAGCACTAACTGGAACAAGTGGTACTATTGCCGGTACTTTAACTGCTGCAACAGTTAATGCATTGAATATCGGTAATACAGGTGCTACTTTTACAGGAACTTTTAATGGTCCATTAAACGGACCATTTAATGGCACAGTTGGTGCAACAACTCCTAACACCGGTGCATTCACAACTATTACAGCAACTAGCGATATTACATTATCTACAAATAACAAAGCATTGAAGTTTACAACAACAAATGGTAATGTTGTAACTCTTATACAGCAAAACGATGATAATCTTGTTTTATATTCTACTAATGCTTCTGGTGCTCAACGAGCAATTTGGGCAGTTTATGGAAATTCAAACACAAGCACTTTTAATATAAATGTGCCTGCTTTAGTTTCTGGTAACATAACCACCACAAATGCAGGGCAAGTAATAGGTTATATAACAGGTCCAATTGGGGCTAATACTGCTAACACCGGTGCATTCACAACATTAACAACTACAAGCACAGCAAATGTAGGAAATTTGATTACCACTGGAGGTGTATTTTGGGCTAACGGTGTTTCGTTTAGTAGTGGAAGTGGTTCAGCATTTAATACATTAACTGCTGCAACTATCAATGCATTGAATATTGGCAATACAGGTGCAACTTTAACTGGTACTCACAATGGACCTCTTAATGGTCCATTTAATGGAACAGTTGGTGCAACTACTGCTAACACCGGTGCATTTACTACCTTAACAACTACTGGCAACTTAACAGCAAACGGATCGGCAACATTTAATAGTACCGTTCAAAATAGTAATTACACTCGTCCAGCGTTACGATTAGATATGGCTTCCAATACTTTTGTTACTTTAGGTGCAGCACAAAATGGTGCAGTAAGAGGTGGCATTGGCTGGGATAGCAATGGCACTATGTATATAGATAATTCAAGTGGCTTTTTCTATTTTAATAATTCAGGCGGCGGAACAACACCTATAACTTTTGGTGTTTCAAACACCAACTATCAAACTGTAGCAACTAGTACAGGTACCGTAAACTTTGTTAGTATAGTTACTGCTGCCACAGTCAATGCTACAGCAATAGGTAACTCAACTACTGTAATAACTGGAACAAGTGGTACTGTTGCTGGTACTATAACTGCTGCCACAGTTAATGCATTGAATATTGGTAATACAGGTGCTACTTTTACAGGAACTTTTAACGGACCTCTTAATGGCCCATTCAACGGAACAGTTGGTTCTACTACTCCAAATACTGGTGTGTTCACTTCAGTAACAACTACAAGTGCTGGACAGATAACTGGCTATCATACTGGTGCAATTGGTGCTAATACTGCTAACACTGGTGCATTTACAACTTTAACAACTACTGGCACTGCAACTGTTAATAGTACAAGCGGTGTTACTGCTATTGCTAATGGCGGTACATCTGGTGTTGGTAACATTGGTGCTACGGGTGCTACTTTCAATACTGTATTTGCTAAAGCAACAACTGCACAATATGCTGACGTTGCAGAAAAATACACTGCTGATTGCGAATTAAATCCAGGTGATGTTGTTATATTTGGCGGAATCAATGAAATTACAACCACTACAACAACACATAATGATAGAATTGCTGGCGTTATTTCAACTAACCCTGCATACTTAATGAATAGTGAATCTGATGGGTATCCAGTTGCACTACTAGGGCGTGTCCCATGTAGGGTATTGGGGCCGATATATAAAGGTCAAATGATTGTTTCGAGTAATATTGATGGAGTGGCACAAGCATTAGATAAATCTCTATATACACCTGGATGTATAATTGGTAAAAGTCTAGAAGAGATAACAACAAATGAAATTAAAACTATTGAAGTAGTAGTTGGAAGATTGTAATGTCATTAACTGTCCCGGTTTATAGAAAAGATTATATTGGAGAAAATATCAATTATATTATTGATAAAAAGACTGTGTCTCAATTTATAGAACCACATGAAAATGTGTTTGCCAAAACAAATCCTACTAGTGCAATTGTACTAGGTAATGGATTGACTAGAAATTATGCTGATATAAAACTACTTTTAAAAATTAATTCTAGAAAACTTCCTGATGGTTACAAATTAGTATATGCTTGCAATCGTGCAGTTGAAGATGAAGAAAACTATGATTATTATATTTTGAAGCAAGAAACTTTCATGTCAATGGCACCAACAAATAGATTCAGTCAAATTTATCTACCTAATGATATTTTTCCAAAATATAAAGATAAGTGCAATTTAATTCCTTATATCAATTATTTTGATAGTGGAGCAACTGCTGCTTATCTTGCTTGTTTTGATGGACATAAAAAAGTATTTCTTTTTGGTTTTGATGGAGATTTTGGAACAGGTTGGCGTACAGTTTATGACGGCAGAGATCCTTATACTAAAGAAAATACACAAGCCAACGTAGAACTATCTCAGCAGTATTTGTTTAATGTTATGGAAACTTATAAGAATGTTGATTTTTATAGAGTTCAAATGGATGGTGCTGAACCTCCTGCTAGTTGGAATTCTTTGCGAAATTTCCATAATGTAACAAAAAGACAAGCAGTATTAGCAGGTGATTTCTAATATATCTTTAACGGTATGCAATTTCTTTTGAATTTCAAAATTATTTAAACTGCTCCACAAACCAGGGTGTAATGGCTTTGGAAAACTTTGCACATCGCACCAGCAATATCCTTTATGTTCATCACTGAGATTAGGAATAAATTCTTCGTCTATTAAACAAACAAACGTGTGATATTCAAAATTTCCATCTTCACTATTGAATAATTCAAGTGGGATAGTTTTTTTAATTAAAATTTTTCTACCAACTTCTTCAATGATTTCTCTTTCTAGTGCTTGCATAACAGTTTCATTATCTTCAACTTTGCCGCCTACTAGTCCCCATGTATCACTATGAGTATCGTTATCCCTTAAGAGGAATAACAATCTCTTTGTTTTGTTTGCTAATAATAAAGCGCCACATGCTTTAAACAATTTTAAATTACCAGAAGCCATAGTCCTTCTTTGTACAGCCCCTCCCAACTTTTTTGCCATATACCGTCTACCCATTTGAATTGAATTCCACTATAACTGTTTGTAACATACTCTACGTTTGTAGAAGTATTGGCTGCTGAAAATACAACATCCCATGTTCCTGTATTAGCATTATACTCTATTATATCATTTTCAAGTGCATACACTGGAGAATTATCTGCATTACGCCATGCTGATGGATTATTATCCGGAGCATTATTTGGATTACCTATATTTGAATTAATAATAAGGTATCTTTGTCCACCTGCTGCCGTTGGTAATCCTCTTCCTGGTCCAACCTTAGTAGGATTAATAATATTTGTCAGCGGTGCTAATGTATTACTTGGAACTGTTGCAGGATCTAAATCAAACAATAATATATTGGGATCAGTTGGATGATAACTGATTGTTCCGACTACTGTATTGCCGTTATTTTCATTAACAAAAGCCATTAGACTAATGCCATTACTGATTTCACCAATGTAATTTATGATGCCTCTCCAAGGAACAGGCTCGCTTATAGGACTTGGTAAATCTAATGCATTTGTATTTTTAGCAAGTTTACTTAGAACAATTTGATATTGCTCTGAAGAACCGGGCCCATTTCCTTGTGTTCCATAAACAATAGCATCATAACCACTTGGGGTAAACCATTGTCTGGTACCAAGTTGATTTATTTGATCTTGAATGCCTTGAGCAAGATCACCAGTTGGGCCATACAATGTACTAACAACGCTTGCAACTGCATTAAGTTTTTTAACTTTAGCAGGCGCAGTAATATACATATGAAGTTCAAAAGTCAATGTTGCAACATCAATCATGTCTTCTGTACCAATAGGAATCGCTCTACTGGTAAAGTTCACATCTGTTAATGTTACATAAGTTAAACTAGTCCAATCTAAATAATTATCTGTACTTTGTATTTCTCTACTGGGATTATACCATGGGGCAATTTGTTCTAGTAATTGCAATTTTTGTTCGATATTACTAGTATAGATATCTACCTTAAGACCTAGCAAATAAGGCACTGGCATAGTACGTTCAATAGTGACTACATTTTTTTGATAAGTTTGTAATTGACCTGTTAGTGGATCTATAGCACGTTCTCTTACAACTTTCTTTTCTAAGAATGTAGGGTCTTGAATTCTTTCTTGATGATACTTTAAACTGTCTATGTATACTGCCATCATAGGCACATTGGACATTGAGTTTTCACTGTTCTTAAACAACGCACCTACTGCACGGTTGGTATCTGCATAACGAACAGGTACAGTTAGATAAATCATATTTCCATTTTCATCACGACCGTACTCTACTTTATAGTCACTAAAATATCTTATAAATTGTAATACGAATCTACGTATCTGTGAATCATAAAAAAAGTCTGACATGGGTATCCTTAAAAATCACTTTTTGGTGAAAATATTTTGCTTAACGCTTGCTTTTGATCTATAATTTGCCCACTACTTAGTCTTGTTTTTTGACTGTTATTAACAAATGTACCCAGTTGAGTTTGATTACTGTTACCAGTTAATGGCGCACGTCTTACTTCGTTAACAACTGTCCATTTTGAGCCGCTCCAACGGAAAAGCACATTAGGCAAATAATCAGTTCTCAGTACGAATTCACCAACATTGGGACTGTCAGGAAAGTAAGTTAAACTTCTAACATTAAACCCGTTAGGTGCATCTTTTGGTCCTAGCAAGTAAGTTGTAACATTATGTTGTGGAGTTACAACTTCTGTAGGTGATACACTCATTAACATTGGTGATGCAGCAGGCGAGATATTACCTGATAATGGAAATGTATTACTTGTTATCGAACTTGCATTTAAATTAGGTTCAGCATTAAAGTTTGACACTACTGGGAACGAGTTAGGATTGGTATCCCAGGAACTAATGTTTCCATTTGTTGTAAAAAAGTTCTGTTGGCTTACACCATTTGGCCAAACTGGTAACACGAACAGTTTTGTTGTGTCATACCCGCTTAATGGAACATCAGATTCTGCTTGTGCAATAAGAGCATCATTAACTGCTAAATTCTTTAGATATGGACTCATAATATCTCTTAATGTCAAATCACTGCTGCCATCATCGGTTGCTGCTTGTGTTAATATATCTTTAAATTCTTGGCTGTCTACCATTGGTAGAACTTTAACTCGATAAAGATGAGGCCACCATGTTTGACTATAGCCTTCTGCGGCTCTTAGTATTTCATTTACAACATAGAATTTTTTTAGACTTGCAGGAACATCATCACCGAGTGGCCAAAAATCTTTCATGTTTGGCATTTCTAATACATCGCCTGGTATAAGTTTACGTCCAATACGCTCTATCATATCGTTAATATGAAACGTAATAAACAGCGTATCGTTATTTAGAAACATACCAAATTGACTGAGATTAAAATCGTTATCGGTTAGTGTATAGTGTCCGCGTAGTTTATAAATGTCTGGTTCATACTTGCGATCTCTATTTTCTAAGAATAGCAAGTCTTGTATATTTTGCTCGCTTTGATTAATGTATGTTGGTTGGGTAGCATCTCCTGGCTTGCCGCTATTTGGATCTAGCCCAACTATTTTATGAATGTAAATACCAACACCGCCAGCAGTAAACATTTCTCTGATTCGATTATCAAAAAACTTATAATCGTTTCCACGATTTTCTTTCCATAAACTAATTCTGGGCATGGCTAATCCTCGTAGTATTTATTGGATTGCACCCAGTCAAAAAAATAGGGGGCCGAAGCCCCCAGATACTACATCAAATTTTATTTCTATAGCCGCAGCCAATTATAATTTGTAGTTTACGCTGCCTTTGCAACAGTCTTGTCAGTCTTGACCTTGGGGGAAACACCACCCTTGGCAGTGGGCTTAACAGCCTGGAAGTCGACATGTGCTGCAATAAAAGCAAATGCATCTTCCTTGGTCATAGGATTGGGAAGTTCGATCAACTTAATGTCAGTATGACCAGACTTCTTAAGAATTGCCTCACGCTTAAGCGAATTAGCAACACGATACTTCACAACACCATTGAGCGTAGAAACGCCCGCAACCGAAAACACCTTATCCATTTAACTACTCCATTTGTTAGTAGTTGAACCCCACGCTCAACTTACTCAATTAGTATAGCATAATATGAATGGTCGTCAACCGATATTTTTGTAACAATTTTAGTTACAGAAGTTACTTGTATTTCTTAGCAATTTCGTCAATTCGACGCTGCATATACTCAATAACCGTTTTCAATTCGGGATCATTTTGGTTTGGTTTGGTTTGGAGTGTGTTTTGAACTTCGTAATGGAAAGCATACCGTATCATAGTTTCAAGGCTGTAATTATCAGAGGGTGCTGTTGCTTGTGCTTGCATTACTAAACTCCTGTACTATGTTTATAAAGGTTTATATAGTTGATGTCAATGAATTAAACACGACGTCGATAAATGTCAGTTACATGATATGTGACTGGATGATTAGACATAAACCATTGACGTGCTTCTTCTGCACTGTTAGCATCTATAGCAGTTTGATGTCGTTCTCCACTTATATCAGTGTATTTGATGATATACGTAGAGGGCTCATTATCCATTGGATCATCTACAAACTCGCCGGGAAGTTCTGGAATGTCATCGTCTTGTCTAGGTCCAACAGATACAACTCTTGAAGATGGTTCAGGATATATTTGACGACCGCCTGGACCCATTAATTTCCAAGTACCTGCTTCTAATCCTGCGTGACTTGCTTTTTGAGTAGCCTTAGTATAAGCGTCCATGACATTGTCAGCAGTTATAGTTGCCAAATAAGCGCCGTAATTGTCTGTCATTCTGTAGAGATTAGATGCTTCAGCACTGGCCCGTGCTTGTGCTTGTGCAGCACTATTATCAGTGATATCAATATCTTTAATCTCTAAGATATTGTAATCGCCTTCCTCAAACTTCTTTCTAAAGTTAGCAATAGCACTACGACGGCTATCGCCACGAACATTTATGGTAAATTTTTCAGGATCATCTGCTGGATCAACAACACTATAGTATTTGAATAGATATAGGTTAGGTCCTTCACCTAAGCCGCCCTTCTCGCCCGCAAGTTTTTTATTACCACGTTTCATCTGTGCTTGTCTAATGAAACTCTTAAGAGCAGTAGAAGGTAATGTGCCAGCACTAAACTGTGTGAAATACTTAATGATGTCTTCATCGCCACGAACCATTGGACTTAGAAACTTGTACAACTTCTTAGCATATTCCTGCTTTTCTGCTTCAGGATCAGCAGCAAGAGCCATAGCACGAACATAACGTAGCAGTGTGTTCTTAATCTTTGGTAAGTCACCTAGGTAATCTCCGCCAGCACTGCGAACTTCAATATACTTGTCTTTGATATTAACGGTCACATAACGATCATGTGTTGTAGTCAATGATGTTTTTACAAACTTAGCAGCAGATGAATTCAACCCATCTTTAAAAGTACGTAGCATACTTTCAGCATCCATCCTGCCAGATCCAGCACTTAGATTCTTTAATTTTTGAGTCATTTCCTTCATCATGCTCTTAGCATATGTGTTTGACTCTCGGCCAAACTGCTTAAGAACATAGTCATCGCCAAGGAACAATGTAAATTTAAGATGATCTACATTCTCTCTTGACTGATCTGGAATACTAATTCCCATATGGAAACCGGTTGATTTATTAGTTCTACAACCACGCTGTTCAGCCCATGCAAATACTTTATCTAAGTATTCTAAGCATTGTGCTAAGGGCATTGGAGGACTTACAAGTTCAAGACCTGCTTCATCGTTGCCGGCATCATAATCGATACTGCTGTCTGGCTCCAAAATAAAGAACCCAGTGCCACGCTTTGTGCCATGATAGCCGCCACTTGCTTTAACTGGCATACCAATTGAGGACGCAATGTCAGCAGCAATTTCTTCTGCTGACTGGCCATCACCGCTTCCTAGACCGCCTGTATAATGTGGCCAATCTAAATTGACGGAATTAGCAACATCACTCATGTAACGATAGTTGCGATCAAAGAACATTCTTACATATTGATCGTAATCAGCGTTCTCCCTATATTCTTCCCATGCTGAACTTTCAGCTTGATCATATTCTTTACTGCTGGCATTTCCCATGATATCTTCAATTTCCTCAGGACTTTTACCCATATCCTTGAGAATTTCTTCAATCATGTTGTCTCGTTCATCTTCTTCAAAATCATTTCTTATCTGCTCGTCGGCATATTCAAAGAACTCTTCATCAATTTGTTCAATGGCACGATCAATTTGTCTGCTGCTGTTATAGTCGCCTTCGAAGAAGTCACGGATATCCTGAGTACTACGGCAGCGAGTATCTTGGTCCCAGTCTGGTTCCATCTCACCGTCTTCATCACTTTGAGCATCGGGAATAACAAGTTCTGCTTCGAAACCAGCAGTCATTGCTTGTGCAAATTCTGATTTAGCAAAGTCCGCTAATGCGCCTGGACTCATGCTTACTTCATCAAGTTTTTCTTCAAAAATTTCAATAAGGCGCATGTACTATCTCTCAGTAAAAGTATATTTAGTGAGAAATGTCATCCTCTGCAAATACAATTCTCATACACTCACCGCAGCGTTCTTCGAGCACATTTATGGTAGTATAGAGATGGCCGCTGTCATGCATTGTAATACGGCTCTTAAGTATATTAATTTCACGACGAAGCACTTGCATGTGAGCAATTGCTTCGTCTTTTGTAAGTTTTAAATCATTCTGCGGATTATACATCAACTATCAAATTAGGATTAAAGTTAATAGCATTCTCATCATGGTAACCATGTGGATTGCATACAACACGGCACTGCCCAATCATATAGTCAAAACTATTATGAACATGTCCATGTATCCATAGTTTAATTTTTTCCTGACTTAGAATATAATCATCTAAATCACTAACATAGCCACCATTCATTGCCCAATCATGCTTATATCGTTCGTGAACACTTTGACGACTGGGTGCGTGATGTCCAAGTACAACAACATTACCATCCCATGTCTCGCAAGCAAGTTTGATAGTTTCTACAGCACGACCATGCGCTTCAAAAGTATCAATGGGACGCAGTTTATGATAAACTCCATTACGCTCAATTGTAATAACATGATAGTCATTCATCATGCCTTTGATATGCATCATAGTAATTGGATCGCCTTTGTTTAGATTAGTCCAAAGGCTTGTGCCAACGATACGAGTATTACCAAAGTTAAGCCAACCATCATCCATGAGATGAATGTTATGCCATGGATCCAATGCTTCGCGTAGATGAGCAGCAGTGTTATTCCACCTTCCGCTATAATGTTCATGATTACCCATGATGTAAAGTACAGTATCAAATTCTTTTGATACATGGTCAAAGAATTGACGATACTTTTCGCCTTTTTCATTATTCTTATGTAAATCTTTGGCTAAAGAAATATCGCCAGCGAGACAGAGAATGTCTGCGCCAGCGTTATTAATAGTCACGTCATTAAATTCTAGATGTAGATCACTAACTATTTGAAGTTTCACGAAACAACTCCGTATAAGAATCAAAGTCCATATAGTATGTAAGCATAGTTTTCATTGCTGCTAGATAATGGCGCTCATTATCTAAATCTTCCTGCTGCCAAGGCTTAGGATTTTCAATTGCTTCCAATTCTTTAACACGCCTAATAAATCCAATATAATCTTTAACTAGGATATCCTTAACAATACCATCCATAGTCTCATCACTGATTTCGATCTGCATCTGCTACTATCTCCTCTATTGCACGCGGTGTATAATCTATTGCTTCGACACTACAGTTAATATAACGTGGCCCTGGGCTTGGATTTTGATGTATGTGTCCATGTATATTATACTGTACTTTGCCCATGTTACTCTCATGAATAGGAACATGAGTGAGTACGCAATTAAACTCTGGAAACATACGCCACATTAGAACTTTTTGAAAGTTAACCTGTATGTAACTTGCTTTACCATTGTCGTGATTGCCTAATATTAAACGCTTGCGCCCCTTAAGTCTAGGTAATACTTTGTGCCCATGTTCAAAGTAAACATCGCCAAGATGATACACTATATCACTGTCATTTACAACTGAATTCCAGCGTTCAACTATATATTCATCCATTTCCTCTACAGTGTTGAATTGAGGACGTATACGAAGTCCAGTTGTACCATCTGTAAATCTTAGAATGTTAGCATGACCAAAATGTGTATCGCTGATAACAAAAATATTACTCATGTGTTATCCTGAAGTTTTTTATAACTGTGTATATTTTATCTGCTTCTTCAAAGTAAGCGGCTTGCTCTAAGTATCTAACGGCTTGAATTATCTTTTCTTCTAATCTTATTATACGAGATTGTTGACGCTCGACTCTGGCCATTAAACTGTGAACTGTAACATCCCTTAGCCGTTCAGCACCACAACATAAGCATCGTGGATCGCTAGTAAATAGTTTGTCGCAGTCACAGCAAACATACATTAAGCATCACCTACAAAGTGATAGTTCCACTGTGCGCCGCCCCAAAGATGGCGCACAGTATCAATCTTAGTCTGCGTTCCAGTATTCTTACGAACAATGTCCAGCATCATAGCCCAAGTATCTTTACCGTCAAACTTGCCAAAGACAATCTGAGCAGCAAAGGGATCCTGATCCTTAATAGTAGGCATCCACTTCAAAGCATATTCCTTACGGTCTAACTTTGAAGCAAGCACCATACCAAAGTACTTGTCGTATGCTTCAACTTGACGAGCAAACCCATCCCAGAACACAGCTTCAAACTCATCTACACGCTTACGGTCTTCATCCATCATGAAAGCCTTAACATCGTCCATCTTCTCATTGACAAGAAGATCAATGACATTCTTTTCGTGAGTTAAGTTATCCTTAGTCTTATGGATACGTAGATACCACTCGCCCTTGATCTTGAGCATATGCCCATCATCAAAGCGGATGATATATCCTTCAACACCTTCCGCAGCCTTAGTTTCATCCATAAGGTGAGACATGTTAGCAGCAGTACCCTCATAAGTCTTCACAACTTCGATGTTGAACTTTTCGCCTAACACTATCAGATCACAATACTGCTTATACTCGCCAGTCTCAGTGCCACGCAGTGCGATAAGCACTAACCGATCCTCAGGATAGTCGATCACAATACGCTGCTTGCGGCTACACCATTCGAAAATTGGAGTCAGGCGCATAGACAAGCACCAACGAGCAAACTGCTCGTACTGCGGATGATGAGCAACGAACAGTTCAGCACCCATGCTGACATCAGTAACACCCATCTTAGTACCCCAACGGATACCAGCATCAGTAACAACAGGGGTAATCATGCTGCCGTCAAGCTTCTCAAGTATTACGTGCGGCTTGGAGAAGTCGATAACTCCAAACTGAGTCTCATCACGCTCGTTGACATTGAAGAACTTATGCAAGCGCCGAGCCATAATGGTGCCATCCTTATGGAAAAGCAACCCACGGCACTCTCGACGAATTGCAGCCCATAAATCAAACTGAATGAACCCCATGTCATCAGTCACTGAAGTTGACGGGAAAGTATCAGTCATTGCGACCATGTAGTTAACTACATAACCCCAATCACGTTCAGCAATAATGAATTCATCTCGTCCCTCAATTGCAGGGCGAACATCGTCCAAATGCTTAATTACGGGAAATTGATAATTCATTTTGCACCTCGTTTGTATTGCTACTATAGCACCAAATACTATTGTGTCAAGTGTCTTCTGATACTACTTTCATGAAGCCGATATCTTTACCAGTCTTCAAAGCAGTCATTACACGGTCTGACTCATACTTCTCAACCAACTTCTGCTCTGCATCTTTAATACGATCAGGTTTGAACTTAAGCAGTACAGTTAGATACTCACGCTGCTTGTACCAACCCTGTAAGAAGCACACACACTCTTCCACTGTGCCATTAAACAGCGCAATATTACGAGCATATACAGGAAGAGCAGTCTCTTTATCTTGAGTCATAAGGCTAATATGCTCGCTGCCATAACTGGAACGGCGGATCTCAAATCCGCAGTCCTCTGCCATCTTCTCCAGTGTTTTAATTAACTGATAATTAGTGTAGTTCATTGTTTGTCTCCTGTGACATGAGAAAGATTAGTCTATCTTCTTCCTTTAGAAACTTATATAGAACGCCATATTGCTTCTTAACAGGACCCCGCCATCCCGTATATTGACTCCATTGTCGTTCAACAACAACGGGAATCTTATTCCTCATTAGATCAATTTTCAACATAACATGTTGGTAATCAACTTTATGTTCCCAATCATCTGAGTAATTTTCACTATACAAGACCCAGTATGGCCACTTTGATTTAGGTCGCTCCAATACTTCCATCTTGCCGAGGGACATTAGAAATCCCCCGGCGCCACTTGCAGCACACGAACCCCCTGTTCACGGATTGCTTTGACAACCTGATCACGATCATCCACCCACAGCCAAGGCCAAGCCCAGTCACGCTGGATGTCGTGCAGCAGCTCAACTTTAACGATTGAGTCCTTACGGTTGTCACCGCTTGCTCTCATGTACAGAGAGTCGTAGTAGACATTGTGCTTTGCCAGCCATACCTCAGTTGCCTCACGCAGACGACTGTCACGACCACTGCACAGAATGATGCGGATATCACCAGCATCCAGGAAACTGTTCAGCATCCAAATGATGTCCTCGTTGGGAGTATCATTTGGCAGACCAGCGTCCCATGCAGCCCAGTTCTTAGGCTTGCTGGCGACCCAATGACGCCTGTGATCCACATTGCAGATCGTACCGTCTAGATCAAATACAATTACTTTACCTGCGAACATGATAACCTCTTAGGGTTTGATGTCAAAGAATTTACTGAGGATTCGACGTAGTTCGTTTTGGAGGAACTGTTGATGCTTTTGTTCTAGCATAACTCCATAGTCCTCGTCAAGAGCAGATGATAAAGTTTCAATCAGCTCTTGTGAGAGATCTTTTACTTCTTCTTTTTGGATACGCTGATCAATTATCTTCATAGCCTGCACTCCTAATTCTTTATTAGTATAGCAGGCTATTTGTTATTGTCAACTGGTGATTACTTGGATCTTTTGGGCAGCAGCCCTAGTTTCGTCCAAATTCTTACCTAATACTACACCCATTCTGCGATGGGGTCTACTGTCTTCTTTACCAAAAATTCTAACGTCGATGCCTGGGGTATCCATGGCTTCTGCGATGCCCGTATAGCCCCGTACACGCCCGTAATCATTTCCCAGTACTACGGCACTGGCCCCGTTTCTATACTCAATAGCGGGGATAGGAAGCCCTAGTATAGCCCTTGCATGTAGATCAAACTCTGTAAGATTTTGACTTACAAGTGTAACCATTCCTGTGTCGTGCGGACGGGGACTCAATTCACTGAAAATGATCTCATTGTGCGTAACAAAGAATTCAATTCCAAATATCCCAGCACCGCCGAGTTCATCAGTAATGAGTTTTGCAATACGTTCTGCTTCATCTAGTTGAGGATATGTTAAAGAATGTTCCAATGACATTCCATTTTGCCAACTATATTGATAGTCGCCACGTTCTTGTACATGACCAATTGGATTACAGAAGATAGTTTCCCCCGTCTTTTGCTTAACTGTAAGCAGTGTAATTTCAGTATGGAAGTTGATAAACTCCTCAACAATTACCTTCTTACGATCACCACGGCTATTGTCCATTGCATATCGCCAAGCATTAGCAATATCTTCAAAGCATCGTACGACACTTTGTCCTTTACCACTAGAACTCATAACAGGCTTAACTACAACTGGATAACCGATGTCTATTGTAGCATTTACAAGTTCTTCTGCTGATTCAGCATATGCATACTTTGCAGTGCGAATGCCAAGTACAGTAGCAATATCTCGAATTGTGTCACGATTCATAGTTGCATTTGCTGCTTTAGCACTGGGAACAACTTGCATTCCGCTATCTTCAAATTCTTTAAGAACTTCTGTTCTGATGGCTTCGATTTCAGGTACAATAATGTCTGGACTGTAGAAATCAATTACTTCTCTAAGAGAGTCTGGATCTAACATATTGCATACCTCAGACTTATCTGCAACTTGCATGGCTGGTGCATTTTTATAACTATCTACTGCAATAACGTGACATCCTAAACGCTTTGCACTGATAACAAATTCCTTACCTAGTTCACCTGAACCTAATAACATAATACGTTTCATTATTTCTTTCTTTCAGTTAATTTTGTCACTGTGAATTAACACAAAGTCTTTAAATTCTCTAGTGGATTTAAAATTGCTACTAGCATGAAACTGCATTCTTCCAAAAGATAAAACTGTGCCTTTCTTCCAAGATGCAGCACCATCATACTCTAATGCATAAACAAAATTTTTGTTGGTGCCAGTATAACAATGGCTTAGATCAATTTCATTTGGTACACTTTTAGTGGGAACAAAAATTTTTGGATTATTAGAAAATTGTCTTTTATAATCTTCTAAATCATTAATATTGTCATATGGTTTCCATACTACAGTTTTAATATTTTCGTCAAAAGTCAATGGTATTATCATTGTATTACCTTTTTGACGTAAATCATTATCATCATAATGAATTCGTAGTGGATAATATGAACGAACAAAATAAAAGACTAATGTATCATCTAGATCAGGCATATTTCTCAGTAGAATATTTTTAATTTTATTAGATAATTCATCAGATAACTTTATTCGTTCCCAATTTAAAAACTTTCCTTCTTCCGAAAAAGTATTTTCACCTACTACAATTTTATTTGCTTCAAAGTAAATGGAACCATTTTTATTAATATAAGTTTTAAATGGGAAATCTACCTTAGATTTCATTGTGTCAAACTCATAACGTAAAAAATCTAGTTCCTCATCAGTAATACCATTATTGAAAATCTCAAGCATTATATTACCTTAATTTACCATTTTCAAAAGATATGACATCTTCAATGTCGCGATACCCTTTCTTATTAATTGCATTTAGCAACTTAGTAAGATCGTATCCTTTATAAACGATAAAATGAGGCGGAGAATAGATAATGTCTCCATTGCTGTTAACAATTGCTTGCTTCTTATTTTGCTTTACAATCTTAAACATACTACTCTCCTTTCTTTAATTTATGCAGTGCGCTTGATAAGGTGATAGCCAAACTGTGTTTGTACAGGCTGACTTAACGATCCTACAGACATATTTGCAACTGCTTCTTCAAATGGCTTTACCATCATTCCTGAATTAAACTGTCCCAAATCTCCACCATTCTGCTTGCTGGGACATAGACTGTTTTGCATTGCTACTTCTTCAAATGTCTTACCTTCAACAATTGATTGACGAAGTGCTACTGCTTCGTTCAACGTCTTCACTAGAATATGCTTTGCACTGTATGCCATATTTTACTCCTGTTTTTGAATTATGGCTGGGGATCAAGGACTCGAACCTCGAATAAAGGAGTCAGAATCCTCCGTTATACCAATTTAACTAATCCCCAATAATGGTCGGTGATGAGAGATTCGAACTCCCGACCCTCTGGTCCCAAACCAGATGCGCTAGCCAGACTGCGCTAATCACCGTAACACTTATCTATTAGTATATATATCTATTTTTTTCTGTCAACATTTAATGTGAAATAAGTACTGGATGAAAATAGCAATAACAGGACATACTTCAGGCATTGGGCTTGCACTATTCAATTACTACACTGACAAAGGTAATGAAGTAATTGGTTTCAGTAGATCTAACGGATATGATCTCAGCATCGAATCAAATATTTCTAAAGTAATTAAAGAAACTAAGGACTGCGATATATTTTTTAATAATGCATATTATGAATTAGCACAAGTTAAATTACTATATGGCTTACACATGCTGTGGCAGAATAATCCAAAGAAAACTATGATAGTAACAAGCAGCAGATCAGCAGATTTTATTGATCACAGAACATCAGGTTACACATTGATGAAATCTACAGTAGACACTGCAATTAAACAATGCCAATTTAGTTCTAAATATCACTTATTAAATTTTAAACCTGGATATACAAATACACCAATGACAACTGATATAAACAAAGATCAAAATTCAATGTTTGGACCAAAAGGAAAAACAGTACCTGAATCAATGATGAATCCAGTAGACTTAGTAGAATTGCTAGATTTAGTAATAACAAATACTAAGATGAAAGTTAAAGTTCTAGCAATTGATCCACATTAAGTTTCTTGATAAAAAGAACCTTTAGTACACCCAACACATGTTGCCAACATACCATCTTTAATTGTTTTACAGTTCCATGATTGTTCAACCTTTGGCAACCATAACATTGCTGCTTCCAATCCAATGTTTATAGCATTATTATCAACATGACCTATTGCTTGTTTAAAATTAGTATGCTTGTAAGTGTCGGGGTACTGTCCAACCCACGCACAAGGGTAAACATGTCCGTCAGCAGAAATATATATTGTTTGTCTATTTTTGGCACTGCAATCTAATTGACGATTGGCTTTGATCCATTTTATTTCTTGCTTTTGATAAGTTTTTAATGAGTCCCTAATATCGGGCTTATACTCAGTCAACTTAGGAGGTTCTGGAGTATTATTGGGAGGCATAATCCAGTAACCATCTGTATCACTTGTAAACACAAATCCTGATGTTTTAGAAGACGGCTTTTCATTAAATGATTTAAACCCGTAGTCTTGACTTAATAGACGTGCTTCTTCAACTTGATGTGCATTATGTCTAAATGTAATCCACTGCCATTCTGCATATCCACCTGCTTGTATAAATGCCTCTGCATTTGACATTGCTTTTTTAAAATTGACACCAATTCGATATATGTGATTAGTATCTTCTAAACCATCTATTGCAAATCGAACTTTGAGTAATTTATTTTTGTATCTGTTGGCCAATGTTGCCCACCAATCAGTTGTCCTAACACTGCCATTAGTACTAAAATCCATTAAAGTATTGGGCCATTTATCAAATGAATAATCCAATATTTCGAATATATGTTTACTGATAATGGGTTCACCGTAATTACCATTAAAGAATATGCGTTTTAATTTTGGTAATTCTGCGTTGTCAAATATGCTAGTCCAGTTATTAAATGACATATCAACAATAGGAAAGTCGGTTCTTGTCTTATAGCCGTAATCGTTACGAGCACACATAGGACATGCTGCTTGACATTTAGTTGTTAATTCAATGTTAATTTGTTCTAATGTCTGAGATGTAATCATATGTTAATGGCGGAAGAGGTAGGATTCGAACCCACGATACCCTTGCAGGTATGCCAGTTTTCAAGACTGGAGCCATCAACCACTCGGCCACTCTTCCTTTTGGTGCGTCTGGAGGGACTTGAACCCCCACCCTTTTGAGACTAGTTCCTAAGACTAGCGTGTCTACCGTTTCACCACAGACGCATTATGTGTAGTATATATAAATTATTTTATTTGTCAATCAAACAAGTGGCAGTTCGATTTCGTTGCCATCAGGATCATATGCTTTCCACTCGACATTGTAATAGGATAGAGTTTTATGAGTTGGATTTGGTTGGAAATCCTGCATATCCAAATAATAACCTTCTAACTTTTCTAGTGTATCAAAATAAAAAGATTTGATCAAAGTATTATCATCAATCCAAGTGCGATCCCAAGTAAATTCATCTCTCTTAGTTCTAACATATCTTGCTGGATCAGTAATTTTTGCTATTAATGCAGGATTATCAATAGGCGTAATAAGTGCATCCCTTGCATCTGCTGCGAATGTTGCTACAGGATTAGGTCCAACCATTGGCATCATTACCCATTCCTGATCTTCAGTTTTAGTTAGTTTATGATCAATTCTATAAGACATTGTATTATCCTTTTACTAATATTTATCTTTTTCAATATAAGGTATGAGCAAATTTAGAAAATCTTCTTTTGATCCTATATTAAAGTTTGTTTTGGGCTTATATTTCCTACTATTGTATAGTTTATGTATTAGTCCAAGAACTAATGGCGGAAACGCATACGACACTTTGGGCCTAAAGTCAATTTCATAAGTTTGCCACTTCCACTCGTCTATAGGAATTTGTTCGATACTTTCAATCATTGCATACGCAATTTCAACAGTATAGTTAAAAAATGGAATATTGTAATCTTCTCCTACAAATACTTCATTATAGAAGTCCCAATCATTTACACCTGGCCATATGTTGTTGTTATCATTATCGATCATATGTTCACCTATAATAACAACGCCATCATGTTCTTTAGCATAACGACAAGCGATAATGCCAGATACTGCTTGTACGCCTACACTGCTAATTTCGTCAATTATATTATTTTTATATATTTTTAAATATTCTGAATCTGTTATATCAATGATTACTGGTGTAATATTGAATTTCCTACAAGTATGTAAAGCATATGCCATTTCAATTGAATTGAAATTTGTTTTGATGATTATAGGAGTAAACTTAATATCATTTCGATGAAAACAATGACAGACATAGTCACTATCAGAACCACCGCTAAAACTTACAAAGATATTTGTATATTTTTCTGCAATTTTCATAGCAGTATAATCTGCTGCTTGATGAAAAGACATTGGAGTAAAGTTATAAGGGGTAAATTTAATTTCTAAATCTACCATTGGATTATTGAATCTATCATGTAAATTATGAGTGATCCAATTATTTAGAACTGTCATTTAATGGTCTTTCTGTCTTAAAAATCATATCCCATAGTGGGATGAATATGCCATAATTGTATTTGGCATTCTTATGATGTATCATATGCCAGCGTCCGCTTGTAAATGGATACCAATTAAACTTTTCGTTATGTTCAATTCGCTCTTGTATAAATGCAGCCCACAGATAGTAAGCAATAAACAGCCACCACCCTAAAAATATACTCATTATAATTGTGGGTATTACTTCAGTTATCCAAAGATCAACAGTGCTTAACCATGTGTCATTGTACAAGAACAAATTCGACCAATGCCAAGTAACTTCATTCTTAACAACATACTTGTGATGATCTGCATGAATCTTATTCAAAATTGGAACAACATGCACTAATCTATGCATCCAATAAATCACAAATGTCCAACTGAATAATACAAGTATATAATACATGCAACTATTTAATATAAGTGCCGATGACGTTCATAATATAACGTAATTATATCATGGTTCTTACCCCACCCCGTCTTACCTGCTGCCCGGCGACAGCGCCCTCATACGGCGACGCACAGGCTCGGTCATTAAGCTCCTGTACGCAAGAGGCACAACATGAATTGGGACAGGTGACCATATCCCATCTGATTCCAACACAGAGGTTGTGGCACATACCTAAAATTTGGAGCGGACGATGGGATTCGAACCCACGACCTTCTGCTTGGCAAGCAGAAGCTCTACCCCTGAGCTACATCCGCGCTAAATTACTTATTCTCCCACCAATCTAAATTAGAAATTATTGGTTGACCAAACTTCATTCCATTTGTATATGATTGATGTGTATCAACAATTCTATCAGGATACAAGTTAATAAACTTAATATCCTTAATGAACACCGACACAAAATCTTTCCATATATCTCCATCTGGCTCTGCGGTAAATGACTCCAACATTTCACAATGTGGGAAACCGCTCATTTTACCCCAATTGGCCAACGCAGTTCCAGAGTCTGGATAAAATCTCCAACAATCAACAGGATATCTGTGAAATGCCCCGTTAGAGGGTGCTTGCATATAAAACAGTCCAGTAGGTTTTAAAATTCTCATTATCTCAAGAAAATTTAACCAAAACAATGGAGCGTGTTCGAAGCAACTACTACTGACTACAATATCAACTGAATTATCTTCAATTGGCAATTTAATGTTATCGGTTAAAACAACATCAACTCCGGGACCTTCAACAAAATCATACCCAACATAATGTGATGTTGCTGGCTTTACACTACGCATAGATCCTTGTACATCTTGACTGCCAATTTCAACTATCTCTAGATTTTCTCTAAATGCATATGTTTTAAAAAACATCCCTGCATGATTAAGAGCACTTTGATGCATAAGAACCTTTCAAATAATGGCTCCCCCGGTTGGACTCGAACCAACGACCAAGTGATTAACAGTCACCTACTCTACCGACTGAGCTACAAGGGAACAAACTCTATATTGCTATTATATATCTATTAGAAATTAAGTCAACGATTTTTTGACAAATAAATATTTTTGATGTTTAATAAATTAGAATTTTCAAATGCAGGATACTTTTTAAATCCTGAAAACCCAGTTAACTATGAGCTGATGTTTAATACAACAACAAAGTGGTCAGGGTCTGATAATGTTGTAAACTTCAAAAGAAATCAACCAAACCCATATGGACGTGATGATATAACTTATCAATATAATGAACGTGGGTTTAGGTCCGACAGTTTTGATAGCACTGCTGATAAAAGAATAGTTTTTATAGGATGCAGTATGACTGAGGGCACTGGTCTTGCAAAAGAAGATACATGGTCTTACATATTATTAGATCTTATTAAGAAAGAAACAGGATTAAACATTCCATACTGGAATCTTGGATTAGGTGGTTGCGGACTGGATGCAATCACAAGACTTTTCTATCATTACTCAGATATACTTAAACCTAATTTAGTCTTTGGTCTGTGGCCATGTTATAGACGAGAATTTAAAGTTGATGGCATAGGATGGGATATGGTCTTACCAAGTAACAATTCTAAGATATTTGAAGAAAATCCTATATTAACAAAAAAAGAAACTATTTGGTATGAGACAGAAAAAAATCTTGCAATAATCGATTTAATGATTGGTAAGAATAATTCTACATTGATATGGGATTATTGGGACAGAGACGATGTGTTTACCGGAAAGATAGATACTAAATTAGAACATCTAAAGCACAAAGTTAATATCTTTAGAAGATTAAAAATTAGTCTTCCTCAACCAGTTGAAATGGCTAGAGATGGTCTTCATCCTGGCAAAGAGTTCAATAAGCAGTTTGCATTAACATTATTCTATGAAAAGAAAGATGTAATATTAGAAGCACTGTTATGAAAATATAGGAGTAACGCTAAGTGCAACTCGTAACTTATCGTCTGCAATACCACTTACTCCATGTAGCATCTCAACTCGTAAACTATGCCAAGTCTTAAGTGGCAAACATTCACTTTGTAAAACTTTATGTTCTTTATCATATACTGAGGTTATAACATTATCTCCACCTAATTCTAAAAGATAATTGAATGCAATCTTTCTATCTCCTTTGAAAGCAGGCTTATCAGTATGTATTGGTATATTGGGATGTATTACTTGATAGTAAGCATAAAATTTCATTTTGAATATGCTTCGCAACCATTCTTCTAGTTCTGGATTAATTTTTTTATTCCAAAAATATTCAAAATCCTTTACTGCATTTGCTTCAGCAGGTTTCTTTAAAATTTCCTCAACTGGGATCAGCAGTTCTTCTGGCACTTGTGGATAATCTAGATATTTGATATACATAAAAATATTTATAGACAGTTGGAAGCGGGGGTTGGATTTGAACCAACGGCCTTTTGGTTATGAGCCAAACGAGCTACCAGACTGCTCCACCCCGCAATGAAACTTACATATACACTTGTATTCGTTTTCTTTTACCGTTGCCTCTGTTTCTATTTTTATAATTTGAACTTTGGCTATGGCAATTAGGACAAATTGCTCTTAAATTATCTCTTGAATTATTATAAGCATCGCCATCTATATGATCTAATTCCAATACTATTGGCATATTCATATGCTCTGTGATACCGCAACTATTACACTTATATTGTTGATCTTCAACAATATATCTTTTAATCCAAACTTTTGTGCCATACTTGTTGCCACCTGTTGAATTTCCTGCTAACCAACCTTCTATATTTTTTTTATATTCATATTCTTTTTGACAAGGAATACAGCAATATTTGTTTGCTTTTTGATTAGTTGCTTGTGATTCTTTCTGGCAATTTAAACAATTATAAGTTTTCATAGGTAGAACTCCTTCTACTTTTATTTAGTTCTATCTATGTAAATGGTGCCGCTGGAGAGAATCGAACTCCCAATCTTCACATTACTAATGTGCTGCCTTACCATTCGGCTACAGCGGCGTTATATATGGTGCTGCTTGTCGGATTCGAACTGACGACCTATCGCTTACAAGGCGATTGCTCTACCGGCTGAGCTAAAGCAGCATAAGTTTGGTAGTCCGGATCTGGATCGAACAGATGACCTTCGCTGTGTAAAAGCGTTGCGCTACCGCTGCGCCACCGGACCAATAACTTATTATCAATACTATATAGTCTTTTAGACATATGTCTACTTATTTTTATTCATTTGAGATACAAATGCAATACTAATTCTATCTTCATCTAATTGATTCATATCAACTGTATGCTGCAACCAACTGGGAAATAAAATTAACTGTTTTTCTTTTGGTGCAACACTGTGAATTATTGAATTTTTCTCACTGGGTTTATCTACGAATGATCTTGGATTAGTATGTGCGTAAGCAACTAATGGTGTATAAAAATTAATATTTGCAACTTCTTCTGGTACTTTCACATAAAATGCACCTGCTAAACTAGTTGCAGGATGTGTATGTGATGTGTTGTAACTATATTGTCCATTCATATTGATCCACATTGCAACTATGGATTGACTACCTTTAAATCCCAAGTGATAATGATACAGATCTATTCTTTTTTGAATTGCATCAACTAAAAATTTAAATTCAGGACGGCTATTAACAGTTGAATCGCTTCTCCATGAGTTATTGGTAACACCTTTGCTACTGAACCCTGGACCTTTTAAACCTTTTGAATCTTCTTTTCTAACTTCGTAACAACAATTCAATAACGCAGCGTTATCTATATCTAATACTTCATCGTATATTATTGTTGGAAATAGAGTTTGAAATGCCATGTGAATATTTAACGCAAGTTATTTCAGTTGATTAATAATTATATCTGCTAATTTTAGATGGCATTCATTATCAGGATGTCCCCAATCTGGAAAATGTTTATGCATAGCACAATACTTTAGCCATGCTTCGCTTATATTGAATTCTTCTTCTACTCTTTTTTGATTTAATATATCTAAATGCATATCAACAAATCTATGAAACTGACCTGCATTATAAGGATGTTCGGGCGAGTTATCAAATATGTATTCTCTTGACCAATTGACAATTTTATGTTTTACAAAATTAAATTCATTGATGCAAGGATGTAATGGAGTCATTCCTCCGATGACAAAAAATGGAACGTCATATTGTTGATATATTTCTTCATAATGTTGATATGTTTCTCTAAACCAATATTCTAATAAATTATCATAACCATGATATTCT